TCGGCTACATGGGACCAGGCCGCGTACTCGTCTCGGTGGAACTGCGATGAGAGCCAAGCAAACGCCTGATTGGATTGTGGCTCGCGATAAAGGTGCGACCGCTCTCTGCGAGCGATGCCGTGCCACGTTCACGCTGAAACTGCCGTGTCCGCTGTCCGTCTGGTGCACGGCCATGCAAGAGTTTTGCAAGATTCATTCCAGATGTAAGGCAGCGTCGAGCCAAAATCGACGCAAGGGAGAAACAAAATGACCACGGTCAAGAGCACGGTTCTCTTCTTTTCAGATTTAGCAACCGGAGGAACTTCGGACAAGACCTACCAAATACAACTGACCAAAAACGGATCCGGTTACAACGTGCAATTCCAATACGGGCGCCGCGGTGGCACGCTCCAACCAGGCGTCAAAGCCGAAAATGTATCGTTCGAAGAGGCAGAGCGTGAGTATCAACGCCTGGTCCGCGAGAAAACAAACAAGGGCTATGTCGGTGCCGAAGCGGAAACGACCGCCCAAGCACCGGCCATTCTTGCCAAGGATGCGAGCCACAGTCGTTATCCGGCAGAACTACTCGATGAAATTGACGAAGAAGAAGCGGAAGTCTTCATTAAGGATTCCCGCTACGGGATGCAGAAGAAATATGATGGTGAGCGCCGGCCTGCCGAGAAGCTGGCCGATGGGTCCGTCATTTCCTACAACAAGGAAGGAAAGGCCAAGCCATTACCAGCCGAAGTTGCTGCGGAATTCGCCAAGCTATCGGACGGACCGTTGTACATCGATGGTGAACTGGTCGGAGCAACGTATATCTGTTTCGACCTGCTCGAACTGAATGGCGCTGTTTTTACGAAGTACGCCTACAAACTCCGTCTGAAATCTCTCCGGGCTCTAACCGCCAACACGACCATGACCGTTGCCGAGACTTGGCTGACGACCAAAGAAAAGCAGGGCCAGCTCGCCTTACTCAAAAAGAAGCGGGCAGAAGGCGCTTGTTTCAAGCTGATGGATGCTCCGTATGCGGCAGGCAGAAACGGCCAGCACAAAAAATTCAAATTCCTGAAATCCGCAACGTGCAAAGTCGTCGGCATGGGCCATAAGGGCCACAACAGCGCAACGCTTGCATTGCTCAAAGACGGAGACTGGCGAGAAGTTGGCCGGGTCAGCATGAACGGAAAAGATTCGCGTATCAAGATTGGATCGCTGGTCGAAATCAAATTCCTGTATGTGGGTGCTGGCGGACGACTGTATCAGCCGCGTGTCAAGGAACTGCGTACCGATATACGAGAGTCGGAATGCACTTTTGACCAACTTAAGAAGGCGTACAAAGAAGGCATCACAGCCGCCTGAGTTTGCCAGTGGTAGAGCAGTCGCGGGGCCGTTCTGCCCGACGGCAATGCAATACGGCAGCGGCGAGCCGGAATCGCCGCGCTTCTTTGGAGACAGCATGTTAGCAAACATCGACAGCGCGGTAACGACACTGCTAATCCTGGGATCGATCGCGGCCATTGTCGGCTGTGCCACCCTGCTTGCCTGTCCCAAGGACAGGAGAAGGAAACCTCGATGACCTTCGACAATGCTATAGACGAGTTACCGCTTTGCCTTGCTGGCGATTACGACCCGCATCAGCACAAAACGCCAGAGGACCTGCGATTTTTGGCGCAGACCGTCTATGACCTATGGAAACAAAACGAACGCCAGCTTTCCGAGAGCGATGTCATTAGCCTTCGGAATTTCCTCTGTCTATTTGAGAGAGTGGCATGACCCTAGAGCTACCTCCAAACGGCCAGCTTGGAGAAGCATGTATCTCCGAGACTACGGTAACTTATAGCGACGTACTGGAATCTCTGATGGACTCTGCCAGCACCGGCTTCCCTTTCCACGTCCAAGAAGGAAAGTACAAACGCCTGCATGTGCGCGGCGTCCTACAAATGAGCAACACGCGCATGGAACGCGTGACCAACTTACAATTTGTGCTTGAGGCTCGCGGAAAAGTGTTGGTCGCCGGGCTCGGGATGGGCTACGTGCTTACGCAGATTTTGCCGAAGCCGGAAGTCAAGCATGTCACCGTCATAGAAAAGTCCGCGGACGTTGTGAAATTGGTCGCCCCACATTTCGCTTGTGACAAATTGCGAGTGCTCATTGACGACATTCACCGTTGGCGGCCAAGCGAGAAATTTCACGTAATCTATTTCGATATTTGGCCAAACGTGAGCCTGAAAAATCTTCCGGAGATGGCCAAACTGCATCGCAGGTTCCGACAGTTTCTATTACCCGGCGGATACCTGAATTCGTGGAGCCGCGAAGGACTTCTCAAAATGAAGAAACGAGGGCTCGAATGAAACTGACGATTCAGCGGTCGAAGTGGTTGCACGGCGAAGGCAGCGACCAAAGTTTCCTCTTGCGCGAGTCGGATGGAAAGATGTGCTGTATGGGATTTTATCTCCGCGCGGTGGGCCTTACCGACGACCAAATCAGAGACAAGACGACCCCCGAAGATGTAGCCATGGCCATCATCAATTCTCCTGCTTCCTGGCTATTGACTCCCAGATGGAATGGCGGGAGCGCGCTAGAAAACAGCATTGATTGCTCATTCTTGATAAACAAAAACGACATTATAAACCTCAAGGTAGACCGAGAGGAGGCTATCGCCAAGTTGTTTGCCAAGCATGAAGTGGAAGTGGAATTCGTAGAGTAAAGGCAGCGAAGCGCCTAAGTTTCGCAAGGGAGAAATAGATGAGCACTGCAAGTCTGAAAAGTGTTGAAAGTAATACCATGGTCAAACTGGATCGGGTGCGGCAATCCCCATTCAATCCACGTAAGACCTTCGACAAGGAAGCGATGAAGGACCTAATCGCTAGTATCGAGGAAAAGGGCATTCTCGTTCCACTATTAGTGCGCCCAACCTACGACAATGATGTATTGGGCTACGAAGTCGTTGCCGGGGAGCGACGTTATCGCGCCGCACTGGCATTGGAACTTACCGACGTACCTGTGGTCATCCGGGAAATGACCGATGAAGAAGCGCGAGAAGTCCAAATCATCGAAAATCTCCAGCGCCAGGACCTGCATCCGCTCGAGGAAGCCGATGGCTATCACACTCTACAACCGTTGACCGCCGAGCAAATTGCAAAGAAAGTGGGCAAATCAATCATCTATGTCACGCGTCGCCTGCAACTCCGGAACCTGATTGAGCCGATTCGGAAGCTGTTCTTCGAGAACAAAATCGGGTGGGCTCATGCTTTCTTGGCTGCGCGATTGGGCCCGGAACAGCAGAAAGAAAGCCTGCCCTGGCTGAAACGTGGCGACAGTCCGGAAGGATTCAAGAGCGAAATCGAGCGCCATTTCTTTCTGACTCTCAAGAATGCGCCGTTCGATACCGCCGACGCGAAGCTGGTTCCGAAGGCCGGCGCGTGCGTGGATTGTCCGAAGCGCACCGGATTCAACAAGATGTTGTTTGCGGAAATCAAGGACGCGGACATCTGTACGGATCCTCCATGCTTCGAGAACAAGACCAGGGCCTTCATCAAGATTCAAGTCGGCACGCACAGGGATGCCGTCCTGTTGAGCATTGCAGACCAGTTCGGCAGCAATCGGTTTCCGGCCAAGCATCTGACAACTTGGGTGCCAGCCGGCGCTGAGAATTGCCCCGACACAAAGGAAGGTGTCATTGTCGAGCATTGCGCCTATCACGATTCGCCGCACAAGGTGGGTTCTCTGCTCAAGGTCTGCACGAATCCCAAGTGCAAGACGCATTACCCGAAGGAACCGCGTCCGGATTACAACTCGTCTACCGGCGGCAGCCGCAAAGCGGAGAAGGCCAGGAAGATTGAGCTCCGGCGCCGCGGTCTTGTGTTCAAGGAACTGGCCTCCGACCCGTTCACCATCGACAACAAAAAAGATTACCGCGACGTGCTCGATTGGGCCATCAAACAATTGAATAACGATGAAGCGAGGGCTATCTGCAATGCCATGCAGTGGGAAATCGCGGCCGCCAAGTACGGTGGCAAAGACTATACCGGAACCATCCAAAAGAAGCTGGCCAAGCTAGAACCTGCCGGCATTCATCAATGGCTCTATCTGGTCATGCTGGCCGGCACTGACCTGTGGTTCTACAACAATATCAATACCACGCCCAAGGCATTGCTACTCGAGGCCAAAGCAAGGATCGCCGGCGTTCCGCTGGCCGATATCGCCAAGCTGGCCAAGGAAACCAAAGCCGACGCCAAGAAGCGCGAGAAACAGGCCGCTGCCAAGAGCAAAAAATGATTGCCGTTCCAGTCGGTAAGGCCAAGCTGCGCATCCACATCGAAGGTTGCCGCGACTGTGGAACGCTGTGGGCGCCAGCTTGGCACATCGTTGAAACCGTGGCAGTCACGACCTGGCGATTCAACCAACTGAGTCGGTCGACAAAGGTAGATGTGCCTGTTTGTCGCGATTGTTTCAAAAAACTCAAAAGGAGACGATGATGAAAGCGGTTTCGATTGTCGGTCACGCCTTTGATTGCCTGCCCGGTCATGTGCAGATTACCGCTCGCGGCGTGGGCTCGGACCTCCGCGTTGCAATTTGTGATGCGGTTCGCGAAATGTTTCAAGATGAACGCCTCCACCGTAAACGCATCAAGGAATTCAAGTTGGCGGTGGTTGCCGACAAATGAACCAGATGCAAACACTGGCCGATGCCTGGGAGGAATTGTCCAAAGGCCCATTCGTTTGCTGGCAAGCTGCCGAAGTGACTCGGCAAATTGTCGGTGGCGTGCGGATGGGCTACTACGCCGAAGATAATCCAACCGCCGCGCTGGGCCGCGCCGAGGGTGGTCACGACTTCCTCATTGTCGATGACGAGTGGATCCTCGACTTTTGGGCCGCGGCCTATTACGGCGAAAGTCCTATTCATAGTCTGAAAACAGACGCCGCAGAAATCGCACGACTCTACGGCGACCGGAGCAAGTGGGAACGGTCGGAGGGAGAAACAGATGATGGTTACGCAACTTAGACCCACAGGAAACTATCTCAATCAGTGGATGGTCAGCAGCCATACCGACCCGGACAAAGAGTATAAGGTCAGCCAGACAGAAGATGGCGATTGGAAATGCTCCTGTCCGCGTTGGATCTTTGGCAAGGCCCCCAAGCAGGACTGTAAACATATTATTGCCATCAAGGTGGAAGAGCCTGTCGACACCAAGAGGACGTCGCGCAGAGCGGCCGAGGCATTTGCTCGCACGCGAATCGAATGGACGGACGCCCGCCTGTCGATGGGTAAGTCGAAAAAGAGTCCGGTTCCACCGACGCCATCGATTCCATCGGAACCTGTGTTCTTGTTGCAGACCCGCCGCAGCATCCAGCTGGTGGATTAAATGTCGCCATCAGACCCCACCATCTGGGCGCTAAAGGTCACCGGTATCATAGCTTGTGTCGCGTGTTTGCTAGTTTTCGTTATTGGAACAGTTCATTACCGCTGGAAAAGGCGATATGAACGAGCAATGCGGACATTCCATGCTCCGGAGCCTGAAAAGGAACCGTCGGGCACTTATACCGTATATTTTACTTGCCCGAATTGCGCCGAACGAACCCGCGTAGATATTCCGAGAGGCACACGCAAGGACGAAATGGAACCTTTCCCGTGTCGCAACTGCGGATGCCTATATCAGTTCACTAAAAATAATGATGAAGTTGGAGGCTTTGTGCTGGCTCCATCTCCGCGCAAGATTAGAGTAATTGACTAGCATTGCCGTTGTGTTATCTTAGACCATAAGTTTCGACAATCAAGTACAGGAGATTAGATACAGTAATGCAGAAAAATTGCTTTGCCTGATGGTGCTCGATGACGGCGTTGTGCAGGACGTCATCGTTCCCGGAGCAAAGCCGGCGTTTTGGCGCGCCTTCATCGTACAGAACCGCGAGACAGGGATCGTCTCCTGCAAATATCGATTCAAACAGATTGACGCTACGAATTGGTACGAAATCACACCGAAAGAACAAAATGCCAACACAGTAAAAGTATTGCGCGAAAAAGTGGAAACTGTATTCCGCCTAGCCTCCGGTGCGTTCGGTGCCGACCCGAATAAAGCTATTCAATGTTTTTATCCACCCGATGACGGCGGCGACGGAGCTAAGACCATCATCTGGCTCGAAATGCAGGATCTTGCCGAAATCACGAAGGTCGTTAAATCCGATGAAACGTAACCCATGGCAACCGCCATCCGACTTGGACCCGGAGTGCCTTGCGCTCTGTGTGGCATTGAACAAGATGCCGGGCATCCAAACAACCGATTCTTGTTGCGGTCACGGTAAAAATCCATACTGGATTTTCTTTCAACCGACAAATTTGGCCTCGTTGCCGAGACTTCTTTATTGGTTCGATTCCTGTCACTGCGGCTGTAGAAATTGGCGTGTTATCGCCTATACCGATTGTTCCGCCGACAGAGCGCGATTCATGGTTGAGGGGCCGGTCGGGGCCTATGACGATGCCAAACACATTGCTGAGTTAATCGAAAAGGATTTGAAAGGAGCGTGAGACATGGAAATAGCCAAAGACCGTATCTTGGCGTTGGCGAACAACGTCAATTTCAAGTTCGGTAGAGATGTCGTCATCGCCGACGGCATACGGATCGGAGACTTGTTCGATTCCTACCGAGCGACCGTTTCAACCAAACCGGTCCGCATTATCATGGACGGCGGACTGATTGAAGAAGTCCAAAACGTTCCAGTCGGTCTCACCATCGAAGTCTACGACTACGACCTTTCGGATTCCGACCATCCGAACGTCATAAAAGACGAAGAAGGCACACTGGTGTTCCACAACATCTATACGAGCGAGGGCCAGGTCAAGTGACGACAAAAGCCTTGCCGTTTCCTGAACCGCTCTACGAGAGATATAGACCAAAACGGATTGCGGATTTTATCGGCCTAGTAAAAGTAAAACGGATCATAGAACCTTTCGTCAAAGCGCCGTTTGAGTCCAACTGGCTGTTCCTGGGAGGCTCAGGCCTCGGCAAGACGACACTGGTGCAGGCTATTGCCGATGAAATCAATGCGGAGCTCCACGAGATTCCTTCCGCCGAGTGTGACCTTGAGCGCGTGCTTCACGTTACTGGTTTATGCACATATGGCGCATTCAACTTTGCCAAGGGCACGACGTCTGTCTGGCACGTCGTGGGAATTCACGAAGCTAATTGGATCACGCAAGCGGCTCAGAAATCTTTGGTTTCCAAGATGGATTCCACTAACCCGCCGCCAAAGACTATTTTCATTCTGACGGCCAACACCAAAGAAACCATCGAGCCTAAACTGCTAACGCGTCTGACCGAGATTTCCTTCACCGAAGAATCGGTGGAGGATGAGCTTCCGGATTACCTAGCCAAGATTTACAAGAAAGAAGGTGGCCGGCATCCACTCGACTTCGCGGCAATTTCGAAACTTTGCAAGTACAACGTCCGGGACGCGCTGCTTAAATTGCAGGTTGAGCTCCTGATTGGCACCAATCGCAAAGGCCTGCCGACCGAGGATCTGAAAATCCTGCCAACCCATCAGCACGAATGCGAGAAGTGCAGGAAGCCGTGGAAATGCAGTCAACTGAAATGCAAGTTGCCGCATGTGAGCGTCTGTCCAGAGTGCGGCGGCTCGAGGACCGTTGGCCAGGAACGGGCCAAGAAAGCCTGGAAAACGATTCGCGACAATATTGCCGAAGAACTGAAACAGAAACCAAAGAAGAAAGGAAAGGCCGCATGACACATACGCCTGGACCATTTGAAATTATGGAGCTTGCCACTCCGCTAAAGGACTGGACGGGCGGGCGATTCATCATCGAGGCCCCTAGCGCACCGGGAGGCTTAGCCGTGACAATCGGTGGATTGGGCGAAGAAGAACGCGCCAATGCCAATTTGTTCAAGGCCGCGCCTAAACTGCTGCTCGCTTGCGAGCTTATGTTTCAGGTCATCGACCGTGAAAGATGGTACACCCCACGCCAGCGAGAAGAGATTAAAGCCGCCATCAATGAAGCGAGGGCCGCATGAACATCAAATACGCCGATTTTTTTCATCTGGCGCCACAATTCGCGGACCGGTTCGAGCATCTTGCACCCGGCGAAGATGGCGTAATCGACCGCGATGACAAGCGAGTCCTAGCCAAGTTTCGTCGGCTACTGGAGAAATTGCGACAGGATTTGCTTGCAGCGCCAAGTCGGACCAGTACGCCATTGGATGCCCAAGCTATCGCCTTCGAGGTTCTCGGACACATCGACACGATGTATCCGGCGATGTGGAACGGAGTGCCCAAAACCGCGCGAGTCAGTTTGCGCAACACGATTGTCAGGGCAATCGCACGGCAGGAGAAATCATGAACCGGACATGGCGCATCGAGCGCACTAGTTCACGGCCGGAGGAACTGTACAGCGTCGTGAACGAGAAGGGCGAGCACTCTAAGGTTCTATTGGTCTATGTGCCGGCGACGAAGAAAAATGCACAGTTACTCGCTGCGGCACCGAAGATGCTGGCGGCCCTCAAAGCGTTGACTGGCTACTATTTGCCGAATGGTCCAGATGGATTTGTGGCTTGTGTTACGCCGAAAAGCGCAAGCAATCTTACGAAACGCCAACGCAGACAGAATACGTGCTGGAGCAAGTGGGATGCTGCGCTGGAAGCAATTGCCGAGGCAGAACGATGACTCAAGTCTTTATCCGCCAAAATCTGTTCCAGCGTTGGATCGTCGTGACAGCCGAGAATATCGACGGCGAACTCGCTTGGAGCGGCTCGCAATGGGTGTCGTTCGACGGCGATGTCCAAATCTCGAATCTTGACACTTGGGAAGAGGCCGCAGCGTATGCAGAGAGTTTTGGATTCACTGTAATTGGGAGGCTCGAATGAAAATAGACCTTGGAAAGCTGACGCAAGAAGAATCTGCGGAACTGTTGAAGCGACTCATCACTGATGCTTTGACGGAGGAACAAGTGTTCTCTGCGTTGAACGAAGTACTTACTACGGAACAGAAGGAGGAATTGGGAGAAAGTTGGTTCAACTTAGGCAGGGAACGCTAAGGAAAAGGTGATGGAATACAAAACGATTCGCAAATTTGAAGCCTATCCGAGTCTGGGTATAGAAATTCGCGTTGCCCTGAATCGACCGATAACCGAAGAGGATGAACGCGCGGCCATGAAGGCGTGTAACGAACTGCAGGAAGCGTTAGAGCTTGAAACCGCACGCCTGGATCCGGACGCCGCACTGCATCGGGAACTGGAACGCCAGAATCTGCTCGGGCTATTTGCTAGCCATGTGATTTGGGCCGAAGAAATTCCGAACGGCTATTGCTCCAGGCCATGTTGCTCACAAAAGCCGTGGTACATCGTGACGACGACGAAGGGTCGAATCACCTTGGGATGGCGGAAACGCGTCATTGAAATCACTTGGACGCCATCGGTCGGCGGCATGGCCAGCATCCTATTCCCGGGCGAGGACGTCACCAAACTCGAAAGGTCGATTCACGCCTGGGGCTACGACAAGGCGAAAGAATACATCCAGAGGTTGCTCGCATGAATAGTAAGACAAACGACGGCAAGAGTGACTACTGCGAGTGTGGACGACTCCGCACTGCTTGCGTTGGTGGGTTTACTAAAAACCGTAACACTTTGCACGGCGACCGGGGCGAATTCCGCAATAAGCCTTTAGTGCCGGTGTTCGTTGTAGACCGCGAAGCCTACGACTTGAACCTGGAAGAAGGCAGTGCGCAACGGAGAATGAAATGAAGTTTGAGGACACAGTGCGCCGCTATGCCAAAGTGGCGCGGCAGGAAATTCTTCGTGACTTTAGAAGCGATTCTTGTATCGCTTCAACGCGCATCACCATCCGTGTCATGCGCGAGTTTGGGATCGCCGCGGAGCCGGTTAGTGTCAACTACATCGTCGGCAATCCCGAATGGGCGCGGCGGATAATCGACCAGCAAGAACCTTGGCCCGCCCGCGAAAGCCTTTTCAAGTGGTGCGAAACGACAGGCGCCTGGAGCGTTGGAGTGGGCAACGGAGAAGAACGCGAGGGCGGCTGGCCGGGACATCTGATAGCCTATTTACCGAAGCACCGTTTTTTAATCGACGCCAGTATCGACCAAGCCAATCGTCCAGCAAAAGGGATCGTTTTGCCGCCGGTACTGCTATCGCCGGATGTGCCGCCGCGATTTCTGACCGGAGAGATGTCTCTTGAAGCGCGCATTCAGGGAATGTACCTGCAATATGTTTGCGTCCCCAACGAGACATTCCGTAAGTCCAAGGACTGGACAGAATTTTCCAGAATCAAGCCGGTCGTCAAACGGATCGTAAAAGAGATGGAAAGTTAACATGGCGACTTGGGCTCTGTTCATTCACGTCCCGATGTTCGGGTCCGTCAACGTGGACTCCAAGCCAATTGTCTGCGCGCGGTGCGGACAGAATAAATGGCTTTGGGATAAAGGTCCGGCCGTAAATTCAGATGGCAACGAAGAAATCGCCTGTGCCGATTGCGGTCAAACGAACCTGATATTTTGGCCGGTACTTGAGCCTGACCACATTTCGACTTGGCTCAACTCCGAGTACTGTCCGCATAGTCTCTGCCGCATCAAGTACGCTGCGTTGTGTAGGGAAATGGAATGGAAAGGACACTAATGCGCTGCCCGCACTGTAAAACGCCAATGGGTTTGATTACCGAAATCCAGGGTGGCGCCCACGCTGACCTGCAACCTGGGGCGGCAGGCTTTTGTCCGATGTGCGACTGGAATCTGACTTGGGACGGCGAGAAATGGGTTGCTGGAGATAGAAACAAGAATTGGTGGGAGCGCACGCAATGAATCGGAAAAGCCTATTGCGAACAGCTTTACTGTGCCTCGCCGTAGCCGGCCTGTTGCTCTGGATGGCGGTCAGCCGATGAGAGAACGCATCATCCCGCGTAAAGAGCATCCCGACCGGGAATTGACCTGTCCTAAATGCCACGCGCTTCCGGGGCAGCCTTGCCGTTCTGTAGGTGGCATCGGCCTGAGAATTTACGGACGTTCCATGCCACAGTACAAAGTCCACAAATGCAGATTAAGAGTTGCACCTTGAAACTTATACTCAAAGATTCTATACTGGCAACCGGCGCGAAGCCGACCCCAAATGGGCGGCCAAGAAACAAAGCAGAGGAAACTAAACAGAATGGCGAAGCAAAAATTAAAGCTCCAGGGCGCGGCATTGGCTTTCTTCCAGCGAGTAGGCAGTAAGGGCGGCCGGATGCGCGCTCAAAACAACTCCAGGAAACAGCTCAAACGATGGGCGCGTCTTGGAGGGCGACCAGGGAGGTCATTGAAAGAAAGAGTCGCTGCCTTACGCAAGAAATTTGAACGGTCGCACGGATCCCGCCAGCGAAAGTTCGAGTCCTTGCAAGAGAAATTCTTCGTCATGCAGTCCGCTTTGCTGAGAGATTTTGAGGCGCAAATTGCCGCTTTCCAAAAAAAATTCGCAGAACGACAGCTAATGTTTGCGGAGTCTCATGGAGAGCGCCAGAAGAAATTCGAGATGACACATATCCAGAGCGCCTCGGACCAACCTGCTTTCGAGAAGGCGCAAGCCAGCCGCCAGGAGGCTTTTGAGTTATTGCACATGGCGCGCCAGAAAAAATTCGAAAAAGCGCAAGCCGGCCGGCAAAAAAGATTCGAGACGGCACACGCCTTCCGCCAGAAAAAATTCGAGACACGGGAACGGAACTTCAAGATAACCCAAGCGGAGTGGCAATCAGTGTTCGATGCACGGGTCGATGCTCTGCAAAAGACCATGCAGAAGAAACAAGCGGCTTAAGTGTAGTTCCCTGAGAAGGGAAACATGACGGTTCCAAGTCCGAAGCTGCGACTCAAGACGGACAATCATTCTCTGACAGATAAATGTAATCTGCGACGCTTGGTTATCGAGGAAGCGCACTTCGAGGAGTTGCGTGTACTGGATCTGTTTGCGGGGGAAGGGAATATCTGGCGAGAACTCCGCCGGCAATCCCGGGACCAGGAAGCGCCGCCACCATTGAACGTTGTGACGTATACGCCTGTGGACTCCGCCATGAAACAGTCCGGACAGATTCGTTTCAAAATCACGCCACGGCTGATTGCCAGCCTTAATGGCGACGCGGACGCGAACACTTTTACCGGGACGGATCTATCCCGTTACAACGTTGTGGACGTTGACACGTACGGCGACCCGTTCGGAATCTGGCGTGAATTGCTGTTTCGCATCAAGACGCCGACGGTGGTGTTTCTGACGCGAGGGAGAGTGACGTATGGCTCCGGCAAAATGCCGATTTCTAATCTGGCGAAACGAGTGATGGGCATCCCTGAGAGTTGGGATATTCCCGGCAAGATTGAAGTACTGGATTATTCCGACCGGTGCCAGCTTTTACAACCATGCCCGACAGCAAAGATTTCCTTCGGCAAGTGGATCAACGGCGCGCGGGTAGATTATTACGGCCTGTATGTTACGCCACAAGCCGCATAAACGTTTCAACCTTGCAAATCTAAGGCCCTAAGTTATATAATTTTGCGCTGAGCCTTGCGCGAAAGACAGGAGACGTATGAATCTTAAAGCAGTCGGTGACAGTGTGAGTAAAGCCCTTTTCAAGCAAGAGGACCCGGTAAAGCGGCCGGTTGCTGCGGCGCCGGTACGAACAGTACCAGCACCGGATGGGGCGTTCCCTCGTCCATCGCAGCCCGTAACTTCCAGTAAAAACGCAGCCTATTCCACACTGTTGGAAAAGACGAATTTTGACACCACCAATGCCGGCGCAGCCTTAATGAAATACTTAGAACCTCTAAAGGCTTTACCAATTGACGAGCACGCAAAATACAAGGCAGCGGCTGCGCAAGCCGCAGCGACAGCAGGCGTGACCGTAGTGGGGATTCTAGCCACCTTCGATGGACTTAAGCGCACTCTTCAAGAGGAGACGCGCCAGTTCGATGCCGAAGCCTCCAACACAGCCAATGAGCAAGTAGGCGATAAGCGTGCGCGGCGAAACGAAATCAGTACAGAAATCGCAGCCCTCCAGCGCGAGGATGAGCAGTTGCGCAAGGATATCGACGTCGCGCAAGCAAGGATCGACACCGCCAGAAAACAGTTTCAAGACGCAGTAGAACTACGGGGCCAAGAACTCGACGGACAGAAGGCGGCTTTAACTCGCCTTCTGCAAGGATAAAAACGATGAGCAATTCACCGATGATTCCAGCAAGTCTAAGTGATTCAGCGCAGTGGAAAACGTTCTGGTCCAAACCAGAAGGGAAGATGGGGATCGGTCTGCTTATACTTCTGGGCATCGGAGGAATCTGGGCCTGGGGAACCGTATCAGCATTTCTGGTAGCGATGCTGGCCGATACCGTACACATGGCCATGCTCGCCGGGCTGCTGTTTGCGATGGGATGGGTAGCGTTCAGCAAACGCTCTCACATGCTATTCCGACTTCTGAGTCGCTACTTGACCGGACTGATTATCAACGTGGATCCCATCGGAATTCTCGAGGACCATCTTCTGCAAATGAAAAAACGCCGGGAACGTCTTGGCGAGCAAATCACCAATGTCGCCGGACAGAAACGGTACCTCGAAAGCGTGATTGAACAAAACAAACAGGACGCCAGTAAGAATATGGCTTACGCCGCGCAGGCGCGAAAGATGGCGGACACCACCGACGCGCAAAAAAAACTACAGATGGAACTCCAGGTCCGCGCGAAAGCCAACAAGGCCGGCCGCCTGCAACAATCAAACGTTGGCTACCAACAGCTGCTCAACAAAATCACGGTCGTCTATGACCTGTTAGCGAAGTGGGCCATCAATATCGATTTTTTCATCGAAGATACCGAGGATACGGTCAAGCAGGCAAAGACTCAGTACAAGGTCACAAGCGCAGCATTCAGCGCCATCAAAACCGGTATGGCAATCATCCGCGGCAATGCGGATGAAAACGACCTATACGACCGCACCATGGAGCATCTGGCCGAGGACGCTGGTCAAAAACTTGGCGCGATTGACGATTTCCAGCGCGTCGCGCAGAACTTCATGGATACCATCGACATCCAGAATGGCGCCATTGATACAGCGGCGCTCGACCAACTCAACCAATATGAACAAAAATTGCTCACCGCTGGCGACCAGGGTACAGCATTCCTGATTCCCGCGGTGACACAACAAGCAGTTCCGGTTCCGGTCGCCACTAAGGGTTCAAAAACAGGAACCTACGGCGACCTTCTTAAGTAGTTAAATTCACAAAAAGGGAGAAACAAAAATGCCAGCATTGAAAACAGGGCCAAAGGTGTTACTCATTGCGCTCGCAGCAGGGTCTTTAGTTCTCGGACTCCGCACGGCCGCAGAACGTGGTTGGATCCCAACGCCGGGAATCATGAAAGCGTTGATTCCCACCAGGGTAGTGCTTCCAGACGTTAAAGACGCTCTGGTAGCCAACGTTGAACCTCTGCCGTTGCCATCGGACACCCCTGCCAAGGTGGACGCTACGCCCATTGTCGGTGAGTTTTGGGAGTGGAACGCGCAGGCCAACATGATTCTCGCTAACGGCGGACCTTTCACCACGAAGGGTTCGTTAATGGAAAAGCACGGCGTGAACCTGCGTCTTGTCCGGCAAGACGACACAAAACAAATGGCGACCGATTTGGTGACCTGCGCGACTGCCATAGCAGGCGGAGCACCGTATTGCAATGGCGCAACGTCAGCATCGGAGCAGCCCGCTGGCGCTAATTTCGTTGTCATTATGGGCGACCAATCCGGCGCATTTTTTGCCGGTGTCACTCCATTATTGAAAAAACTGAGCCCCGGGTACATCGCTAAAGTCATCGGTGCCACCGGATACAGTCGCGGCGAAGATGCGTTCATGGCTCCGCCTGAAGTAAAGAATAATCCGCAGGCAGCGCGCGGAATCCTTGTTTCCGGTTCGCTGCGCGAAGGCGATTGGAATATCGCGTTGAAGTGGGAAGGCGACAACAGTATTCCAAACAATCCCGATGTGCACACCTACGACCCTGATGCCGTCAACTGGCTCGCAGTTGACGATTATCTGAAAGCCACCGAAGCCTATAATTCCAACCAATGCGAGGATCGCAAAGTCGTCAAAGACGGGCATCCTACCGGAGAGACGAAGCGCGTCTGCGTCAATGCCATCGTGACCTGGACCCCGGGTGACGTGAATGAAGCGCACGGCCGCGGCGGCCTCGTCAAAGTGGTCAGCACCAAGCAATATCGCTCGCAAATGCCCGCAGTCATCATTGGCCCACTTGCGTTCTTCCAGAAGAACCGTGATGAAATCAATGGCATGCTTGCGGCGACGCTCGAGGCTGGCGACCAAATGAAAGCCTACGACAAGGCACTGCGCAAAGCGGCGGCTATCTCCGCGAAAGTCTACAACGACCAGGATGAAGCCTACTGGTACAAGTATTTCAAGGGCGTGACTGAAACCGATACGCAGGGCGTGAAGATTGAGCTCGGCGGATCGGCAGTCAACAATCTGGACGACGAGAAAATCCTTTTCGGGCTCAAGCCCGGAACTGCCGACAATTTCAGGGCGACCTACACAATATTCGGTGGCATCTGCACGCAGCAATATCCTTTACTGTTCAAGGACACTCCGATTCCAACCGCATCCGAGATTGAAGATAAATCCTTCGTTACCGGAGCCGAAGCCGTTATGAATGGTTCTGGTTCAGAAGCAGAAACGCCAAACTACACCGCCGAGGCTAGTGGCCCGACCGTCAGCAAGCGGTCCTGGCACATCAACTTCGATACCAATAAATCATCGTTTACACCCGATGGCGAAGCCACGATGCAGGAATTGCGAGATTCCCTGGTAATTACCGGTCTCTTCGTAAAAATCGATGGCCACACCGATGACCAAGGAAGTCACATCGTGAACGAAACGCTCTCGCGCGACAGAGCGAACGCAGTCAAGAACTGGCTGCAAAAGCACGCTCCAGCCAACTTCCCGAACAATCGATTCAAAATTGCCGGCCATGGTGCGGACCAGCCTGCCGCATCAAATTCCACGCCAGAAGGCCGTGCAGCAAACCGCAGGGTGGAGATAACGCTTGTTGGGAATTAACCGCAGCTACGCGCTTGTGCTAGATGCGTTCCTGCCCAACAAAGTCCTCAGCAAGAACGCCGTCCGCTTGATGGTCGGCGTTCAGTTGGCGGTGGTCTTGCTGCTGTGGACCTATTACCAGACCGTCTTTCTGCCCAAGCCGGGAGACATTCTACGGGCCTTGAATTTCCTCTGGACTCAGGAAGGGCTGGGAATCGAATTGCTCACCAGCTTCTTCCTGAATCTCGAGGCTATTGGGATCGCAACGGTAGTCTCACTGTTGCTGGCCTATTCTTCCTTGCTGCCGTTTTTCCGGCCCATCATCACAGTCTTGAGCAAGCTGCGATTCCTGTCCATGGTGGGCCTCACGTTTTTCTTTACGCTCATGGCTGCCAATGGCCATGCTCTACGGGTCGAGCTGCTGGTATTTTCCATTTCCGTGTTCTTCGTAACCGGCATGGCCAGCGTAATTGACAGTGCACCCAAGGAAAAATTTGACTTGGCACGCACGCTCGGAATGAACGAATGGCGGACATCGCTTGAGGTTGTCGTACTCGGCGAGAGCGACCAAGCATTAGACATGCTACGTCAAAATGCCGCGATGGGCTGGATGATGCTCACCATGGTCGAAGGCCTTTCGCGCGGCGGCGGCGGCATCGGAACGCTGCTGCTTGACAATTCCAAATACTTTCACCTGGACGCGGTATTCGCCATCCAGATAACCATTTTGCTTATCGGTCTCGGCCAAGATTATGCGATTGGGGCTCTGCGCAGAATGATTTGTCCCTGGGCGGATCTAACTCTTGAGAGGAGAACTTAGATGGATAGCAAAACAGCAAAAGCGTTCGACAAGGCACTTCTGAAATTTGAAGCGGAGGTTGCGAAACTGAAATTGGTCGTAGCCGACGTACGGGCAGCCATCAAGAAACACTACGTAGCAAAGCCGAAGGCGAAGAATGGGCCCAACTAACTGCACGCTCGGCCCTACGCTCCTGAAAATCGATAACGTCTGCCTTTCCTACGGCGACAAAGTCGTCCTCAAGAACGTGAATGCCGAGATTCGGGAAATCCTGCGCAATCAGAGCAAGGGCCAGGTTCTCGGCTTCCTGGGGCCATCAGGCGTAGGCAAAACGCAATTATTCAGAATCATCGCCGGCCTGAACAAGCCGACCTCCGGACAAGTGACACTCAATGGCGGAACACCCGTTCATCCTGGGCTGGTAGGTGTCGTCGCGCAAAATTATCTATTGTTTGAACACCGCACCGTACTCTCTAATCTCATGCTCGCGGCACGACGGAAGAATCACACCCAAACAGAAGTCGGTGCCTACCTGGAGGAATTCAGTCTGCATGATGTTCGCCACCATTACCCGGCACAATTATCCGGCGGCCAGCGTCAGCGGGTAGCAATTTTGCAACAGATTCTCTGCTCGTCCCACTTTTTGTTAATGGACGAGCCATTCTCCGGACTTGACCTGCTCATGCTCGAAAAGACCGCCGCGCTGATTCAAAAAGTCGCCAACATGGATGAGCTCAACACTATCGTCATCGTTTCCCATGACGTGACCGCCGTGGCCAGTGTCAGCGACCACATCTGGATGCTTGGCCGCGACCGCGATGCGGAAGGCAATATCATTCCTGGCGCCAGAATCATGGAAGTCTACGACCTAGTAGAACGCGACCTGTGCTGGCACCCAGACATCATAACGTCGCCCCGATTTATGTCTTTTGTTGCAGAAGTCAAAGAACGCTTCCGAACGCTTTAGAAATTCTTCTTTACAAAGCCTAGGCCCTAAGTTATAATACTTTGCTCACTCGGAGTGTATCAATTGAAAAAGACAGCGCCGCGTCAAGTAGAACCGCCCGGCAGGCCATCCAAACGACGCGCCGACGAATTGGCTGGAGCGCCACAAAAGACTCGCTGGTGGGAGTGCTCATTGTGCTACAACGTGTTTGGCACACAGCATCATGCTTGTCGCACCTGTGACGGTCGGACGCCGCACTCTTGTCCGTACTGTGGAATCCAGTTTGACGATTTGACGGAGTTTGCGTGAGTGTTTCTATTGCGGAATGAGTAATGGCACAGACTCACGAAGGCGCGATGAAAGTCTTAGCTCGCAAGACCGGCTTGTCTTTGCCTGAATTCCAGAATCATATCAAGCGTGGCCTGAAATGGTGTTATCGGTGCAGTGCTTGGAAGGACCGGCTCGCCTTTCAATTAGACCGAAGTAGGTACGATGGACGCGCCGCAATATGCAATCAGTGTAAACACGATAACCATAAAGGTCGATATGTTCCAAGGCCGCGCATTTCAAAGAAAGGTTCACGTTTTGCACCAGTTCGGGATGGCGATAAATTTCAAGCTCGGGCCAGAGTAAATCATCTCGTCGATATCGGATTACTTCCGGACCCGGATACTCTGCCGTGTGCAGATTGCGGCGACCGCAAGAAGCGTCACACGTATGACCATTATCTTGGCTATGCAGCAGCGCATCAAGAGCACGTAGAACCAACCTGTTATAAATGCCACGACAAACGCTCAAGGCAACGCGGCGAACTAATTCAACGCCGCAATGCTAAAGGTAAATTCACGCAGAAGGACGCACATGGGAGATAATTCGCGTATTTCTTGGACAATGAAAACATGGAATCCATTTATTGGCTGTCGCAAAGTCAGCGCAGAGTGCGAACATTGTTATGCTGAATCAATGATAAATCGCTTGCGCGACACGCCTGAACAAAAGGCTGACGGCTACAAAGGGCTGCATGCTTTCGATACTGTCGTCCGAACAAAAACCATGCACGACCCAATTACTTGGCAGAAAAAGGCCGAAGCAGCCGGACGCTACGACCTAGTTTTCACTTGCTCGCTGTCTGATTTTTTCATCCAACAAGCTGACCAGTGGCGCCCGGAGATTTGGCGCATCATCAAAGCCACGCCGAATCTGATTTATCAGATTTTGACCAAGCGCCCGGAACTAATTGAAAAACGCCTACCTCCCGATTGGGGCGTAAATGGGTATCCCAACTGTTGGCTAGGCACCAGTGTTGGCATGAAGAAATTTCTCAAACGCATGGACGTCCTTCGCAAGACTCCAGCGCATGTTCGCTTTGTTTCCGCAGAGCCACTCCTAGAGGATCTCTGTCCGGAACTGCAAGCGCACATCGACGGCTTCCACCAAATCATCGTGGGTGGCGAGAGCGGAAATAATTCCGACCTGTACCGTCCAATGGACCATAATTGGGCTCGGCGCATCTTGAAGATTTGCCGCACGCATCATATCGCCTACTGGTTCAAGCAGAGTTCCGCCCGCAAAACAGAATTGGGCACGCAGTTGGCCGAAATTGAAGGCGCGGCCCCGCAAACGATTCAGGAATATCCGGCTGCGTATTTTGCGTACAAGGCCGCGCCGAAACTGTTTTAGGAGCAATGATATGAAACGCCCTGATTGGGCAGAACGTCAGGCACGTAAGTTTTGCGGCGACCATCAAGTTCCTCGTGGCTGTACCGATTCGTGCTGTCCCACGTGCGGTGATATTGTTCGCGCCCTGCGCCGTGCCGAGAAGCGGGGATATAGACGCGGGCTGACAGAAGGCGTGATGCACAAGACTGGAACATGAACATCTGCATTCACGCGGAAGCCGACCTGTGCAAACCGGAAGAATTGTTCTTTTTCGCCGTGCCGTACCTTGGTCAAGTGCTGGTCTGCCGCGAATGCCGACGGGAGCTTGCCTTGCGCACCGTGGAACGCCCGCATGGCCTTGTACCTGCCGACCTGGGACGGATCGGCTATCGGTGTTCCCGCTGCGGCGGCGACTACACCAGCACCGACGCGATGACTTGCCGATGCCCTGGACGGAAAGAACAGTGCGAACAAGCGAATCAGTTGGTCAATGAATGGATGACCTATCGAGAATTGGTGAGCTAATGCGCAGACAAACTGGCTACATAAGGCGTCAAGAGAGAATCTTTTCTGAATGGGGAGACACTCCGATTGGAACAGCGGTAACGGTAGAGAAAGATGACGGCACGGAAGTACAAACCAAGACACGTTCCAAAGCCTGGATGCTCGCTGGTCATACAGCCGTTGTTATGGTCGAAGGGATCACCGGCTGCTATGCGCTCGAACGAATCAAAAAGGAACAAAAATGACACCCGGCGAAGTGCAAATGCAAGTCATCGTTGAATTGTCGCAAGGAGAAATGTGCAAGGTCCATGACTCCGTGGATCCGGACGCAACCGGCGGGGCAATCATCGCATTGCTCCAGATTCATGACCTGGGCCTGCGCGGTCCAAATATCCACATACTCTTCAAGGACGTCTGCCATTGCGAAGCTGCACGGTTTGTGATGCTTTTTCGCGCATGGCAGCTTGGATTCCTTCCGAAAGCTGACCTGCTAGCGGCGTCTATCCGCCGCGGCTTAGTGCTGGACACCGATACCCTTTGGGAAAAAGTGTGCGCGGAACTGCCTCGCTTCCAGGCGCGTCCTGTCGTCAAGGAAAAGTAGTGGACGACCACCAGAGGAAGTTCTTGAAAATCCTCAATGCCATTTCGTACAAGCACTCCAGCCTGTTGAACGATTGGGCGGAAATGGCCGCTGTCTCTCTATCAAACGCCGTCATGCCGGATAACGCAGAGCGCCGCGACCGCGAGAACCGCTATCTGGAACTGGCCAAACGCTACACTGGCGAAGAACTCAAAGGGATAGCCGAAATGCTCGCCTGTGTCGTAAATTCGCTCGATTCAAGCCACGGCGTTGCTGGTGCATTGGCGAAAAAAGACGCACCGGAATTGTCTCTGCACGATTGCCTAGGCGAACTGTACATGAATGAAGAGATGGCTTCGAAATGGGACACCGACGTAGCATTCACACCGTTTCACTTGGCCTATATGATGGCCCAAATGACATTCGCTGATTTCAAGTTGCCAGAAAAAGGCTGGTTTTCTGTTGGCGAGCCGGCCTGCGGAACCGGCGTCATGATAATCGCAGCGGCGCAAGCACTCAGGGATCTCGGCCTGAACTATCAGCGGGTGATGCACGCGACCCTGGTCGACATTCGAGCGCCATTGGCGCATATGTGCTATATCCAGATGTCGCTACTGCACATTCCAGCCGTGGTCATTCACGGTGATTCTCTAGCTCTGAAAGAGTGGTCGCATTGGCGCACGCCAGCCCACGTCCTAGGCTTTTGGGAAAGGCGAGCCGGTCAATCGATGCCACGACCTGTTATGCAGGACGATGCAGTTTCAGTTTCATGCACCAAGATGCAGGATGCCAAACCGCAGTTCACTTTCAATTTCGAGAAAGGAGACACGCATGAGGCGACCACCAGGTCCACGAGTCGGGCGGCCGTCCGACCTGCCGCCAGCGTTCGTACTCGGCCTTCGCCACAAACACGGCACAAAAATGCGGTATCTCGCAGGCTGCCGTTGCCGGCGTTGCCGCCGCGGAAACGCTGAATACGAAGCCCGTCTCAATCTCAATCGCAAGCTCTACGGTCCTAATGACCTAGTTTCCTCCGACCGCGTGCGTGACCATGTGAACTATCTACGAACCTTCGGCATGGGCCCAAAGACGATTGCCAAACATGCTCGCGTGGCTAAGACCAGCCTGCGAGAGATTCTTTATGATGGCAGGCAGCACGTCCGGCGCCGCAATGAAACAAGGATCCTGGCGGTCCAGCCGTCGCTCGACACACTCCCGCGCAACGTCAACATCCCTGCCGGCGAGACGGTCACCAAAATCGAGCAAATGATTCGGTGGGGCTATCCCAAATCGCTCATCAACCGCGACGCTTTGGGTCATAATTGGCCAGGACTGCAAATCCACAAATACAAGAGTCCGAACACTACCGTCAGAACCGCTGTGAACATCCGTAATTTTTACGCACTGGTCATCACCATGCGCCGCGTATGGCAGGAGAGACGAGGCTCAATTCCTCAGCGCCATTACGTGTACTGGAATATCCGCCGAGGCCGCAAGCCAACCGTACCGACTATCCGCAGATTGGAGCTTCGGCCGTTCGCAGTAACGTATGATTACAACTACATTTGGCCGAAAGAATTAAGAGAAGTCTCTAACCTGACCTGGAAACTCAGAAGATTGCATCGACAGAAATCTAAGGAGGCACATGGCAAATAAAAATAGGCTGGGCGATTTGCGTGACCATCTGTTCGACCAGCTAGAGAGACTGAAAACCGCAGCGGACCCGGACCTGGAAATCCGTCGCTCGCAGGCAATGGCCAAGGTTGCCACACAGGTGATCAACTCGGTCAAAGTGCAGTTGCAATTCGTCAATACAATTGGGTCACCTGTACTCACGGAGCAAACAAGCGACTTTTTCCGCGATGAACTGCCGCCGCAAAAGGGACTGAATACCGGAAAACAGCTTGGCCCTCAGACCAATGGTCATGCGAACGCAAAAACCTAAGCGTTGCCTGGAATGCGGCGAAGTCCCGATTCCCAAACGCCGTATTCGCTGCAGGATTTGCGGTCGGTGCGTTTGCCGACTGTGCATCGCCATCACCGACCCGGATTCTGGTGGCCCGATTTGCAGAAAGTGTGATTGAGTATGGACCCGACGATAGGAAATCTAAAGCCAGGCGAACGAAACGTACTCCTCAAGCTTCGCGACGAGAAGAAGAAGGAACTATCTAAAGCCGACGAAGAGTTAAATGTGGCGCACGATAAGATTGTGGACATTTTGCGCGAAAGTCCAAGTGTTGCCGAAGAAATTCTGCTCAAACGCATAAATTCACGAACACCTGGGACCGTAGACCTGCCCGACGAGATGGATGTCGAGAAATCCTTGATTGACCGGGGGATCTACAAACTCGGCACAGGGCCGCACCACATTACGCAAGTGAATAGTCCGTCGAGGCCATCACCGCTCGATTCCGTGCTTATTAAAATCCAGAACGTTCACGACTATTTCGTCGCGCACGCGAAGGAACACGGCTGGGAAGACCTAAACTCGTTTTTCGCCGTCCGCCCACCGTTCCCGAAGATGGTATTTTCGTACGATTCTAACTTCTTCAACCGTAGGCTCGGCAAGAAAATCGTCCGCCACGTCGATGTGATTATGACAGAGCGCGGCATGGACTATTTCGCGCACTACTTCAAGCACGAGGCGCACATTGCTGCCGACCAATGCGATGAACTGCAGGCGCTGGTGGTGCGGCTTCGACCGTTCCGGTTCCTGGAATTTCAGCTTGCGATGGATGGGAGCCGCGTTCCGGGCCGTTGGTTCGTGATGACAGATGAGAAAGGGAAGGTGCTCACGGAAGCCAACATTGGCTGGGTGTTCGTGAAAGACCCGAAGGAAGACGCGCTTTTGAATAAGGCGACGCAGCTCGAAGGCATCGACATGCAAGAGATGGTGCAGGATGCATTCGGCAGCCACGGTTCCTGCGCGCTTGCGGCGCTCCAATTCATGAACTGCAAAAACGTGGAGGTCGTGGACAATCTTCCGACGCGCCAGCAGCGACGCTCCGCCGAGCGCGAGAACAAACGGCCGCCCGTGACCTACAAGACACTGATTATTCACCCGACGTGGAAGAAAAAACGCAATGTTTCGAGTTCTTCGACGGGGGTCGAGATGTCGTTGCACATTTGCCGAGGTCACTTCAAAGATTACCGCGAAGGTGATGGCCTGGGTAGAGCTCACGTCAAGGGCATGTGGTGGTGGTCGCCGCAAGTTCGTGGGTCTGCCGAACGAGGCCGGGTCGTTAAAGACTATGAAGTAGAAACCGAGCCATGAGAGGGCATCCGAAGGAACCGCATCGCCTGCTGTGCATGGTCTACCGCGAGAATCGTTTTATCGGTTGGGTCATCGCCAGTGCCGATATTTTGCAGCTTCCATTTCGCAAGTGTCCGGGCTATAGCGTTCGCGTCAGACTCACAACGGGAGATACAGCGCATGACCTGAACAATTTGTTCCGTCGCGCTCGTTGTTTACGGGATTACGGCAATGAAAATTTTAGCCGTGCAGCCAAGCAGGCAAAGCAAAAGGAGAAACACAATGGGCTCAGGAAGGTATAACGACGATACGTATCACAGGGCAGCAACTAGTAGAAGAATGACAGGAACGGATGATTTTGAATATTCTCGGACCGCCACAGCACTTCATCCGGACCTGAACCCGAAGCGGATCCGCAACAAGCCATTCGGTAAACTCGAAAGCCGGGACAGTTTGGAGCATCCCGAATCCAATGCGGTAGTTCTCTGCATCGACGTTACTGGCTCAAACATCGCGCGTGCACGTGAGGCTCAAAAGAAATTACCGAATCTCATGGCCTTAGTTACGCGCTACCTGCCGCATCCCCAAGTGGCGGTCGCGGCCAATGATGATTACTACGTGCAAGCCGATAGGTCTTTGCAATTCTCAGACTTCGAATCGGATAACCGGATCGATGAGCACATCCGAAAATTACTGCTGACGAGCGACGGCGGCGGCAACCAGGGCGAATCCTACGACTTGGTCATGTATGCGGCCGCTCACAAGACCGTCTTGGACTGCTTTGAGAAGCGCGGACGCAAAGGCTACTTTTTCATGTATGCCGATGAACCCATCTTCTCGACTTCTGCCAAGGAACAGGTCAATGACTTGTTTGGGGATGGCCTTACGCGTTCCATCCCGGTCGAGGAAACAATCCGGTCTCTCAAGGAGCTCTACCATGTGTTTGTTATGTGGCCAAACAAGAGCGCCTATCCGAACGCACGCGAACAGTACGTTCAACTCTTTGGGGACGATTGCGTTGTAACTCTTCAAGACCCCAAGGTCATCTGCGAAGTCGCAGGCGGGCTCATCGGCATGACCGAAGGCCAACTCCATAACGAAACGGACGTCGTTAACGACCTGGTGGCTGCGGGCACTGACGCTGCGGACGCTGCCGCTATTAGCCGAGTCCTCTGGGGCGGTCGTAGGATCCACCTGGGTGGCACAGCAACGGCCTAAACATGCGCCAGCCAACCAAGCCAAGGGAGAGCCGCTGTGCTCTCCCTTATAGCTTTCAGCTTTGGTCATGAAAGCGTGCGACGAATGCTTGGAGCGGGTTCTCCGTAGGAGGCCCTGTCCTGGTTGCCGAGCGATGCTTTGTTCTCACTGCTATCACGAACACCACATGGCCAGAGAATCTGGCGAGGGATGCTGGCTGCACACAATGAACTTGCGGGATATGAGAAACAATCAGGAGCATAGATGAACTACGACCAATTCCTGGAACGCGTCATCAACGACGGGGTCGAGGCCGCCAAAGCCGACTACACAAAGCCGAGACAACAACCGCACTTGCATGGTTCGGTCGCGGGCTTCGAGGCCTGCCGATACAAAACGCCTGTGCAGCTTGCGGTCTTATTGCAAGAGGCAGAAACGGCCACAAGAGAATCACGCCACGCGAAGGACGAACCCGATACCTACTGGTTTAAACGCTGCTACGAATTGGAAATCGAATGGGTCTGCAACGTAGTTTCCGCGATGCTCCACAACCAAGGCCAGACAGTTATCGTGCCCGTAACCGCTCGGGGAATGATGAAGGCCGCTGAAATCGTCGGAGTAAGGACTTGAGCCGCAAGCTGCGTACCGACATTCTGCGGCGCAAGCCAAAACCGCCAGCACTGAGCTACAACTGTAAGAACGGGTATTGCCGACAATGCGCAAAACTGAATTGCACCTGTCCGTGCCACAAGGAAGGAACGGCATGAAATCTGAATGGCGTAAAACCGAAGAGACACTGGTCGATGTCTACGAAATCAACGGAGCCCGCTGCCATATTTGGATCGAGCAACGACCAGTCTATTGAGACCGTGGCAATTGGTTGGCACAGATAGAAGAAACTGTGCACGACCACAAACTGTCCCTGGATGGGGCAGACCTATGGCCGCGGTACTATTTCGACTTGGACCGCGCAAAGCTAGAAATCGAGGCTTGGCTCAAAAAAAGAGGAGAGTGGCTGCCATGATTTGGGAGCTCATCAATCCGAGTGATGCAATCGTCTTTGAAACAGACAGCGTGGAATTGGCTGCATTGGCTGTGGCCGTAGTTGGTCGTGGCCAATACGGAGCCGAGGCTGACTGCACCGGCAAAAACGTGGAAATCCCAATGTTTGCATTTCAGTCCAGCGAAGAAACTGACAAATGGTTCATCGACTATTTCGGCGCTTCCTTGGAGCAATCTCTAAGCAGACGCAAAAGTGAACTTCCGGCTGTCTTACGGTCATTTACGCTAGGCCATCCCAAGGACCTGGAATCCTACAATCTCTCGCTTTCCTTTATCCCTCTGGAAAAGCACCAGGAATTCAAGTCCAAGTGGAAAGAACAACGTCGGTCTTCCATGAACGACATCTGCGGTTATGCCTGGCAATGCGCTGACGAACTCGAAGGAACTGGAACACATCCGGCAAACATTCCTCCGCCGCAGACCCTATTCAGGGGCGCATCGTGAATTGCCCGAACTGCACTTCGACGAATATCGCCACCCATACCGTCACCGAATGGATTCCTTACGGTGAGGATCAACAGGCCTTTCAGGCCACCTTCCCGGTCTACACCTGCAACGATTGCGAGTTTGGCTGGCGCGATTATCTTGCCGAAGAAGCTATCGCTACGGCCATGCAGGAATATCTTGCATCGTCCGCCGACGGACTCGAGGAACGAGTCGCTTTAGTTACGGGGAGGATCCGGGAACTGCTGACGGAAACGATTAAGCCTACCGACGAGAGAGAACCATTTCGCGAGGCGCTGCTGCTTTTGGCGGCGGAATTATGAAAACACATTTAATGTGGTCTCCGACGAAAGGCTTTACTGAGCGGGTCGTCGTGTCCGCGAGATTAGTCAAGCGCGGTGTCTGTTCTTGCGGATTCCCGACCGTTGCAGACCATGTGCCGACCGGAAAAGTCTACGATGCCGTGCCAGATTCGCCAGAGAGCATGACATTTGTCTGCGGTGGCTGTAAGCAGGAAATCACTGTGCCGTCGATTCTGGTTCGGGATAGCACAGATACTTGTGCTTTCAAACGATTGCCGGTGGGTCTTTTTGAATTGGAGTCCTGACAATGCCGGTCATCGGGAAAGACCTTTGTTGTCGACGCAAAGACCGCAAAGAGTGGCGCTGTCCTTCTGATGGGCAATGAGATATTACAGTGCAAATTCTGCAAGTCCGAAAACCTCGAACGGACCACCGAAGAATTTGCTTTCCTGGTGACGAAAAAGAAAGACGGAACGGTCGTGGACAGGGCTTTCAAAGGGATTATGTTCGCAGTGCAATGCCTCGATTGCAAGGAACAATTCGCCGTATTGGACACGCCTAGAGATGAAAAGCATTGGCAGTCGCTCAAACGATGGGAGGAGCAATGACGGAACGCAGAATCGCCAGAGCTTGGCGTTGGGTAAAGCATCGTCTCGGCATCGACAACTGGACCGAGCGCCGAGAGAAAGAGCGTCGAGCGAAATTGGAAAGGATAAGCCATGACAAGCGGTGTGATTAGATGAAGCGCGCTTTCCTAGTTGCCGGGCTTGGCTGGGGTGACGAATCGAAAGGGGCAACGACTGATTTTTTGACCTGGAAGTATGGAGCTGGTCTTGTAGTTAGATATTCGGGCGGTTCCCAATGCGGCCATAATGTCGTGACTCCCGACGGCCGTCATCACACCTTCCAACAATTCGGCGCCGGCATGTTCCATCCAGGTATCCGGACGCATCTCTCGCGGTTCATGCTGATAAACCCGATGAACATGATGCGCGAGGAAGAACATTTGCGCGAAGTCGGCATCACCGATGCCTGGGAGCGGACGTCAGTGGATCCGCGCGCGTTAATCATCACGCCATTCCATCGAGAGCTGAATCGTGCGATGACGCCGGCAGGCACGACCAGTTGCGGCCATGGAGTAGGTGTATGCCGCGAAATGCACCTGGCTTATGGCGACCGAGTTTTATTTGCCGGCGACCTGCTGGACAAAGAAAAGACGATTACAAAATTGCAGTGGACCCAATTAAAATGCTTAGAAAAATTTGCAATCGAGTCAAGGGCGTGGCCCATACCAGAAGCCCTTAAAGACCTTCAAATGTCAGAACTCTGTTGGGACTGGTACAAAGACTGGCGCGAACTGGTTCAAATTCGCCATCTCACCGGAATGCTTGACCACGAAACCATCATCTTTGAAGGGGCCCAGGGCGTGCTGCTCGATGAAACCCACGGCGATGAAGGTTTCAACACTTGGACGGACACGACGTTCAACAATGCGAATACACTGCTCGATGAAGCCGGCTTCGATGGCCAACGCACCCGGGTTGGCGTCATCCGGACTTACTACACGCGGCACGGCGCCGGGCCGTTTCCGACCGAGGATCCGGCGTTAAACTATCCCGAACCGCACAACGAAGATTCCGGCTATCAGGGCAAGTTCCGCCGCGGCAAGTTCGATGATGCCCTGTTTCATAAGGCTCTAGACATTTGTGGTGGGATCGATTGGCTGGCCGTGAACCATATAGACCGGTTCGATTTGAGTCCGGAGGGCTATTACAAGTGGCACAACATCTTCGGGTACGGCCCGACCTGTAAAGACCGCCAAGAGAGTTGGCGATGAAAGTAAGCGAGTGGCTTCGTAAATACCAGATTACCGGTGCAGTCCCAGATGAAAAAGGCCTGAGCATGGATTCCACCGACGCTGTCTTTGCCTTCTGGTGCGGCTGGCTCATGCGCGAAACAATGCTCACAAGGACTATAGACGACCAACTTGCGATGGCCATCAGGGCCGCCGAATTCATCGAGGCACAGAAATGAATTTTCTAGTGAAAATCAATGGCGGAGTAAACGACGGCCGACAATTCATCGTCGAGAACAAAACCACCTGGGAAGAAGCCGGCGATGAGATTTGCACCAAGCTTGGGCTGCGCCGCGACGACTACGACTTTCTGACGGTAATTCAGTTACCCTTAACTTCCGGCAAAGAATATGAGGTAAAAGGAGACTTAGATGCAATTCATTGAGAACATCCCTGTATGGGGCAAGCCCGACGATGGTGCGCTATCGCAGATTAAAACCTGCGCGCAAACAGCCGACAAGGTTGCACTGATGGCTGACCATCATCGTGGCTATGCCGTACCAATCGGCGGCGTCGTAGCCTACCGCGATTCCATCAGTCCGAGCGGCGTTGGATTTGACATCGCGTGCGGCAACAAAGCCGTGCTCACGGACATGCCCGGCGAAGCTCTGCGCAATAACATCCACGCGGTCATGGATGCCATCTGGAAAACCATCAGCTTCGGCGTAGGCGGCACAAACAACGAGCAGGTAGACCATTCGCTCTTTGCGCGTGATGCTCATCCCGGGTGGAATACGGATGCCGCCAAACCGTTGAAGCGGATGGCGCAAGAGCAGCTCGGCACGGTCGGTTCGGGTAATCACTACGTCGATGTATTCACCGACGAACTGGACCGCGTGTGGGTCGGCGTGCACTTCGGCTCCCGCGGGCTAGGCCATAAAATCGCCACCTGGTTCCTGAACGCTGCCGGGGCAAAAGACGGCATGGACGTCGAGCCATGCGTCCTGAAAGCCGAATCGGATCTCGGAGCACAATACCTCTCGGCCATGGACCTGGCCGGAAAGTATGCCTATGCCGGCAGGGATTGGGTTTGCCAGCGCGTAGCGGCCATCCTGGGGGCCAAAGTCCTCGAGGAAGTCCATAACCACCATAACTTCGCTTGGCGCGAAATCCATGGCGGCGAGCACTATTGGGTCGTCCGCAAAGGGGCTACCCCGGCTTTTCCAGGGCAGAAAGGCTTTGTTGGCGGGACTATGGGCGAAATCTCCGTCATCCTCGAAGGCATAGAGAACGAAGCCGCGAAGTATTCGCTCTACAGCACCGTGCACGGCGCCGGCCGGGTCATGGGGCGGTCGGAAGCGAAAGGCAAGGTCGACCGCAAGACCGGGGAAGTAAAGCGAGTCGGAAAAGTCACCCAACAAATGATGGACGGTTGGGTACAGCGTGCGAACATCGAACTGCGCGGCGCCGGCCTGGATGAATCACCAGACTGTTACAAACGCCTGCCGGATGTTTTGGCAGAGCACGGAGACAGCATCAGGATTTTACACACATTGACACCGGTTGGGGTAGCGATGGCGTCCGCTCACGAAAAAGACCCCCACAAGGACTAGAGCTCTCTGATTGCCTTGGCGAGCAATTCGCGGTCATACTGTGGCGAATGCTCCATCAGTTTCTCAATTTTCTGTGCCGCTTCTTCCAAGGTATCCTTTCGAGCTTTTTCCGCACGGTCATACTGCACACGCACAATTTGCTCAACGCAGCTGGTGGCGTCTCCGGGCCACGCCGCGACGCCTTCCTGGGTGAGCGCATCGAGTATCGCCAGCATGATTTCCGAAGGATCGCGCCGACACCCAGCCTTGCGCCACAACCACTGCAAGTTATTATCCAGGTCGGTTTCGGTCTGAGCGTCCTCTGACGGAACAAATCCTTTGCGCAGTAGGTCCAGTTTCACTTGCTTGCGATAGTGTTGCTGGTAGGTATTGGTGTTGCGGTCCTGCAAAAGCGGCCGAAGGAAAGCCGCTGCTTCTTCATCGAGACGGATACCGTCGCGGCCATCGTGCGTCAGGAATGGGACAAGTTTGTCGCCAGCCCATCCATCTTCAATCTGCCAATTTTGTTCCATCTTCGCCTCCCTGTCATGTAAACAAGAGATTTGACGTAACGGGCCTGAATGTGCTGGCCAGGAATCTCGCTAGGCAGCAAATCACAGGACCATGCGTCGTGCCCGCGTCGGCGGAAAGCCTCGCGCACTATTCCTGAAAACTCGCAGGCTACCAGCACCCTCACTTAGTCTCCTCCTCCGCTCGCAAGGAGCATTTCTTTATTACCGCCCGCGCCATTTTCATATATTGGTGATAGGCATAGGCCGTCGACGGATTGCCTTCAATGTCGCGTAATCCATCCCAATCAAAATCCCCTTGCGTATTGCACAGGACCTTGGCTATTTTCTCCACCAACGGCATTGGGAGCGGACCTCCGCGTCGCCGCAAAGAATCGCGTAAATTCTTACGGCTATTCAGCAATTTTGCTCTATCTATCATTTGTCCTCCGCTCGCAAGGAAGCTGGGGGCGGGGCTGCACCAAAATCTTCTTGGCGCGGACTGGAGTAATGCTGGCCGCTGTGCCCAAACACTCGCTTGCAATTCCATGAATGCGAAACACCATTTATCCATCGCTCTACGCGATAATTGCAAACGGTGGAATTTTCAGCTTCCACCTGCGGCTCGGCGGCTGCCAGGGCGCGCAATTCCAGTGAACAATTCCGCGCCATTGCAATGCGCTGCGAATCATAACCTTGTGCTGCCGCCTCATCAGCATCATCGTCCCATCGCCTTGCCAGAGCTAAAATCGCGTCAACTGGCACGTCGCGCTCCGCCCCTGCTGCTCGCGGGGCTGCGGCCAGCGCACGCTCTGCTATACAGCGATGGCAAGTTATCGGCTTATCATCCCGTTCGGCGGCAACTGCGTAGTTACCCGCACGCAGATTGCAGGTATGCTGCCATGCCAGCATCTTTTCGGCCCACACGTTCTGCGGCTCCCGTTCCGGCACCGCTGATGCGTCCAGCTTTAGGGCTTCAAATTGCGCTTTGGGAACCCCACCGTCATAACCGTTTCGTTCCAGTAACATTGGCTTATCATCTGGCACCGCTGGCTCGGCAGGGCGCTTATGCTCACGAATTGGACCTGTGTTTTCCTCGCCGCACCAGCAGGTGGTACCCGCGTTATAGGTATGCTTGCGCTCTGTGGGCGGCGGCGCTGGCGTGGGCGCAGGAGCGGCGGTATCGTCGTCTTTCCACCACGCTCCAAGTTCACCGAACGCTGTTCGTATCTCTGCCCAAGTTAAACTACCGTTTGCTGCATCTCCGCGAGCAACACACATTCGGTATAGTTGTGTCCTCAACGCTGTCACTCGCTCCCGCAGTTCCCGCTCCGGTGTCATGGCTTCCAGTTTATCGCGCATTACAGAAAATCCTTTCTATCAGCCAGAATATCAGGCCGACTCCAAACCCAAGCCATGCTGCAAATAGCTGCGTGTCACGGAAGCGGGCCGCTGGCTCCTTGGGATGGGCTTTCATGGCGCTGCCTTCTTGTAATCGACTATTTCCACCTCACATCTCTCCGACCGAGAGGTGCAGTAAAAATTAACTATGATTAAGTCGCCGTCAGGAACTGGCTCAGCAAGTGAGCATGTGACCGTTATTTGATGGACGAACGAACACCACATGTACTGGTTCAGATTTTGCGTCGAAGGTGGTGGAAGTTTTGGATTGGGAATTGTAGCCAGAACCTCATAATATTCGTACGGAGGAATGACCGGAATCGCTCGCCAAACAAGCCATGAGCCAGTAACAATCACCACAAGCAACAATAGATTGACCGCGACCCTCATTTCACTTCCTCCCGTTTCCCGCCCCGCTGCCCGCGGACCATCTGACTTTACGCGGGTCTTTCTCGGCGTGGTGTGGTCCGCAAAGATGGACAAGGTTTTCGATCCTATCGTCGCGCCTCGGCCAGCGTTTGTTTATGTGATGCGGATCGCGGGCTGGCATGGAGCAGCGATATAAGGCTTCCTGCTCTCCATCCTCAATCCGCGGCATCAACTCCTCGCATCGCCCGCCTGAGCGTTTGGCCAGTTCCTCCACCCTGCGCTTCCAGTCCTTCCGAAACAAGACCTCGGAGCCATCAACTCGTACATACGTCTTACGGTCGGTGTACCCACGCCGGCGCTTCTCGTCAGGATCGCGGAATAGATTTCAGGTAGGCCCGCCTCACCTAATTCACCGAGCACGGCATCGACCAGTGCGCGCCAGGTGTTTTTACGTGCCACTCCGCCAGCAAGTATCTCTTTCGCAAATCCGGCCATCCGGTCGACCTGTACGGCTTGGTCGTATAAGGCGAAGCCTACCATGTCTCGGCGATGATTCTTTTCAAAGAGCACGAACATGAGCGGCAGACGCAAACGAGGAAACAGGCGCCGCGGAATTATCTCCGCGCGCATCGACCAGTGGGCCCGCCAGCGTTCCACCGTGTTGTGTGTCTGCATCGCATAGGCCGGCAACAGCAGCCCGCATGTCCGGCAATCCGCCAGGTGCGTGATGCGCTGCAGGAACGCGCCGATAGTGCGTACGGCGAACGGGGGATTGCCCACCGCCGCGGTAATGCCCTCGGGTAGCTCCACGGACCTAAAATCGCCAGTAATGACCTTTCGTCCTGTGTTCTGCCGACAAGCTTCGGCGACGTCAGGGTCGAGCTCTACGCCAATAGCCGGGATCTCCCCTGGAATAGCCTTCAAAAACGCTCCCAGCCCGCAGGAAGGCTCAAGAACCAGGTCTGAGGCAGAGAGATGCGGGAAGAACTTTTCGACCAGTTCAATCGCCGCCCATTCGGGGGTCCAATACTGGTACTGCGCCGCGTTCAAGCGTTGGTCGAAATGAAGCTGCATTCACCAGGGCCTCGGCTTGAACATCATGTCCCACGCCCAATCCTGCGTGTACGGACAGAACGGGCAAATCCAACCATTCTCGGTCGCTACCAGCTTGCCTTCACCGTCCAGATGGTGCTCATCGGTGCGATTGCCGCTCCCGCAGGTGAACGGGTGCATCCAGCCTTCTTCCTGGAAGCGATTGAGCCCCTCAACTTGTTCCTTGGTCCAGGGCGCTTCGATTTTATTCATGCTTTTGGCATCAACTTCCGGTCGTCCACAGCGATAAGTTCTCCGAAGCCGGTTGTTGGATCGACTTCGTATTCCATCTTGTGTTCATAGCCGAGGAATTTGGCCGCTTTCAACGCCTCGCCGGTCAAGCCGGCCTTTTCCGCTTCGTCGTAGGACTGCTCTTTTGAGGAATGGACGTAGATTGTGATTCGCATTGTCAATCCGCAGCTTTCCTGTTTGGAGTCTTGCGCATGTCAAGCGCGTGCTCCAAAGCGTCGCGTAATTTGTCATCCGGAGCCGTTTCGATGTTCAGGTAAATCCAAAACGCCACGGTTGCCGCGGCCGTGCGGTCGTGGCCGACAAGCACAAACGTTTGCTCGCCGGCTTTTTCCGCATTGCCCAACAATCGCTTGGCTTCCGCCAGATGGTCACCACGTTCGACTTGACTCATTAAACCTCCAAAATTCTCCGCATCATTGCCTGCGCTTCTTTTACGGTCATCCATTTTTCAGGTTTGCACCCGAAAGGACATCGCATATTTGGGTCGTCAATCATCCCCCACGTCCTGCACACGAACGGACGGTGTTCATAGACGCGGCATTTGCCGCTCGGATAGAGCATCGAACAATTTAGCGTTCCCGGCATCGGCGCAGTGGCCACCAATTTCTTTTTGGGCATCCATTGCCATCGGCGGTCCAATTGAACCGCATCTATCGAAGAAAGATTGAACACCGCTCCGGTCTTTTCGATTTGCACGTACTCGATACGCGGGATCAGTAGCGGCCCGCAGGATTCTTGGCACTTCCGCTTGCACTCCATCTTGGGCAGTTCGGCGTAAATTGCCTGCAATTGCTCGGCGGCTGTCATTCTGGTTCGACCACAATTACTTTGTTATCGCCAAACATTGCGCGGAGCTCTTCGACCGCATCGATATATGTCCAACGCTCTGGTGGTAACGGTGTGAGCGGCAACGTTTCCCCGTACCTTTTCTTCGCCAATTCAACAAACTTCGGCCAGTTTTTTCTGTTTATCTTGGAGTCGTCCCAATCGCGCAGTTGGGGAAGCTGCTCGAAAATCCACGGCTTTAGAATATCTTGAGCGCGCGGCAATTGATGCGTGTAAAGCTCATCGCCGGTTAGAAAGTTACAGATGTTGTAGACCTCGGTCATCTCACAAAGCAGTTTATCGTGGCACACGCTGAGGACCACCACTGTCGGAAAGTATTTGACTTTGACTGTGCTCATAGCCGGTTGGCGGCCTCTACTGCGGCGGCTATCTCTTTACAAAATTCTTCGATGAGGACCGGCTGGACCTTGAGTACGGCGGCCTTGAGGGCCACGGCCGCTTCCAGAACGGTTTTGAGCGCCTCTGGCTTTTTTGAGTAGATATAATTCCTGTAGAGTGTCGGGTCCACAATGACTGCGATGTCCTCGGCGTGTTGCAGGTTTTTCACCCACTCTTCAAGCGGCATGGCCGCAATGCCGTTGGCGTGCTCGAAAAGCTCTCTGGTCAATTCCGTGTAGTTAAGTTCCGCCATGTGCTTGTTCCTCCAGGTCTTTCCTGTGGTGCTCGTCCCAATATGCTGGGCTGATTGGGCGATTAGCCTTCATATGGTCAAATTCTTCAAGACGACCCTGGGCTCGAGCCTTTTCCAAGTCTGCGAAAGTGATGGCATTGTCCATCAGTTCCTGGTTTGTCTTTTGCAAATTCTCTACGGCCCGGCAGATTTCACAATAGGGCGCGCCGCGGTCATCGCCAACTTCATTAGCGCCGCGGTGCCCACACGGCAATTTCTCTTCAAGGTATCGCAGTTGACTGGAAAAAAGTCTCCATTCCTCAGCGCGAATAAAAGCGAACTGGATGGCTAGCACATCCGGGAATTGCACGCTGGCCCACCAGACCTTCCCCGGCTCAGTGGTCGCTTCTCCAGTAATGCGCTTTTGGAACGCAATGGCTTTGTCTCTGTCGGAGACTGGCTGTTTGTCTTTTATTGTAAACTTCGGTCCATGGTAGCTGGCTCCGTGAATAGTATTCATCGTTTCACAGGCTAACCACCATTCCATGATTTGGCGCGCGGCGTCGCCCTCGGCAAACCGGATATCGCCGTCGTCGTACTCAATTTCGATACGGATCGCCTTCATTTGCCCTTCTTTGGTTTACGTGCCCGAGACCGCGGCGGTTTATCGACGGTAAATGTGCCTTTGCGCACCAGGGCGGTATAGATTTCTACTACTTTAGCGTTGATGGCGGTCTGCGCCATGCGTTCGCTTGGCTGAGGCAAGCCTTTAGCAACGTGTTCCACGTACTGTTTTACGCTGGCATGCTCCTTTGACAGTCCAGTGATTCGCGTGAACTGGTCGTTTGCCCGTTTGGTCAACGTGTCGATACGCCGCTCGTGGTCTTCGCGGCGGAAATCGGTTGCCACTTGGTCTTTACGGAATTCAACTTTGAGCTCTCCTACCTCGCGGTTTAATCGGTTCGACCGGATATCTAGAATGATGTAGGCAACGAACAGCAACACAAAGAAAATTCCAAAACACCACAATGCTGGCGTCATGGCACGCCCCCTTATTTACCTCTCGTGATTCCCGGTATCTTCATGCGGTCTTGATGCTCTACAGCGAAGGTGCGAAATCGGTCGAGCACGGCGTTGACCTGCTCGATGCGGTCCTCTGGCGTCCCAGCATCATACATGGCCTCGATATACGAACCGATGGCGTCGCACGAGGCATTGTCGCGACCACGCAAGATGAACAGCGGCTCATCATCCGGTACGCGTTCGCCGTTGCTGGTCTTGACGAGGTAGCCTTCCGAATCGACGCTGAACATATCATTCAGCTTTCTCAATGCAGGAAGTATCGGCGGAATGCGCTTGTCGGCATTGCCTTTGCCCAAACCAATCTCACATACGGAAACAATCTGCGTTCGCGGGTCAAGTGAACCACCGACGGCTGGATAGAGTCCGCCTACAAAAAGATTCTCTAGGATTTCCAGGTCAGCGATGAATTTGTCTCCCTCTCTGCGTATCATTGCCTTTCCAACTGGATGTTGAAAATTTACGCTGACGCGAATCTGTTCGGCAATGGCTACGCGGTCCGCAAGAACTTTATCGCCATGCGCATCCTCTGTGCCGTCGGCGATTAGAACGAGCACGTCTTTGATGATTTTCATATCTGAATTCTCCGCCCGCCAAGGAATTGCTCTGGCGCCTCTTGGATAGATGCTAGCTTCGAAAGCCGGTCATCAATAACCTTTTGGCGGTAAGTGAGCATTACAAATCGGTCATCAAACCTTGCGCTCATCTCGCAGAACTTCTCATCGATGCGACGGATCTCCTCATCGATGCGACGGCTATCCCTCTCGAAGAACCAAGCCAGTGCGGAGACTATACATCCCGCACTGGTGATAGCTATAACTAAAAGCGTGAGGTCGTTCATAGCTGAATTCTCCGTCTCGCGTCCAGCACCAGCGCCGGAACCCACAGGTCTCTCTCGAACACTCCCTTGGTTTCCTCGTAGATTTGCTTGAACTCCCGGTAGGCGCGCTCGTAGCAATCGCAGTAATGAGGGCCGCCTTCGATTGCGTCTAGAATACCTTCGCGCGGGCCGTCATGTTCGGTGACGCCATCTTTATTGCGCCAGGAACGCACTGCATCGAAATCGTGCGCAGCCGCGTGGATCTCAAAGGCACGATGCCATATTCGCTCAAACTTGCGCGATTCCTCTTCGCTTGGCAGCGGGAAGCCTTCCGGGAGATGCTCGCGAGGCGTTTTCAGCATGGGTCCGTCATGCGGCCATGCTCACAATCGGCATCTCCAGCAATTCGGCAAGAGGCACGGCGCCCACGCACAGCGAATTCGAGCAAAGAGTGTGGTCCAGGTCGAGCCAGGCACAGAATTCCTGGTGGTCCTCGTCCTCATAGCGGAGGACGCACGGATCTGTCTCGGTACAACCGCAAATTCTGCAGGTTCCAGGTGCGACGATTATCATGCGGCGAGCTCCAATGTTGCAGTTGCAGTGATAATCTCGTTCGCAGTCACGACAATCTCATCCGGAGTTACGTTTGGAGTTACCGGCATTGCTTTTGTTTCATTTGCCGTCCGGATGAACTCAGTTTCGTTGCTTTCGAGTAGGAGCTTCTGCGCCAGCGCCACGTCGTCGCTGGGGAGTCCATGCTCCGAGGCCGGGTGAATGCAGAAGTAACTTTGAATTGTCTTGGTCTGCGGATCGAGCCGTTCGACGCGGCAGCCCGGACGTACTCGGTACAGCCGGCTATTCACTTGCAGGTCGAAGTGTTGTTCTTTTTCAAGCTGGTCGCGCTGCGCCTCGGTCAGTACCGACAGCAAGGCTTCGCGGGCCCGCTTGCGGCGAGCATCGTCCTTGGCCTTCTCGTCGCGCTGGCGCTGCTCACGTTCGAGGCGCTGCTCTTCGGTTTCCGGCGGGAAGTCCGTCGCTGCTACCGTGAAACTTGTAATGTAGTTGGTGATGTAATTTCCAATTCCAGCAGCGATGTTGTTTGGATAGGTGACTGTTTGCGTGACGGCTGTTTGGTAGACCCACTGGTCTGGATAGATAACCGTGTTCGATGTAATCGAGCCTGTCTGATAGCCGTAGTAGGTCATGGCTTCCTCAAGGTGGCGAATTTTCTTTTCGTATTTGTCGTATTTGTCGTATTTGCAACCGTAGAGGTGCTTTTTCCACTTGCAGTAATCGGTGTCGTACCAGTCGGCGAATTTCATCGTCATCATTCATTCCTGCGGCGGCCAGGCATCAGGGTCGGACGGCACGTACATCTCTTGCGCTACAACCGTGGTGAGAGCTCGGTCACGGCCGCGCGCATGCACCTTGCGGTAATAGACGCGGCGCTTGTCCGACGGCAGCTTCTCTTTTTCATCTTCGAAGATGTGGAAGCCGGCAGTATAGTTGCTGCCTTTGGCGGTTCCACCCTCGGCGACAAGCCATTCATCAAGTGGCACCGACCGGGAACCTTTGAGAGTGAAATTCTCAAACTTCGGCTTGCCAAGGAGTCCGCTATCGAATCGTTTCCAGCCGCTTTGGATCAGCGTCGTCGGCTTGCCGATTTGTTCGCTAACAGTTGCTAGGCACATTCTTCACTCCTGGACTCCTTGAGTAATTTGGTTGCGGCCCTTACCAATTCAACGAAAGCATCGTGACCTACCGGATGCCGACTGGCCATCTGACGCCTCACGACCGTAACAGCCTTTCTGAGCCGGTCGATTTGTTCTTTGGGCACGGTCACGTTTAAAATCTCACCAACCGGCGATGAATGCGTAACTAACAGCAACGAAATAAATGGAAACGAGAGCCGTCCAAAACTTCGGATGACGCGCCCAGATGTACAGGCCCATCACGATTGCAAAGGTTTCCCAATCCGGACAGGCCTCTGCAATTATGCGCTCCTCTCGGGTCAGAAGCTGCATGTTCATCCCCCGACAAATTGTGGCACGAGGATCAATCGTTCGGCCGTAGCATCGAAGGCGTCAATCTGCTCGCCTTGGTTGCCGGCGCGATTGACTCGGAAGGCGGCATAGCCTTTGCTTTTGAGGTCATTAAAACGCGAGCGGGCAGCTTCCACTTCATCGTGATTCCCGCTCCGCCATTGGATCCTAGTATCGCCAGTTCTGTCCAACACCATCAGTTCGCTCATCGGTTTCTCCCTTTTCACATTAAATGTGCCCCATGGTCATGCAACTTTCCTCTGTCGAATGTCCTGTAGCCCGCGCGAGATTAGGGCTTCCATGAGCATCGCTGCATTACTACAGGCAAGGACGCCACCTTGTACGGCCTCTACAAGCCCATTGTTTGACACGCGCCACCGTTCGCCGCTCCAGGTAAAGCGCACTTCGGCTCCGTGAATGTCAATATCCCGAATCCGGTCAGGATACGGCAGCGTAGCAAGCGCAGCTTCCAATAATTCAGTGGCGGTCATAACGTAAACTTTTTAAGCTGCTGCAAATTCTGGAAGGATGAGCGACCATGCCCACCGGCCAGCTCGGTAAAACGCTCGCATCGCACTACGGAAGCCGGCGACCGCCACGATGATGAGCACGACAAAAATCCAGACGCAAGGTTCGGTTGCGCTCACGTGCTCTGACATCGGGCATCGCGATTCGACGAGCATTACAAAAGGAAAACTGAAAACAGAATAGATGAACCATCCGGTGAGTGTGAACAGAATTTTCTTTGGCATCCGATATCTCCTGCTTACTGGCCCAAGAGTCTAAGTAAACTCTCAGCGGATTGCAAGTATTTTCTTACACTCTAAGTTGTGTTAAAATCCCGCCATGCAAACGAATAGGCAGATGCAAATGCATAGCCGGTCCATCGGCAAGATGGAGGAGATGTTGGAGCGTATGCACGCCGCGCTCGAGGACGGCAAGGCCATGAGGATCGTCTGCCTTGACGCCCAACACGCAGCGAATCTTCGTGCTCGTTGGTTGAAGCAATATCCGAAGGACAAAATTCCAGTGTTCACCATTCTACGGTCAGAGCAAGAATGAACGACCAAGAATTTGTTTTGGCAAAATATCCACGCGCTGAATGCTTTGGACCAGTCAACCTATATTGGCCCGGACAGGGCACGCGTAGAAAGTATATTGTCACATCCGCGCCACATATGAGCAGGACAGAAGGTGAAGGCGATACGCCAGCAGAAGCGTGGACCAATGCGGCAGTGAGAATCAAAGCGGTCGCGGCCGCTAAAAAGATTCTTCCTGGGAAGAACGATGGGTAGGCACGGACATGCTTCCATTCCGTTCGGCATCCACAAAGGCATCCGCGTACGCTTACTGCCCGACCCTTACCTGTCCTGGCTCACAACGACGTTCATTATGACTGCGCCAGAGTGGCGTTGGCTCAAGGACAGCGTCCTCAGTGAATTAAATTTCCGTGGACTGCGTTCCGATTTGGTCGACCTACATGTGAAGCCCGGCTGCCAGGCGGTGGTGCCGCCCTATTGGAATACGTTGCTGGAATGTACCAGCGAGACGTGCAACCGTCCGTTGCCGTGCACCATACATACGGTCGAGGAATCGGCGCAGACTAGGTTTGAGTTTGCGGAGGCCAAATTCCTACTGGAATCCAAGCGACGCATCCGTGTCGAAGGCGAGCGCACATGAACAGGGATTGCAACGGAGATTACTGGCCAACCTTGCGGCTTTATCGGTGCCTGCGCGATGGGTCTCTCATCAAAGCCAACGCCCGGCCAATGGAATGTGACAATTGTAAGCGGCGCGTGTCGGCGACGGTCCATCCAAAGACTGAGATGCGAACAATCAAACAGCTCAAGCACCCAACATTCGGATGGCTGGATATCATCCCGTGATTCGCCTTGTCCAATGGCTCTGTCCGCAGCGGCACTGCATCGTAGCGGTTGCCTACGACCCTGAACATCAGGACCATGATGCTGCCATTGCCCAGATGGAATCCTTTGTGGCCGCCGCTAATGTGCTGCCACACTGCGGTCTGTGCGGGTCGAAGTCACTGTTCTACGATGACCAGCCTACGAAATTTGAGACTATGCAACAGGCGCAAGCAACTCGCCAATCTCAGAACGCAGGAATATTTGAAGGCGTCGAGGAATTAAGAGATGCTCTCCCTGGTTCGAATCGATAGCGACATTCCTAACGGCATAAAGTATTTTGTGATAGCCGAGGAAAGTGTGCTTGCGGTCGCGCGTGAGTATATTAGCCCGGTGACCGGCCGCAGGATGCGCAGCGGCGTTCCCTCGGTTCGAAATATTGTGGTAGTACACCGCCCCGACGGGTGGGCCTGCCAAGCCTGTCAGCCGCCACCGTACCATCCCGTCTTGGCGCCACCCTGTGAACATATCCGGTTTGCAATTGAGCTATATTTAACCAACGGCTACGCGACGACGGAGCGTGAAGAATACTTGCAAGAGTGCGCGAGGCAGAGCAGGGAAGCGGAAGCTCGAGGCGCACGCCGCATTGAAAACGCAAGTGACGTAGAGCTAGAGGACCGCGCTAATCATCCGGACTGGTTTATTCCACGAAACAGCATCACTGGCGAAGAAATAGATAGGGTGCGCGCGGAAGCATACACCGAAATGAATCACCGTCGCGCCAGGCGGCAGCACGAGAGGCTCACTCACGACCGCGCAATTGCCGAGCGACGCGCAAGGAACGCACAAATCGACCGCGAACGCGCACGATTTTCTTGGCAGTGGTTTGACAATTTGTTACCTGAATCGGAACAGGTCAAGGTCAGATGTTGTAATGCTCCTAACACCGATGGAAGTTACCGGTGCAATAAGGAACTTGGACATTCAGGCGACCATGTTCATAGTTTTATCCGCAATGGTGAGCGTGACTTTTATTGGTGGCCAGTGAAGCCGGCGCCTGAACCAATCGCCACCTTGGACCTCCACGCCAAGCGCAGGATCAGGGTCGAAGAGTAGGCTGCCGTCTAGATTTTTCAAATTCTAAAATTTTCCAATGGCACTTCCGGCAGCAGCGATAGACATGCTCAAGGCGGGTAAGCACTTCCTCCCACAAATCTGCGCGAATCACCATTGGAGGTCGATTAAGAGGACGCAGGATGACGAATTCATAATTCATGTATCGGAGCAAGGTCCTCTCCGATGATTCCCGCACGCTGAAATCCGTAAAAACTGTTGCTGTGCGGATGACTGTACTTGATTCCCTTTTCGTCTTTTTCCCACTGAATATTGAAGATGGCCAGACTGAGCTCGGCGAATTGCGCAAACTCTTCCGGCGTCGCGTCTGTTAGGTGCGTGTTGTAGAACTTGAAATGTAAACGTTTCCGCGTGCCGAGGATCGGTCGGCTCCAATAGCCGGTGACGCCGCGCTCTTTTGGACAAGCGCAATCTGCTCGATGGTGCGCAAAGCAGGTCCAATAATCTCCAGCACCAAAATCCACCACGCCATCTGGTAGTGATTCCGAGCCAATTTCTACAATCTTGTCGGCTTCTGGGTTTGGCGGCTCGATATACACCTTGTGGGGCCACCCATATTTTTGGTCTGCGCCGCTGAATCGTGTGCCAGGAGTTTTCAGGAATCGGATTGCATCAGCGACGCTGATAGACCCGCAATAGGAACAGTGTTTGGTTCCAGCTTCGCCGTCGCGATATGTTCCGCTACAGCTCATTTCTGAAAATGGATTTTAGCACAAAAAGCCCGGCTCCTTTTAGGCAAAGAACCGGGCTAGTTTTCTGTCAGGCTTGAGCGTTTATGGCTGGTAGCCGCACTGATTACAACGCACGATTACCCTCGGGCTGCCCTGTGCCACGAATGTGTCCGCAATCGTCAAGGCTGTACTACGGCATTTCGGACATGCCAGTCCGGCCAGCACCAGGTTCTCTCTCGCGACCCGCGCCAATTCCACAGCCTTGGCCAAAAGAACAGCGGCCGCTTTTTTGATTACGTCTTTAGATTCTTTCTTTGGCGCCTTCTTCGGCGCTTTCTTTGCTACTCGTTTCGCAGAAGTTTTTGCCATTGGGAACCTCCCAAATAGTACGCTATCACCATTTAGTTCCGGTTGGTCTGTATAAAATAGGACACTACTTACTTTTTGGCTTTTACGGCCTCTTGTTCTTCGGCGAGCGTCGAGGCCGGAAACACCGCGGACTTGAGCCCGGTGAAAGCGCCGGTGCCGGCGACGTCGGCTTCGTCTTTGTCTTTCATGCCAAACCACGGCCCTGTGTAAGTCTCGCTGGTGGCTGGCTTCGGTACTTTTTTGCCAGTGATTTCCTCGAAGGCTTCGGCGTTCACCAGATACATGGCAAACGTTGCGGCCGGCTTCTCCTGCCAAACCTCGAGGCCGTGTGGATCCGAATAGACCTTTTGGATGATTTTCCCGCCGCGACCGACGCCCATTTCACCCATGGACTGGCCGCGCGCTCCGCTTCGCTTAACGAGACTCGCGCTCGGCGCTAGGTGGCTGGTAGCTATGAGCGAATGACTGCCGTAAGACAAATTTGCGCCCATTGGATAGTTGAATTCGTCGCTGTCGAGGTCCGAGGCCCAGCCTTCATGCGGCAGGATCTTCGACTTGAGCTTGCTCGGATCCGTAGGTTCGAACAACGCGATGCCGATGGCGCCTGTCTTTGACTCTTCGCCGAGCAGCTGCTCGGCGACAGAGATGCCTTTGCCCTTCTGGTACGGCGTGGCCACAAATTGATAGACCGTGCCGTCCTGGTCTTTCCAGCCATCAAGCCACGGCTGCGGCGGCGTGACGAGGTAGTTGTCTTTGGCGAGCGTAGTGCCGAGTTTGTCGCCAGTGAGTGCGTTGATGCCGCCAGCGCCGATGAGCAAAGCGACCGGATGCTTGGTTGAAAAACTCATCCACAACGCTTCGGTGTCATGGAGCGCGACAAAGCACGCTTCGGCTTCCCAGGTGGATGGGCATTTATCCGCGTAGTCTTTTACGCGGAACACTTCCATTCTTCCGAGGCTTGGCGGCAGGTTTGACGGTTTTCTTCCGTCCGGGACTCTTACGGTTCGATGAAACGTTACTTCTAACGATGGACTGATTCTCATGGCGTCTCCTTTTGTTCCAGGTTCTTCGTTTGCATTGCGGACACCGGTCGGGGAAAAACATCGTGGACCAATTGTGTCCACACCATTCACAGTGGCAGCCGAATGCTTCGAGTAGCCGGTACATAGCGGTACAACTATACCATAGAACCTTGACTTTACTGGTGCAAATGTACCATAATCCCGGAATCGTTTATGCGCCAAGACATGAAAGACCTGTTGGTGAACACTGGCCGGTCCGGAGACTATGCCAAAAGCCGGCGTGCGCGTTTCAAGCACGCGGATCCGGAGCTTTTGCCTCGCCGTATCAGTCAGGCCACGTTTGGTTGGTATGCGAGAAGCCAGGGCGACCGGCTGGCGCCGCTTCGCCGGTTCCTCGAAGTGAACTGCGGCCGGCCCTGGGCGGACATCTACTCCGAAATCTGCGCGGTGTCGGACGCCAGAACCATTCGCGGATACCATCTCCGCGAGCATGTCCACCAATACGTTCGCCAATACGAACATGACCTTGGCCAACGCGCTTGGGGATCGTTCTTTGTCGGCGCGGATGGCATCCTGCACCAAGAGTCTAGGCTGACGAACGCGGAACGTGCCGCCCGCTGGAAGAACAGTTTGCAGTGGGACCCAAAAGAAAAAAAATGGAAACTGCCCAAGCCGCCCAATCCTAAAGTCACAGACAACGCAGACCGCTGGTGGGAAAAGATTGAAGGCTATTGGTACGAGTTCACTGTGACTCACATCAAGACCACTTACCCAGTTGAATGGCTCATCGACCGCGGAAATAATGTGGTGGATATCGGTCGCGAATTAAAAGAAAGAATCTTTGATAAGACCATCAAGCGCCAGGTGGATTCCAAGACCATCAAAAAACTCGAAGCGATGCTGCGGTCGAAGGTCGCATGAAGATACGCTCAATCGTCGGCAAGACCATCAAATCCGCTGAGGCCACAACTCACGAAGCTTCGGATAGTTGTGTATTTGCAACCATTGAATTCAGGTTCACCGATGGCTCGATGTACAGTTTATGTCTGCAAGCTCTACCTCAAGTCCATGGAATGCTTTTCAAGAGCGATAACGATGACAACGCTACGGAAGTGGAGTTGGTCAAGCCGTGAAGCCGGCAAACTTTCTTCGCACCGTAGGATTCAAAGACCTCAAGAAAAACAAGCTAACTGTCATTTCCCTGTTCAGTGGCTGCGGCGGCATGGATCTCGGCTGTATGCAAGCGGGCCTCGAAGTGCGGGTGATGATTGACAACGAGAAAACCTGCTGCGAGACGCTATACGAGAATTTTGTCAAACGGTCTTTATATCGAAAGCGGGCTCCGGTTCCGGCCATCCTGCACCGGGACATTTGCCAAACGCCCACGTCGATGATACTCGATGCGGCTAAGCTGCAGGTCGGTGAAGCGGGCGTAGTGACCGCAGGATTCCCTTGCACGGGATTCAGCTTGGCTGGCAAGCGCAGAATCGATGACCCACGCAACAAACTCTACTTGGAATGTGTGCGGGTCATACGTGAGGCGCTACCGCGGTTCTTCATTTTAGAGAATGTCCCAGGACTTATCTCCATGGACAAGGGCCGGATCATCGACCGCATTTGCCGGGATCTCGCCTGCTGCGGCTACGATGTGCACTGGCAGAAGCTGAATGCCGCGGACTACGGCGTGCCGCAGAATCGCATCCGCGTTTTCTTCATCGGCCAGCGCGTCGATATGCTCTATTGGAACGGCAAAGACAATCCGCAATTGCACATGGGCTGCGGAGGCCGCTACAAGCATCCGGAATTTTTCGAGAAGAAGTACAAAATCGAATCGTATTGGCCGGAGGCGGCGTGATGCGCCTATGGCTCGACGATATTCGAGAGCCATGGAAGCACGGCTGTGTCGGTTGGGATTGGGCCAAGACCGCCGAGGAAGCTATCGCATTTCTGCGCACCGGCACGGTCACCATCGCTTCGCTCGACCATGACCTAACTCCAGAGCAAACGCTTGGTGGAATCTACGGCGTAATTAAGACGGACGGCCAGAAGTCAGGATACGACGTTGTGGTGTGGCTTGAAGAACATCCAGAATTCTGGCCTGCGGACGGTGTTCGCGTGCATTCGATGAATCCCGCCGGCCGCAAACGGATGCTGCAGGTGATTGAACGTCATTACAATGAGCGCACCGGCTAGGATTCCGCCCTGTCACCTAGCGTTAGAGGCTTATTCTCCCCGTATCCCTTGCGACCGAGCTCGGTTAGGGGGCCCTAGTGCCATTTCGGGCCGATGAAGGGCTTGCCTCCGCCTGTTGGCACCGTCAGAGCAGCAAGGTCAATTCCTTTTCAGCCAGCCGCGTGCTGCCGTTTAAGGCGACGCGATTGCGCTGTCACGCTCTGCAAAGCTTCGAAGGTGTCCGGGATCGTTTCACTCGGTCCCCGCCTTGACTTCAAACGGGAGATGCGTCTCTGCCCGGCACACGGTGCGCTCGCGCGGAGTATACACCTAAAAAGACCGGCGCGGGAAGAGGTCGGAGTTCTTCGGAACCGCGCCGGTACGTTGTGTCCCTCTTGGAGCAACAGATTGACAGAAATCCTATTGCAAACTTACAGGCTAAGTCAAGCCAAAATAAAAGGCCGACTCTCCGTGAGGAAGCCGGCCTTGAGTGGTTGAAGTTGAGTTTGGGAGCTTCGAAGTGTGTTTAACGCGACGGTCGAACCGCCAAAGGCACCAAACATTCCGAAGCCAAGCAAAGAGATTTTGGCAGCCAAATGCACCACCGTCAAGGAATTTGGAGCGCCTGACGGGATTCGAACCCGCAACCCTTCGCCCTAGGAGACGAATGCTCTGCGCAGTTGAGCTACAGGCGCTCGGAGGAATATTTTTTATTCTTATAGGAACAAAAAATATTCCTGAAAACTTGGCGCCGGAGTCCCACTTAAGGGCACGCAGCACTAGCAGCCGCGCCTCCGGCACTGGCTCGCCCGGTGTGACTTGAACACACATCGTCAGCTTTAGAGGCTGCTGCACTGGCCGGTTGTGCTACAGGCGAACTGAAATCTGGAGCCGCTGGCAGATTACGAGTCTGCGGCCTCTCGGTTAAAACCGAGTGCTCTTTATCGGAAGAAACTTCCGGTCGATGCTGAGCTACAGCGGCGTGGTTGTAAACTCGATAGTTGGCCAGCGCCTTGCGCTGCTCGCCGGCGATCGGGCTCGTCGCAATTGCGGTGAGCTCGTCATTGAAGTCAGGCTCGTGCCAAGAAAAATGCGGGATGTTATTGGCGCATAGCTTTGCTTCCGCGCGGCGAAGCGACGCCAAGTGCGGCAGGCCAATCAAAACCATATTGGGAATTCCTTCTTCACAACGAAGCGAGGCAACGTGGAAGGAGGCATGAGCGGTCTGAATAATTTGCGCAGGGATGGGGATGTCGGTTCGAACGAACAGGAAAACGTAGCGGTCGTCGCTTATCTATGTCATGGTCAAACTGTGCCAGAACTGCGGATTCGGTGTCAACTAAAAACCGAAGCGCCGTTCACACGCGGCGCCTCGGTCATTACTTCCTATCCCCGCAGAGAGTCTATCATGGAACCTTCCAATTTTCGAACGGTTGCTCTTGCGCTCGCGGCCACCAGCGGACACGCAAACCGCGGAAGCCAGGGATCACGAACGGCATGGCGTGGCAAGTTAAGGTACGGCGGGGTGCGGCATGGCTGCGAGTGGACAAGGAGCGGCGTGAGAAGGCGGGCGCGGTGCGGTCCCGCAAGGCATGGCAAGGCCGGGCGAGTAATGGCCTGGTGAGGCAAGGCGGGCATGGTGTGGCGTGGCGTGGTTATTATTTTTCCAATTGAATTCGTCTGCCGCCGAGCGGTCGCTGAATTACTTGCGTGCAATCATAATTTTGACCGCAATGATTACAGTGACGGGAATTTGCAATGGTGACCTGCATCGTGACTTCATTGCAGTTCGGGCACCTCGGCGTTTGGTCGTTGGTCATGACAGCGGCCAATGATGTCGCGCCAGCCACTTTTTCAAGCGACGTGGTCTTTCCGGTCACGGTGTTAGTAAAAGTGACCCGGCCAACCAGCGGCGGAGCATCATCGCCATTGCGAACCGGTGTTCTTGGTATTGGTTGACGTCCCATCATTTTCTCCGCGCGTCCGGACTTAAACAAATCGAGCAGCCCTAGGGCCCCGGCGCCGGAGAGCTCCGTTCCTACCCAGACCATGGCGTCAAGTCGGTTCGGCGATTTTTGTCCTGGCTGTGCGCAATAGCTGACCAATTCTTCTTCGAGCGCAGAAAACTCGGTACATTGAGGCTTGCCGCAACTGCAAACCAGGTGCATTTTGTTTTGCTGGAACAGCGCAAGGATCGGCTCGGCGCGCACCAGCTTGCCGCGGGATGCGCTCACATCATGGTAAGAGACGTTTTCATCCACATTGCGGATGGTCTCTTCAACCATGTCCCCACCGTAGTTTCTCTCAGCGATGATGCGGTCAGCTGCGTAGCCGTAGTAGGTGCGGATGGCCGTGGTCGCCCAATCCCGCGGCCGCGCTGCGCGCATGGAATCGTCGTGGAGAATGTAGATATGCCCGTCCTCGCCTTCACCGCCGGTCATGATGCCTACTTCGGTCATGTTGCCGCCAGAAGGATCGATGCCCACTACGATGCGCCGCAAACGAATCTCCTGGTCGCTGGTCAACAATGAGCCGGCATTGTAGCTGGCGGTCACGCGGCTATCCTCGATAATTTTCCGCGTCCACAACGCACCGGGAATCTCTTCGGTGTCCTCGGCCAGAATTTCTTGCCGATAGGCCAGCGAACTCATGTTGTGGGTGACTTCCTCGAGGCCTTCTTTTGAAAGATGTGGATTGGCGGAACTCGGGAAATGCAGGCACAGCCACAATGGGTCGTTCTTGTACTTCTTGAACATCTTGGCGGCGTGCTGCGGATCTCGGGCTTTGCTGGCGCTGCGCGTCTCAAGCGATGGTGGCGTGTAAATGAACACCACGTCGCCGTTGTTATCAATCAGCATGGGCGCGCCGACTTCGGTCCATGCCGTTTCATCCATCATCTGGTATTCATCGAGAATCAAAAGGTCGGCATAATCACCGCGAAGCGTTTCGGCGTTGAACGCGGTCTTTGCCCGTATTCTGCGGTCGGTGCCGCGCTGTTCGATGATGTGTTCGGTTTCGTTTTTATACAGCCGGCCAAAGGCGATTGGTTCATCGAGAGCCAGCAGCACTTCTTTCCAGAATTTCTTCACCTGGTCGATCGTGGGCGCGGCGTAGAGCACGCGCTTGCCTTTGAGAAATTGTTCCACAGCAAGGATTGCTGAACCAGTCGTCTTTCCAGAGCGTCTTCCAGCGCGAATGATTTTTCGTTTAAGTGGCGACCGGCAAAATCGCAACTGATATGGATTGTCCGCGGGATTGCGCAGATTGATTTTGAACTGCTGGGGCTTTGGCGCTTCGGCGTCTGGCGGAATTATGGGATTGGAAGCCATCCGGACAATAATCCTCTGCCGTTACCCCAGATGCAAGCCTAATGGAGATATTGATGGGCCCAGAGGTCCGCGAAGGTAGCGGCCGAGAGAGCCGCGATGATAGCGCCGACATGGCCGCCCATGACCACTGCCAGAATCACGATGATGGCCAAGCTGTAGTAGACGTGCCCTTTGCCGCTTAGAACACAATCCCACACCGGATCCGGACCTTGAAGCTCAGGATCCATTGAATTTCTCCCAGGTCTTGTTCAGACCAAAATTTATCAGCTTACGGTAACCGAAACTTAATGCCTCGGCCATGGCTACTTGCTTCGGCCACTTGCACACCGCTACGCGATAGGCCGCAATCACCAGCCCCGTACGGTCCTGCCCATGCTGGCAGTGTACCAGCAACGGTTTTGGTTCCACTTCGATGAATTGCAGAATTGCCGCAAGCGCCTCCTGGCTGATTCCGGTTACGTAAATTTGCCACGGCGAGATGGGGCGAGAAATAATCCGAACGGGTTGCAGTTCGAGAATTTCTTTTACATCTTCATCCGCTCCCTCAAGACTGAGTACAGTGGCAAACTCTGCCTTGATGGCGGCGAAGTCCGCAGGTTCAGGACGCGGACCACGCGACACTCCATTCCCGACGAAGGTAATCATCGGACCGCCAAATAAATGAGGATCAAAGTGGCCACGAGCGCGCTGCCGAAAAATCCGATACTCAAGCCGACCGCGCAGAACACCAGGAAACGATAGAAGTCCGGCATGTGTTTGATGACACTGTTCATGGTGCACCTCTGGCGCTTGGGCAGGTTCGCACGCACGCGCACAATGCCTTGTTGCATTGAATGTCGCAAGTCCTGGTTTGAAACTGGTCCAGGTCGCGCAATTTACCGACAATGGCAATCAGTAATAGCGCAATACATACGGTGACGAGCCCGGCCAGTATGCGTAGACGAATTTTCCTCATCATTCACGATTACTTCTTGCCAGGCTTGATGGCACCGTCTTTTACGGAATCTATCGGATGCGTGACCATGTGCTTGCCTGTGTGGAAGACTTTGGTAATGACCGCCTTTGGCGCTTTGTAGAAGGCAGCTTTGGCGCCAACGCCTACACCCTTTGCTACCGTGGCACCGCCTATCACCATCAGCGTGGCCGCCGCTACGACAAGGATTTGCTGTGGATTCATGGTGGCCTCCTTTAAGGCTGAAATCTTCGCGCGCTTTTAGTTTCACGGTCAACTCCCAATTTATTCCAACCAGAGACTCATGGATGGCACGCATATTTTTGCTGCGGTATGGTAGCGCGCAGGCCGGTCGAGGCATCAAGCTCTGTCAGTGTTTCCAAACAGACTGGAGTGACACTGACCCCGGTTCCGGATAGAGGCGCGTTGTTCGGGCTGGTCGAAGCGTTCGTCGTGAAAATCAAGTTCGCGTTGTGCACCCCAGGCGTTGTCGGATTGAAGGTGACGCTCACAATGCAATTATTTCCGATGGCCAAGGTTGCGCCACAGGTGTTCGCCGAAATCGCGTAGTTGGTCGCGTCGCTCGGGGCGATGCTGGTGATGTTCAGTGTCGCCGTGCCTGTGTTGGTCAACGTCACGGTCTGCGCAGCGGAAACCTTTCCAACGTTCACCGCACCGAAGCTCAAACTCGTTGGATTCAAGGAGACCACTGGCGCGTTTGGCGGTGGAACTGTTCCCCACACCGGCCCCGCATCCGTAATGGTCATGCTCTCCACGGTGGTTGCCAACGTAGTCGTGGCGCCGGCCGCTTTCACCGTTCCGCCGGTTGAAGCCGTCCCCTTGAAAATTGTCGCTACGTCGTTGGCGTCAAGGGTAACCGTCCAGTTCGTCCCGTTGTCTACGATGCTCGGCGTGAGCGCGACGAATCCGGAAATGTCTCCGAGCTGAATTGCGTTGACCTGGTAGCTGACCACGTTTCCGGGGTTGGTATTGTTCGATTCGATGCGGTACTGCCACTCTCCTGTAGCGATGACAGGCGTCGGTCCGGAGGAGCTCACGTTCTCCGCGAAGGTGGAAATAGTCGGCGCCGTAGGAAGTAATGCCGTGTAGAGCGCCCGCTGCGTGCCATCGTTGCAGGTGACTTGCGCGCCGCTGACGGATGGACTTGTTTCGCAGTGAGTTACGAAAGTCGTGCTGGTGCCCGAGGCCGTAGTTTGGATGCGGTCCACGACCAGCAGGACGTTGATGCCGCGGAAGTAGAGATATTCCCTGACGACCGAAACGACGTTCTGATTCTGGCGTGTGGGATTGCCAGCGTCGCAGACGTGGTTCTGATAGACCAACGTGAGGTCGGTTACGGCGTAGGCGTAGTTGGTCTGCGATTCGAGCCGCTTGATGATTCCAGGACCGTCCGAGCAACCTTGTGAAATGTTCTGTGCTTGCCCGCCGACGAAGGGGATGTTATGCGCGAAACCTTCGTATACGTTCGCACAGCCCCCGGACAGGCACGCGCCGCCGTATCCGGCAACCGTTTCCGAGTAACCCATCGTTTCACGGATAATGTTCACGCCCTTGCGCGAGCACTGAAAGGTTCCAGCATCCCAGTGCGAGTGTCCACTACCCCATGCCTGCGCTCCTGGATTAGTGCCCTTGGTGACCCCCATTTGCAAAAGGCAGGTGGTACCCGTCGACGTCCAAGTATCGTGTAGGTACAGATAGTTTGCACCCGATGCGTAGTAGTCGAGCGGAAGATTCGAGAACGCCAAAGAGGAGCCGCCCGGATCTACGGAGCGGAACATCGGTCCGACTGCGGGCTTCACCGTCCCAAGCCACTGACGCGCGTACTTTCCTATATTCGTTGCGGCGTATTCGCCCGCCGCAGCGGTCATAAAGTCGCCGTAATACTGAGACTCCATCATGCAACCGCCGGTGGCGTTGGCGTTTCCGGTGGAGTTATGGCTCTGAAAGGCACAGGTATCCGCAGCAACCCACTGCTCATCATCAGACGCCGTGAACCCATCCCATACCGACCGCGGTGAGGCCGTCCGCTGCAGCACGGTGTTGTAAATCGTAGTTAGTACGCCCGACTTGAAGGCAGTCGTTTCGTTCCACAGGTCACGGCCCAAAAGCGCCGAGGAAGCGAGCGCGGCGGCATAATAGTCGAGCGAGTAGCGGCCATATTCCGCGGCACCCTCTTGGTTGTGAAAGGCGTAGCCGTAGGCGCCGTTTCTTCCTGTTCCGGTCGGAGAATCGAAGTTCAGCAGGTCTACCCATCGACTGTTCATCGCGTACTGGAGATTTGCATCCGCGCTGGCATTGGTGATGTAGCTGGCGATTCCGAAAGTGAAGTCATTACGGAACTGGCCAGCGAAATAATTACTTGCCGGCATCCCCACGTTGCCCCAAGTCTGCGTTACGGTATCTTGGCCGTTCTGCCAGGTGTTCCAGTTCGTTTCCAGAGTGGTGACCTGTCCAGCCGTGAGGCACGCCGCAAGACCACATCCGGGCGCGAGCCAGTCGCGGATGAGCAACATCATCTCGCCTTGTACGCGCATGGCATCGCAGCCCGGCCCGGTGTAGCAGCCCGAGGAAGGCGCGAACCCGGTGGTGTCAGTGATGGCCTGGGCGCACGCGGCCGCTTGTGCACTCGGTGGCCCGTTGATGCAGGTAAACGCGATATCGTAATCGTCAAGGTTGCGCGTGTTGGCGGTTTGGCCAAGATAGCCAGTGCTCGTCACCCACGCCTTGGCAGTCGTGATGCGCGCGGGAGTCCAGAACAGGCGAGGATGCGCGTTTGGAAAAGTTAATCCATAGGCGGTAGTGGTTTGCGAATACCCCGTATTGGCGAACAGAAGAGTGACAGCGGTGACGCAAATGAGAACGCGCAGTCTCATCGGTGATTTTCCTCTGCGCGTTTGATGGCCGCATTGTGCGTGTGGAAGTAAGCCTGGCCGGGATAATCCTCGCCGGCTGGTTTTAATTGCCGAATGTACTCCGAGGATTCAAAGATTTCGAGACGATTTTTGAGCAGCAGCTTGGCGCGTTCGATTTGCGGATTGCGGGGATCGAAGCGGATGAGCTCCTCGGCCAGCGCCCACATGCAGTTTTCTAGCTCGGTGACCCGGGCGACTACTTGCGGCGCAGAACTTTGCGCGATGGCCACTTTGTCGAATTCGAGCAGGTCCGCACGTTGGTCCATTTCGGTAACCGCAGCTGTGCCATCGTTTTTGGGATGTGTGACCGAAGGAAGTTGCGATAGAGGCGCATCGCTCATCGGCAAATCCTATCGTATCGGTCAAGCGACGGACAGTGCCCAAGCGTAAGGATCCGGCCTTCATCTTTGAAGCCGTATAGTTCATAGGACGTCGTGATGGCTTGTTCGTGATACGCCAACTGCAAGCGGTCGTGTAAGCATTCAACGCGGTCGCGTAAAGCGTGCAAACCTATCAGGATTTTAGCCAGCTCCACGTCGGTCAATTTTCTTCTCTGGGTGTTTGCCATTGATGTGCGCTCGCAATCCAGCTTCGGCTCTTTTCTTAAGCGGCATCTTGTTCTTAATCTTGGTGGACAAATCCTCCGGTTCTTTATACTCGCCAACCCAAGGACAATAGGGACATTGGACCCTCATCGCACCAGCACTACAGGATTGAAAGTGGGACGCACGATGGCTATGCTCTGGATTGTCGGCGCGCGCACGCCAAACAGGTCCGGCGCTTGGCCTTTGCCGGCCAGTAGCACCCACAGGTCGCGCGGATCGATGCGCATGACTGGAATGTCTTTGGGTAATACGACGATGCCGGCTAGCTCGAGGCCGCGGGCATCAAGCTCGCTGCAAAACCAGGCGTCGGGCAAACGCCAGTCCCGGTTCCCCATGCCGAATGCGAGAATCGCCCGCCAGTCATATGGTTTGCCGTCCTGGGCAGTGAGGAACTGCCAGAAGCGCGTGTATTGTTCCGCAGCGACCGGGATCTGTACCGTTTGATAAGCGGTAGCTTGCCGATAGCACTTGTCGGCCAGGAGGCGCCATTTGACGCCGCCGCGCAATTGCGCACCAAAGGTTTTCTGGCCATCCTCGGACAATGCTTCCGTGTGACTCCAGCGGCATCTTGTCGTGTAACGGATGACCTTGGAGTCCCAGCCGCCACCTTCGACAAAGCGTAGTTGAATGGTAGGCATTTGTCGGCATTTTGCTCCGAGTTTTCTCCAAAGTCTATCAGAATCCTTCGTTTACTCCAGAGTACCGCTAGTATACTACTCGCCACTAGCACGTTGACATTCTTATTGACTAAACTTAGCCCCTATGTTACAATCAGTTAAGAAGTAAGACGTTAGAGCGCAGCACGAACCAAGCGCAGAACAAAGGAGAAAAGGAATTGAACCTGACCATCACGCAAGCCGTATGGACGCTGGCGATTCTGCTGTGCTTCACGCTCGGCTGCATCGCCATGCTGTGGATTCGAGAAGCGGGCCAAATTCAAGAAAAAGGAGAAGGAGAATGAAACTCTCTGCATATCAGTCAAGCGATGCGCCGCAATGAAGTGGAACTACTAGCGCATCTTCGCCGCTATCGCATTGGCATTCCAACGCTGTTCAGTATGGCTTGGCACAAGGCGCTTGACCGTCTTATGGATGCCGGGATGGTCCGTTACAAAAAGAGCAGGGCTCGCTTCGGCATGGGGCACTATGTGGTCCAGCCTGGGGCCCGTCACTGCTCGGATTCGGAAGTAATCGGTTCCGCCGCAGCACGACACAAGCGGCGACCGTTCGGAAAAGGAGAAAATCGAAATGGCTACCGTCCCTGTTTTTATTCTCTGTCAACAATGCCAGTTCTACCACGAAGCGCAACAGTCTCCGGCAACGGAGCGGCCCGTCAAATGGAACCGCTACACCCGCTTGGAACTCGATGCCTTGCACGGTGGGGGGTGGATTCAGAGCGTTACGACCATGACCGCTTGCCCGTCGGGCGCTGGGCCTGTGGTGAAAGTCAAACCTGTGGTGAAGGGCAAAAGGAGGGCCGCGTGAAGCGCCGGGTAGCAGTGCCGCGCAAGCGGAAACGGATCTCCAAACGCGAATCGCAAAGCATCGCGAGACGGAAAGTCTATCGGCCCAACGCAATACTGCGCAAGGTCATTCGCCGGAAGTTGGCGCAACGCCAAGTCATTCTCTATCGTTTGCGCGTCAATGGCGCCGGCTCGTTCCAGATGGCCGACCCGAATTCGCGACAGCGGCATTGGGAGCCGCTGGTAAAGAGCATGGCATGATGTGGGACATTCTCCAGTTCGTGATTTTGATGAGCCAAGCGGTGTATTGGTTCCATCTGCGCAACCCAAAGCGCGATGAGGTCGTTTGGCTCGCCTGCGTTTATCCTGGGTCAAGTACTCCGGAGAAACTTCCGGACATCTCACAAAAGGGAGAACAACCGAAATGGCTAAACTGACGAAAGGAAATGTCGTGGCGAAGCCGAGCTATGAAGAATTGAAAGCGCGGCTGGCCGAACTGGAAAAGCAGAACGGTCCGCGGGACCTCGAATTTCGCGTGGCTGCCAAAGGCGGGGTCAGCGTCTATGGACTTGGCCGCTTTCCTGTCAGCTTATATTACGAGCAGTGGATTCGCGTTCTCGACAAGGCGACGGAGCTGCGAGCTTTCTTGGAAGCCAACAAGAAACGCCTCAAGCTACGTGCCGCATAAATAATCCAACTGGAACGGGCCGGAGCCTTCGGGTTCCGGCCTTTTTTTTGTTTTGTTAGTGATGAATTCTCGGAACGTTTCCCAAGTCCATGTTGAACACGCCGAACACGCTCAATAGCCACAGGACGACCAGAATGATGGCCACCACATTCAGGATTTGTTTGATTTTGGCGTCCATTGGAATATAGGAATTTACAAGCCAGAGCAGCACTCCCACAACGACCAGGACAACAAGCACGCTAATTATGGGCATAAGGCCTCCCAACCATGATGCTATCTTGTTTTCCCCGATTGGTCCTGTTCTTTTTTGGACACTCAATTGGGCGCCGGTCCAACCTTGACCCACACGGTTTTGTCTACCGGCCCTTTGCCGCGGTCGATTACGCAAATTCCCGGAAACCGCTCTTTGAGTTTCCGGATGTAGCGTTCCGCCTTGCCTTCTTCATCGTCGGTGATGAACGACACGGTCTTCTTGTGGACCATCGCCTGGTGGCCTATCATTTCGATTCTGCGGTCCTCGTCATGGTCGGCAACATCCATAAAAACCGTCATGGGTTCTCCGCTTTCGCTGGTGTCAGCTTGCCGAACGCTCGCATGTGTTCCATCCACACGCGCACTTTGCTTTTCCCCGGCGGCAACGGATCGACGGCAACGAAATAATAAAATATCGACATTCCAAAGGAAAAGAATATCGTGGAAACCAAGTCCGCAAACCAGTAAGGACCGCGGCGCGGCGGTAGCACAATTAGGAATACCGTGTCCCACAAAAGCATCCCCAGCCACAGGAGTCTCCACCACACATTGAACCAGCCAACGGTGAAAGCCATAAGCTCGCGCGGTTTGATTCCGGAGCCTAAGTGTTCCTCCGCTTTGGTAAGGAAAAACGTGCGCCTGTAGAAATCCACCAGTATGATGAGTTGCAGCAGCATTAGGCTCAAAGGCGTCTTATGACGCAGAAACTGATGCAGGTAATTAAGCAGTTGGACGCCAATGTCCACCGCAGCCAAGGCAATCCCGATTTTGGCGATGAAATAGCTGGTCAACCCTATGGCACGCTGCGTCGCGTGACTGATTTTGGTGCACACCGCCAATAGGATGGCATCGAATTCGCGAATCATTTCGGTTCTTGCTCCTTCTGCGCCGCTCGAAACCGCGCTTGCGTGAGTATTTCGCGCATCTTGCGCAAAGACCGCTGGCCGTAGAGTTTCGCGCTGTCCTCGAGGTCCTGGTCGGTCAGCTCGATATGAAACCATTTTTTGAAAAAGGCACGCCGGCGTGTGAGTCTGCATGGCATACATCTGCAGGCGAAGTGGATCCGCCACACGTGAGAGCCAAACCACAGCTGGTACGCGTAATAGTCCAGGCGCTCGAGGCGATATTGTTTTGGCTGGCCAGCCCAATGATAGAGTTTCATCGCCGGTCTGGACCAGTTATCTGCGCCGTCCCGGTATGTTGCCAATCCTGTGCATTACAGCTGGCGTCATCGATGATGGAAAGCATACCGTTGGTGTAGAGGGCGCACACTGCGTCCTTTCCCGGATACCAGCCAAAATCTCCGTTTTTGGCGTTGACGGTATCAAGCCAAATCGATACCGCCGGCTTTGTTTTCGCTTGATGGTTCTTGGCCTGCTTACCGAGCAGCGGTGTTCCAATGGTTACGTGATTCGCCGCGTTCCAGCCATTATCGAACATCTCCTGCACGATGGTTTTTTCTTCGCTGGCGTACCAGCGGTCCGCGGCGTGCTTGCCCAAACCGTAGCCTATCCCCAAGCCGCTGACCCACAATCCAAACAGGATCAGGAACCAACGCAGAGTTTCTTTCATGGCTTCTCCCTTTGCTTGGCGACTTGTTCTTCTATCGCAGTTACCATGCGGTCCACACCGGTCAGCGCCTCTAACGATTGCCGTAGGGTAATGCCTGGCTTCAATAAATCTTTGTCGGCATGAAATCCCGCCCGGTAGAATTTATTCATGCGTTGCCGGAATTCTTCCCGTATCGGTTGGTTGAGGTCGACTTCGGTCACCGTGAATCCGCAGCCGGAACAGACATGCGCTTGGCCATCAGCTGCCAACACCAGCGATTGGTCGCAGTTTGGACAGTTCATGGCCAGCATCCTAGCACAAACTTGGCGTCTATGTTACAGTTTGCCGGAGGGTCTACCAACGCCAGAATGGGGCAGCAGAATATCATGCGCTGTTCGCGGAGCAAAAATGAGCGAACGCATCGATGCTATAAAGAAATTAGTGGACCAGTTTCCACCTGGCAATCTCAACCGTAAGTTGTGGGTGCTCGTGATTGCCGAACTGGAGGATTTACGCCATCCTGGAGAGCAAAGAATCAAGCGATGCAGCTACCGTTTCAGTGGAAGCGGTAATCAGTGCCAACGTGACGAGCACAGCGACAGTCATCATTCCTGGAAGCAGGCCGCGGAGCCGAAATGATGGACAGGATCTCCGACCGCGACCGCGCATTGCGTCTACTGGCGGCGTTGTTTGGCCTGACCGTGGAGCAGCTGCGAAAAGAATTCAGCGCCGCCAACATTGATGCCGACCTGGAAACCATCATGGCGGAATTTCAAGAATTGGCGGTAGAGGGATGGACCGACGGCTATGAAGCTGGCATCGATGTGGAAGCTATGCGCCGCGACCATCCCGAGGAATACCATCGCCAGGCGCAGGACGTCAAAGGAATCCTGATGAAAGCCGTGGACGACTGGAAGCGCAGACGGCTGGGAGTGAACTAACAATCCGTGCGTCCTACCTGGGCTTGAAACTCATCGTGAACTGACACCAGTTCACCGGACTGCTATAGGTCACTTTGCTGGTGACCTCGCCGCTCGCGGTTGCGACCATATCTTCGATGAACGCGTTGGCGTGGTCGCGGAGTGTGAAGCCGCCGTCACCGATTATTCCAGGAAGGCCGGTGGTGTGGTTGGATCCGATGCCGATAACCAGTTCGCCCGCTTCCGCCAGTACTGGCGCGCTCCAGCCGTACTCGCTCACGACATTGAACGTTTCTGGAGATACTTGGACTGGCGTCAACGCGCCTGCGTACACGGCGAAGATGACCTCTTCCCAGCAAGGTAAATTGTTAGGGCACGTCACGGTGATTGTGTCCGTGCCGCTCGCGCAGGAATTGCTGTACAGCAGCCGCAAGTCAGATTGTCCGGTGGCCACCTCGAATGAATTGCCTTGTGAATCTTTAATGGTGCCGTAGTTCAACTGGTCTGCCGACGCCACCATGATGGTGCACGGAGCAACCAGGGGCTGCTTGAACGTGAACGTGTAGCTGGCTGCCTGGGCCCAGTAGTTGGCCCAGTCGTTGACAATCAATATTCCGCCTTGCGTGTAGCCCACGGCCTGGGGCGCGACGTAGTTGCTGCCGCCGCCGCAACCGCACAAAACAAAGGCAACACAGACCCAGGGAATCAATTTTCGCATACGTCCTCCAGATTACTGTCCCGCGCTTCGTCCAACAGCCTATAGGTTTCCTCATCGCCTAAAATTCCGCAAAGCAATTCCACCAGGATTTTCGAATGGTCGTACAGGAAGGCGATGAATTTTTCATCATTGCCGATATACACGTAGCCGTTTTCATCGCTGCAAGCCACCATGGCCACCCAGGTACACAGCCGGCTCCAGCGTGTCAGCGGATCGATCGTGGCATCCGCGGCTAACGACTGGACGCATTTGTGGAATTCCGTGCTGGCGCGCACCATGTCGAGGCCGGCGTGACGAAACCGTAATCGCTGTTTGCGGATTCTATTCATCGTTGGAACCGGCCCCACAGTTTCACAAACCACGGAAACACCGGCGAGTTTATCAGTTGTATTATAAGAATAGTCAGCAACACTATCAGCCCGACGCCCAGGAGCAGGCTGAAACAGATGAACAGCAAGGTCTTCACGGCAGCAGCAACCCTTTCACCTGCGCACTCTCGAATGGTTCGACCATCTGCGTCACCAGGTTGAACCGGTCAAAGCACAGTCCCAGGGCCATCGCGCAGTTTATCGGAACCGGCCCATCGAAACACGCCGTTAAACTCAGGAATGAAATCCACGTTGCATTGCGGGCACCAGAGATGTCCCTGGTACTCCGACCAATCGGGATCTGTGTGGCCGCAGCCGTGAAAGGCAATCTCGTATTGCCGCGGCCGTTGTAGGTAGACCCAGGTACGTTTTTCGAGTTTCATGACGATGATTTGAATTGGGGATGTGAGACGCCGCTTTTCGGGCATTTGCGCGCCCATTCCAACGGCTTGCTCCACGAAGAAATAATACCCAGGTCCCGGACTATTCACGGTAGAGAGAATTCTCCAGTATGTTTCCGGTTCGCTCATGCGCCTAAAAATATCGCCTTGGCGCAGGTCGTCCCACTCAACTGACTCCCATTCGCGTCGGCGAATCACCACGCGCTCGAACTGTTCATCAAGCGGTTTGTGTCCTGCGGCTGGATGTGCGACCGTGTACAAATCGCCGCAGGAGTTAGGAACAACTTGCACCACGACTGCGGTTCCAATGTGCCACAGGCGCTCGTAAGGATCGAAAGCCATTTGCCCGGGCTCGAGCGATGTGTCGTATTCCCAACGCACCGTGCGCCGCGCGCGTTCAAAACATACTTCGGTATGGGTGTAACAGACCGGAACTTCGAGCAACGCTACCGAGTGGTCCCCGCACAGATGGCAATGATTTTCATCCATCGGCGCGTAAACCCAGCGTGGCCTCGCTTGTGTTGCAGGCGCAAAATGCAGCGCCCAAAAGCCGGCAGCCGCTTTGGCGATCGAGGTGAAAAAGCTACGGCGTTTCATGGTCCAGTCCTTATGCCGCACCCAGCCCGTAATTTCCAGAGCGTGTACGGCGTGAAAAGAAGCGCGGCGGCCCTTTGCCACTTCTGCCGCGCTGTCCATGCAGGCATCTCGTCGTTGAGGCGAGAAAAACAAAATATCCCGGAGCTGACTGCCATTTGAAGCCACAAGAAAATTGCTAGGTATTTCATGGTTTCGCCGCTTTTTTCCACCCGACGATTTGTGGATCGCTGATTCCAGCCTTGGCGAAACCGTCCAGTTGCTCCTGCAATTTCCCGCGCACCCGCGCCAGCTCGTCTGCGGTCGTGCATGTATTCCGACATGCGGAATGTGCTCGACTACTTTGAACATGCCAACTGGATGTTTTCGCTTCGCCCGGAGTGTTGGCGATTCTGTCGAAGATGGCGTTGTCAGGTTCGCGTTCAAATCGTGCTTCGCTCATGGTTGCGCCTCCGAATGCCGTACCCCAGCCCGGTACAACTCCGCGCGTATGCTCTGGAAATGTTGGTAGCGGTGCGCATCCGGCTCGGTTCGTTCCACTTGCTCCAGAGCCTCAAGGGCAAAATCGGTCCGCTCAATTCCCTCGGCTTTTAGTTCCTCAAGGCATTCTAAAATTAACCCAGCCATCTCCGCCGGCGTCAATACCACCTTGGGCCGAAACAACGGACACCACCGGTCCAGCCATATCAGGAATTTCACTTCCCATCTGGCTAATCGCTGGTAATAAAATCTCCACCGCTCGGTCATAAAATTACCTATGGCGCCAACTGAGTGAGCAGTTGCCCTAATTTTGTTTTGGCCGCTTCGAGCAACGCTGGACTGTGGTTCCAGTTTTTCCAGTTTCCGGCAATCGGTTGTAGGGTGGCATTGAGAAACGCGCTTTGCCCCAAGCGGTTTAGGATGGCTGCATATTCATAATCCTGGATGCCGTCGCGAATGGCTTTTAAGCGAATGCCGGGAGCGGATTCGGTCGACCCGATAGGCCCTGGCGGGTAGAGGAAGATGCCATCGCCGGGCCGGCTATTGCTGCCGCAGGTGGTTTCATTCACATTGTCCCAGCTAGCTTGCGCGTTGCCGTTGGTCCAGCCATCCGCGCGATAGTACAGGATCCCGGTGGCGCCTTCGGCCCAATTCAAAAACCCTGCCTGCAGGCGCTCGTTGATGGGCGGATAGTCCACCATCCATTCTGGAGTGTTGCCGAATCCGGTGTTGCAGCTGGTGTAGCTCCACAAATCGCCGCCTGCGGTAAACGGCAAAGCCGGCCACTGCTCGAGGGCATCGAGCAGCACCCAATGGTCGACCGCGCCGTACAGGTTGGCGTCCGGGGCGTTGATGGTGAGTATCGTTTTGACGCCCGCAGAGTGCGCGTCGGCCGCCATGGTTTTTAGCGCCGGATAGGCTGCCGGACACCCATTTAATTCATCGCCTACATAAAAATCTAACGCCACTCCGGCGGGATAGTTTCCAGCGGCTGCGGAAATTTGCGTTGCGGTCGGCGAGCTGCTCGAGGAGCCGTTACACTGAATGCCGATAAAGTAGTAGCCATCTAAGCCTGACCGGTTCAGCCCGAAGTTGGCGACGTCAAAGGCCGCGTTGGCTGCCGCGTCATACCGGCTCATCACCTTGTTGCGCATCAGCGCATCCGCCAGGCTGGTTACGGTGTTTCCCGAAGCCGGATTCCAAAGCGTCCATTCGGAAAGCTCCGTGGGCTTGAGCGGCAGCTCGAAATTCCATACCGTCAGGCTGACCGGCACCAACACCGTGCCTTGCGTGGCAGTGACAGAAATGGTTCCCGTGTAGACGCCTGGCGGCGCTGCCAAGCCTCGCGGGATCGCAATATCAATCCAATACGGCTGGTTTTTTCCCGCCGCTACGGTGGCGTTGCAAGCCTTGAGCGTGGCTGTCGTTGCACACAGCGGCGAGCCCGTTTCCGGGTCAGTGAAAGGGATCAGCGGCTCCGCGTACGTTCCTGAACCGAGTGGCGGATTGCTGCCGCCGCCGTAATTGTTGGTTCCCGTCACGGTCAGGAAATATTCGCGATAGACTGTGACGGCGGAAGCGGGGATCGTTGCTGGCCCGGTTAACGCCGAAGCTGTCAGATTCACATTGCCCACTGGACCTGCCACAGCAATTTGTGCGTCCACGGTTTCTCCGCGTCCGCCCGATACAGTAATCCCCGATACGGTCCCTGGGCTGTCCACCAATCCCACGCGCGAGGTGCCATCTACAACCCACACCGGATAGGCCGCTGGTGGCGGAGGAGGCGGCACCGTTTGCCGGAATATCGAAACGGTGAATGCCCCTGTTTGTGGAAATTGCACCACCGCCGTCAGCGTCGTCGAATTCAGGAAAGTCGTGGTCCAATTGGTCGGCGTTATACACGGTGTCGCACAAGTTTCCACTATGTCCCCGGGTAAAAAACCCAAACCCGTTACCGTCAGCGTCACGCTCGTTGCCGCCGCCACCGTCCCAGGAGTAACACCGCTCACCGTTGGGTTGGCCACTACCGTCACTGTTTGACCGAACGTTGCTGGGGCTAGTAAGCATAAAAAAGCAAAACATAAAACGGACCGGGATCTCGAATGAATGGTCATAAAAATTATCTGTGTTCCTCGGTGAACTTAATGGATAACTCCACAACGCACAGCGCCCCGTAAACATTTGCCAGGCACCGCAGCCTGTCGCTGCCCGCTACCGGTTTCGGTTCGTCTATCAACACAATTCCCGGTCGAATTTCAACCCCGTCTATCTTCGGAAGAATCATCTCACCGGTAACCATCGCCGCACTCTACTCCCGCTCCTGTGCCAAAATCCACAACAATTCATCCCGTACATCACTGGTTACCGTATACAGGTTGTTACTCCATGATTTAATTGGACTCAAATCGATTTAATTGGACTCAAATTATCTCGTTGAAAATAAAGATGGTTAGCAAAGATTTGTTGCACTTGAAACGCGACTTCGGTATCCTCCTCGGTGATTCGGCCGGGAAAGCCGAATGAAAGCCGAATAAACGCTGAACAAAGCCGAATCCGCCCAATGTCAAACCCAAACGGTAATCCGGCGACACTATTGCCACCATGGGGCCCTGGCAACCCGCCACCCGTCAGCCCTGGCCGACCGCCGAAACGCCCTGCGTCAGAAGCGTACGAGGCGTGGATGCGCCAGTTGGTTCCACCCGAAAAGATTGCGGAACTCTACGCCGAAGGAATCAAACTGAAAGCCGGCGCGACCAACGCCGACATGGTGGCGTTATCGATGGGGCGCCAAGCTCTCCGCGGGAATGTGACCGCAGCAAAAGAATTGCGCGAAGCAGTCGAAGGCAAAGCAACGCAACGGATCGAGTTGTCACGCAGCGAGGATCGCGCGGTAGAGTTTGTGGTGCTGTATGCAACGCCGATACCTGGCGAAAAAATTGAAATAGTCGATGAGCGCAAAGTCATCGACATGGAGCCGATGCCAGAGAAGCCGGCCGAGGTCGAGGCCCCGGCAGCCCAAGGTCCCCACACAAACGACGACAAACCAAAATGAATCGTTGCGAGAAAATATATCGTGGGCCGTCCGCTGCGAAAGGTGGCCAATGTTTGCTCGAGGCTTGCCATGATGGATTGCATGAAACGTATGCAATTCTCATTGCTGACAGCGTGCACGGTATAGTGCAAGACGGATCGGAACACTTCCGCTTCGACGATTCTGAATGCATGACGGAGATAGAAATCGTTGCTTGGAATCAACAGTCCTAAATGCCTGGCCAAATAAATTCATCATGGGCCAGCCACTATTAGTTGTGGTTTCGCCCTCCCGCAAAACAGCTTGGTCCCTAAGTTATTGATTCCATACAAAGGTTGGTTTACCTTTTGCTTTTTATAGGACACAGACCTTTCGCCCTGTACTTTATCAATCATCATGGCCAATTAAAAAACACCTGACTGCCGGCCAGGCCGAAATGGCCCTCCTGTCGAACCGATTCGGAATCACTGAACACGGACCGAAATGAATTCGGTTTTTGGCGCCAGATGGGTTTAGAAGCGGCGTCCGTGCCTAGGGATAACCATAAGTGGCATATTGTTTCTAGTAACCATGGTATGGTTTATGGGATGGTACGACACTTTATGCCTACGAACTAAAGCGAAACCGTAAAGGCATGTCGGCGTCGGTTTGTTACCTAATTCGACACTTTGCGGACTTTCGCTTTTTCTTTATTTATTTTGGGTTCGGCTGCATTTTTCGCTTGACAATACTTAGGCCCTAAGATAGAATGCGTATAGTTAGATTGAGTCTTGCGCAGCACGACACAAACGCGAGACTCCGAAAAGAGAAAACAAATGTTCACAAAGTCAAAGAAGTCCGCCAAGTCTACCGCGAAAGTGGCCGTCCTGTCTCACGCCAAGCGTAGCAGTATCGCGCGACGTGCCGCGAACAGCGCATGGACTTTTATGCGCAGCAAAGCGTATCAAGCGATTCGCAATTCCAGCCGCACTCCTGCCGCGAAGCGCGCCGCTATCGAAGCTTTGAAAGCGCGTCGCGCAGCCTAGTCTACTCCGCGAGACTGCGCAGACTTATCTTCTGCGCAGTCTCTTTTTTTCTCTCGACGCGCAAGCTTGACCTAATGCGCGTCGAGTCAAGAAAAGAGAAACTAATGCCAAGTCTATTCCTTATGCGCCAAGCGAGACTCCGAGCACAGCGAATCCGCGAGACTGCCTCTCGACTCTCGACTCGCGTCCTAGCAGTTCTCCCCGTAACGCCTGAACTACCGGACCCGGCTTTCACGTTTGACCCCGACCTAGAAACATTCTTGCGCCGCAACAATCTGACGTCGGCGCTAGAGCAATACATCCGCACGCAACAAGTCAGAGCGGGTGCCGTCTCAGACGGTTGGCCAGCCTAACCCTACTCCACACCGTAACACCCACGCGGCCAGCCTAACAGCTGGCCGCTTTTTCTTTGCCCGGATCGAAACCTACCTGCTACCGCCTCACCTGCTACCATCCCAATGGGCTCACCCTAGCGTTTGGGGACGCGCGTACAATGGGCAACCAATGGGCCTAGGAGCCTATTAGCGGGCCGATATGGGCATGGGATGGGCTTGGACTCATAACTTTTAGCGTGAGGGAATGGGCTCCGGTCCTATTGCCCTCTCGAGGATTTGGGACCAAAATCCGGGTTTCTCCGTAGAGGTTTTGGCTAAAATTTTCAGTCCAAAGCGGTGTGCCATTCCCGGGATTTCCCAGCTAAAAAAATGAGTCGGTCGAGCTCTTGGATTTGGGTCCGTTTTTTGGTGTGATTTCGGAATCGATTTTAGCTTGAAATTCTAGCTGATTTTGCTCACCGTTTTGGATCCGTCTTGTTGCTGGTTTGCTCTATGGTTTTGTTGTTGTGGGTCTCTTGGTTTGAAACAGGCGCTTACCTGGAATGACAAAAAGTGCTTGCCTAGGCAAAAACGCAGCTTTGTAGTCCTGTAGTTCCAATACCTACTCCAAATCCAAATCCAAACCTAAACCTATGTAGGCAATGCCTAGGCATAATTTTTACCGCGTAGGCAATGCCTAGGCATATGTTTAACATTGACAAGTCCTAGGTTGTGGATTATGACTCTAGGATGGAAAAGGGGCGAAAAAACCAGGGATTGGTGCTGTACATTGAGCTGAATTCGGAGCGGGATCAGCGGGTAAAACAGAGGCTGGTGGAGCTGGCTTCGGAGCGTCGCCAATCGGTGGCGCAATTGGCGCTCGGAATCCTCGAAAAATACTTGGAAAATTTGGACCGGAATTCATGACGGAATTGGCCGGTTGCGAATGCGCGTTTTGGGGTCCGAATCCATGGTCGCAGGACATCACAAAATACTGCCCGGCGCACGAGCATCGAGCCTGCTCCGATGAGGGTCCGTTTTTTAAGGTGACCGACTCCGAGGTTTCTCTCTGTGCGTTCTGTCTTGAGTACCTGGTTGGCCGGAAACGGGCCGAGCAATTCCCGAATTTTCTGGCGGCGCGGTCGTAATTCACAAATCCACAAAATTCACAGGTAACTCTTTGGAACGGGCTCTTGACAAAAATGGTGCCTGGGAATAGTGTGGTCGCCGCGGATGGGGAGAGCTTGAGCGAAATGGTCAACGGAAAAGATTGAACGTGGTTGCCGGCGCACCCGCCCCGGTGATTTCCTCCACTCTCTCTTCCGCACCGTTGGCTTTCAACTTCAAGGTTCTTCCCGTTCGCAGAATCCAGGCACAGCATGAAACTTTGCGAGCTCGAGGAAGTCCTCTCGCTGTCCAAGGCTGTTGAGTTAAACCCTGCCGCAAAATATCTGGTCGTTCTCAAGGAAACGGTTTCGCCAGACCATGCCATGGAGTTGCAGGGCTGGCTCGCCGCGCAGGGATTGGACGTTATCGTGTTTCCCGCGGAGTGTCGGCTGTTTGAGATTACCGCGTGAAACCAGACAACATTGGCGCCGCCCTACTACGTATTCGCCGTGACGGCGGGCTGATTTTTTTTGAGCGCACACCCACCGGGCAATTTTTCTACGACCTGGTGTTCGGACGACAAACCGCGAAACGGCTGGCCAAGAAGTGGAATCTGACGCGCAGGGAAATCACCAAACTGCGCAGGCTTGGACGAAAAGGGTTGCGCTCCAATCGGCCCATCGCGAGGTCCCGCTGAATGCCGAAACGCGTTATCGATGCCGAAGCGGTTTGGGGCAGCACCAAGCTGGCGCACTGTCGCCAGGAATTCATTCCCGAATATACCTGGCTCTATGGGTTGGCCGACGCCAATGGAAATTTCGAGATGAATGACTTGCGAGTGATTCACGGCAAAGTCGCCGCCATCCGGCCGCACTTCACTCTCGATACCCTGCAGCGGGTGTTTGAGGATTTTAAACGCCATGGCCTGCTGTTTACCTGGGAAGAACGCGGCAAAAAATACGGCCACTGGACCGGCAGCAACAAGCCTGGGCGGTTGCCGCCCAAATCCCAGCGCGACCATTACCCGAAACTGGATGTGCGCACCCCGTCCGATGAGGAAATTCAGAAATATTGGGACAGTCTAGCGGTGGAGACGCCGGTACCAACTCTGTTCCCAACGCCTGTCGCCGTGCGCATCGAAGCCGAACAAACGCTCAAGGCGCACACCGATGCCGCAGCCAAAAACGGCGACGAGCCGGCAAAATTTAAACAAGACAAATGGAGAGCCTTCTGGGAGCTATACCCGAATCATCAGGATGAACTATCCAGCCGCGAACTGTTCATGCGCCTCGACATGCTAGTGATGGATGACGTCATCGCCGCGGTGGTGCTCTACAAAGCTTCCTCCATCAGTTGGCAACAAGGCGACCGGTTCGTGCCCAAAGCCCGCAACTGGTTACAGGAAGAGAATTGGAAAAAGACCCCGCCCAAGGAGACCCCTAATGCCCGACGAACGCTTGGACCTGCCGGTCGCACCAGAGAGGACCAGCTTGAGCGTATGCGCAAAAACGCCAAGACCCTTGGACTTGACCGTCCGTGAAGGCTTACTGCGCCTGGCCACGCTCTACGACAGGGATGTAACCGAGCCCATGAAAGCGTTGTGGATGGAAAGCCTCGCTGGACTTGACCCGCGCCTTGCCGAAGCCGCTTTTAGGGAAGTGGAAAAAACCTTTGTGCCGACGATGGCTTGCCCGTTTCCTGTTCCGGCGCATGTCCGGAATTTATTGAAAGACGCCCAATCCATGGACCGCACTGCGGAAGCGGAACTGGCTTGGCAGAATAGCCTGGCCGTCATCCTGCATCTCTATCATCCAGACATCGGCTGGCATGGCACTCCGCTTGAAGGCCGCGAATTGCGCGCGGCCGAAGCTGCCGGAGGCCTGCGCTACCTGTTCACTGCCCCGGACGACAAACTGGTGTGGGCCAAAAAGGCTTTTGTTGAAGCCTATCTGCGGGAAGAACAATTGCTCGAAGCGGCGCCGTTGCTGCCGGAAGTTAGAAACCTACTGGCAGAAGCGGTCCAAAAACAAAACAAGTGAGCCGAACGCAAGCCAAACCGGAGGTCGAACGGCCGTTGCCGTCGAACATCGAAGCCGAACGCAGCGTGCTGGGCGCGGTGGTCCTCGACAATGCGGCGCTCGTGCCCATCCGTGCCTTGCTCGAACCGGAAGATTTTTTTCTGGATCAGCATCGCCGCATCTACATTCACATGATGGCGCTCAGTGAAAGCGAACAAGCCATCGACCTCATCACCTTGACCGAAGGCCTCCACCGCGGCGGCAACCTTGAAGCCGCCGGCGGCGCTGGGTATATCGCCGCATTGGCCGACGGCATGCCCAAGGTCAGCAACGTCGAGCACTATGCCAGGATCGTCAAGGAAAAAGCTCTACTGCGCAATCTTATCCATGCCACGGCCGATATCCAGCAGAAGGCGTTTGATGGTGACGACCGTGCCGCGGTGATTCTCGACAATGCCCGGGAGCAGGTATCCGCGCTGATTCAACAGCAGCCGACCGGCGGGTTTGTGCCGATAAAAACCATCGTGCACGAAAATTTCGAGCGCATCGAAAAGATTTTTACCGAAGGAAGAAACGTTACCGGGCTCGCAACCGGGTATTTAGAACTCGATAGGGCGCTTGCCGGGTTGCAGCCGGCCGAACTCATCATCCTGGCCGCCCGGCCCTCGCACGGCAAAACCAGTTTGGCGCTGAACATCGCCGAAAACATCTCCGTCCGCAATGGCAAGCCGGTGGGTTTTTGTTCGCTCGAAATGTCCAAGGAGTCTCTGCTATTGCGGTTGATGTCCTCGGTTGCCCAGGTGGACGCGCACAAATTCCGCACCGGACACCTGTCGCGGGAGGATTTCCGAAGGCTGACCGAAGCGCTCGCAACAATTTCGCAGGCTCCCTTATGGATCGATGACTCTTCGGCCTCCACCATCGGCGAAATGGCCGCGCGTTCGGAACGGCTCAAACAAGAACGCGCCATGTCGCTACTGGTGGTCGATTATCTGCAACTGGTGCGGTCCAGTTCCCGGGGCCGCAGCCGCCAGGAAGAAGTGTCCGATGTATCGCGCAACCTAAAAGCGCTGGCCAAGGATTTGGGCTGCCCGGTGCTGGCCCTGTCGCAACTCACCCGCGCGCCCGACAGGGAGGAACGAGCACCCATGCTGTCGGATTTGCGCGAGAGTGGCGCGATCGAACAGGACGCCGACGTGGTGCTGTTCATTCACCGGCCCGGACTGTACAAACAAAACGCCACTATGGAAGAACGCGAGGACACCGAAGTGATTATCGCCAAGCAGCGCAATGGCCCGACCGACATCATTCAGTTCGTATTTCGCAGCCGGCTGACTCGCTTCGAGGAAGCCGCGCCGCCAGGATTTGGATTCCCGTCGGAGGATGCATGAATCGCGAAGAGATAAAACTCGGAGATAGAGTTATTGTGGAAGGTACGGTGGCGGCGATCGATGGCGACGGCTGGCAGATTACCATCCGCGACGGCGGGCTGCCGCCTGTTGGAACGTTTTATTTTTCAAATCCCGCCGGCATCCGCGCCGACCGCGAAATCACCGCGAAGAATTTGGCCGCAGCCTGGGCCAGGTATAGGGACTTGTTCGCCGACATTCCGCACGGCACAGAAAAACAGATGGGCGCGTTGCTGGAGTTGCTGCCCGGCAGCGCGCGCACCACAGGGTTAGCGGGAATCAAGGCCGGACTTACAGAAGCGGAAGCGCAAGACCCTGGTGGCGCCCCTCCAATTAAATGGCCTTCTGACAGCGCGGCGGTGCGGGAGACGCTGGAGAAGTTCGCATACATGCGCTGGGATGAAGTCGAGCGAATAAAGCAGCAATGGGGCGGAGGCGTAACCGTCACGTTAAAAACGGACGGGCACGGTACCGAACTTGGGCACGTCACCATTGATGATTTGCTGCAAACTCGCGCCGCTCTCGCCTCCACTCCCGCCCAGCCCTCTCGCAGTTCATTGGAGCAATTCAAGGCGTGTCTGCTAACAGAGTCCAATCCGAACATTAAAGTCAGCAAAGTGATTGAAGCGATTGATAGGATGCTCGCAGTGGCTCCCGCCCAGCGTGACGCGGGTGAGAAGGTGCGGGATTTGGTGACTGGTTTGCGCAAAGAAGCAGCATCAATGCCGAACGCACACGGAGCAATAATTTCACGCATAGCTGATAGGCTAGAAGCAGCTCTTCTCGCGGAGTAAGCCATGACCAATCCATCTGAGCGGGAACTGCGGGAGCGATTGGCAGCGAAGATTCGCGATGAATGGTTGCCGGAAGCGCAGCGGCTAATTGACAGGTCCGAGCAACTTGCGAACAACGGAGAAGCGCATCGCTCTGATATTTCTCTGGCGCGTGGGAGAGAAATAGAAGGCATCGTGCATGGATTGGACATACTTTTGCAGGAGACAGCTATTCCGCCTGGACCGTTGCTACAGACGGATGCCGTGGAACAAAGGAAGGGCCTTGAGGTTGGTACAACGGGCCACGCACCGACGAGAGACCCTTCCTCCACGAAGTCTGACGCCGGGACCTTATGATTCATTACGCCAATCCGTGCGACCGGGAGGATTGCTGCGCTTACCGCGAAGAAGCTAGACGGCTGGCCAAAATCCTGAACACTCCGGAAATCGATGACTTCTTCAAAGGCGTTGCGCTTGAATCCAAACACCAGCGGTTGCGCCACGGCGATGAAGCGGACTTGGAAAAAGACCCGGAAGAATGGTATTGGCTGGTAGGCTACCTCGCTGGCAAAGCGTTGCACGCGCAGCGCAGCGGAAATATGGAAAAATTCAAACACCACCTCGTCTCAACTTCCGCGGTGCTAGCCAATTGGCACGCGCGCATATTGGAGAAATCATGAGAAAAAGAAAACGCGAACACAAAATGGAAATTCGCAAACGGGAAATCAACGAAAGCTACTGCGTACAGCCGGGTTGTAAATTCAAAGGCAAGCCCGCGGCGCAGGGCATCTGCCACACGGTGCTCGACAAGGACCGCGACAAATACATTCGGACCGTCCTACAGGAAGGACAAGATTTTCTTGACGACATCAAATCGCTGCGCAAGGTCAATAAGCAAACCACCGCCAAGGCCTGGATCCGGTATCTTGAAGGCCATGTTGCCTGCCAGTGGGCCAATACGCAATTCACCCTCGACGAGCTGATTTATCTGCGTGCCGAAAATGCCCGGCTGAAACTGGCGGCCGGCAAATGGAGGCGGCGATGACGGCGGTTGAACTTGAACGGAAACTTGGCGCCTGCCCCATCAATGCCGAAGTAAAATTTTTCGGCCGCATCGAAATCCACTGGTCGTACATTGAAGGTGAAGCGATTCCCGCCGGAGGTTATATCAACGTGGCCGAGGATGGAGCACGCACAACGGTAGTGAAGATTCCGGAGCCACTTCTATGACCGTGGAACAATTACGCGCGAAGTATTGGCGGCTGCGGGCTAAATTCGATAGCAAAGAGGCGTGCATAACGCCGACCATCGACCGCGAAATTGCCATGCTGCAAGCCGAACTATTGGTCGAAATCGCCGTGCAGCTCGAGGAAGCCAAACAAGTACTCAATCGCGTTGGGGTGCTCAACTTCGAGGAGATTGCCTTGCGTCTCGAGGATTTGTTCAGAAAAACACAGGAGTGAAAAATGGACCCGCAGTTGAAATTTAAAACCGGAGTATGCAAAGGCCAGCCGCTTGATTCGGTGGGCGTCCCCTACCGGATCATCCGGCGCAACGGCGAGGATGTCGCTTATTTCAATAACGGCAACATGGCGCGCTTCTATCGCGATACAGCTGAACCGGTCCCCGTGAATCCGCCAACCTGCGCCAAGTGCGGGAAACTGTTTCTAGAGTGCGTTTGCGCCAAAGACGCCAAAGGCCACGCTCCCTGGCCGCATGGTCCTATCGCGCTCGATGAGATTGAATTCACGCTGACACCACCGGGACATATACCAGTGTTCCGCAAAACCATTGGAGTGTATAAAACGCGTGATGGACACCGGCCCCAGCATCCCTGCGAACCGCTCTATTGTGTACTCGAAGGCAGCAAGCAGCTCTACAACGTGGGTCGCGACACGGTTGGCCGCGGGTTGCGCGAATATCTTTGGCTCTATGATATACTACGCTCCTTCGGTCGCGGACGTTTCGCCGCGCTCCTCGAAGCGGAAGAGATTTATTTCCAATGAGACTGCTTGACCCGCGCAATCCCGTTTCGCAGGTGTTTTATTTGCGTGCTGGCGTGCATCCGGTAAAAGCTCCAGAGCCGCCTAAGCCAGAACCGGTATGGAAAGAAGGCAGTCCTGATGCGGCGAATCAGTTCATGTACCCCAAGCGCTTGATAGAATCCTGGTTCCAAAAATGAGAGAGATAGACCCAGGCCACAAATATCAGTTGGACGTCTACGACGGTGCCGGAGAACAAGTAATCACCTTCATGAAGCGCGAAGGTCCTGGCTATCCATTCAACATCGGCCACTATCCAGGAACCAACTGCCAAGAACTGCTGCGCGTGTTAATAAGCCGCGTGGAGTATTTGAACAAACAGATTCCCTGCCAAGACAACGAGCGGGTCCTGGCGCACTTGCGCTATGCCTTCCTCGATTTTGAACGCCGAGGCGCCATGCGGCACGGCGAGGAGCTTCAACCGTTACAGCTTTGGGATATCGATGACGTCTGTCCGGAGCGCATGCCGCACTGCCCTGTCTGTGGACACATCCGTTGTTTTGGCCATAGGAAAGAATCCGATGGGACTCTATAATTTTCAGCGGCGGTTTGTTTCTTTCATTAAGTCCGGAGCCAAAACCCACACCATCCGCGGGGTCCGCGCGCATCCGGACAAGCCCGGGAACACGCTGCATCTCTACACCGGTCTGCGCACCAAGAAGGCCAAGCTGCTCATGCGTGTACCGTGCGTGAAGGTGGAAGAAATTGAAATCTGGCATGAAGTAGCGACCGCTGAGGACCGTGGTCCAAGTTTCTTTGTTGTCCGCATCGATGGCACCCATCTCGATAAGACCGAATGCGAGAGCCTCGCCCATCGAGACGGGTTTTCAAGTTTTCATGAAATGATGAAATTCTGGATTGAGCCCAAGAACCGGTTGCCGTTTCGCGGACACATTATCCACTGGAGGCTGTCATGATTTTGAATCTGCTGTGGCTTTGCATTGCTATCGGCTGGATGGAGGACGGAATGATTGTGCGGTTGCTCTCAATCCATTTGCGCGACCCTAGCGACCCGTGCCTTTCATTCTCGATTCATTGGAGCGACAAACAGGCAGTCTATATACAACTCTGGAAAGCGTGGCGACCAAGCGGGCCGCGAATCAGAATTGGAAACTGGGAATTGCCCGCACGGAGCAGCGCATGAGCGCGGACATTGCAGAATCGTTGACAGAAATCATCGGCCAGATTCTTGACGATTCGCGTTATCTTGAAGGGATCACCTATGGGCTGCCGCGCAAAGGCCACGAGGAAGGCACGGTCAAAAACCACATCTTTGAATTACGCCAGAGTCTTGAAAAACTTTCCGGGATGCTCAGTGAAGAAGAATATTTGAAACTGCTCATCCTGATTCACGTCCATGACAGTTTCAAGCTCGCCGGCAAGCGGCTCTCCGACAATCATCAAGTCTCGTTGCGGGATCCGCGCAGCCACGCGTCGCTGGCCCGCGCATTTCTGGCCGAATTCACTAACGACGAATCGATGCTGGCCGTTGCGCAGTGGCACGATGAAGGCCACGCGCTCTGGAAGCAGGTGGAGGCCAAGGGAAAATTCAGCGTTGTGCGGCTCGATGAAGCCTTGCGCTACATTCCGGATGTGGAGCTCTATCTGCTGTTCACGGTCATCGACGGCTACACTAAGAGCAAACTGAAAGACCGGACGCCCAAATGGTTTCTGGACGTCGTGCGCGACCACTGTGTTCCGCCGCAGCCATATCGGGCTTACAAAGCCTTAGAGCTACTGGAGGCTGGATGAGTTTTTCACGCCGCGCCCTGCAAGCCGAAGCAGACGCCCGGGACCGGATCCACCAGCGTCAAAAAAGCAGCCGGCCATTGAGTGAGGACTATTCGCTCCTGGGTGTCGCCGGCGAAGCGCAATTTGAAAGAGATTTTAAAATCCCGCGCGACAGGCGCCTACTTCCAGGAGGCGATGGCCGCGTCGATTTTACTTTAGGAGACTACACTTTCGACCCGAAGGTGGCGGCAGCCTGCGGCCTCGACGGATGGTACATCCTGCTCGAAGCGGACAAGCACAACGCGCGGATCATCGTCCAAGGAAAATTTTGCGAGGAAGGCGGCGAAATTTCAGTGGTCTGGCTCGGCTGGGAATATTCCGGGGAATTACTAGCATGTCCTGTCAAGCGGCTGAATCCCAAAGGCCCGCTAAATCATTTCAAACCCATCAAAGAGTGTCGGAAGATGTCCGAGCTCGCGGAAATCATCCGTAACGAAAAAATTCGTCTTGGCCTTGTCGTCAAGCCGAAGCTGGACCTGAGACTAGCGCCCGGAGCCCTGTGCGGCAGTATGTCCTGCAACGGCTGTTATGATATCGGCGACGACAAGACGATTCATCCGCCGCGGCCTGGATACGAGCAGCAGCAACTCATTGTTCTCGACGGAGACTAAAATGGCGGCAATCCTTCGCACCTGGCCGGGATTTATGGCACGTCACAAAGTGCTCGAAGTGTTCAATCACGATTGGGGCCAATTCTATTTCACTCTTGGCCGCGGCAAGCCGAAGCAGGCGACCGAGGAACTCTGGTGGGCGCACAAGGGCACCATCCTTGGCTATTTCAAAATTACCACCATTGTGCGAAACCTGGGCGACAATTTGCCGAGACTGCAATCCATCTCCGGAGAAACCAGTGAATGGCAAATCAAGTTGATGAATTGGGTGGCCATTTGCGACCCGCCGTTTATCGCAGCGCCGGAGAAACTGTTTCACGAATCCTTCCGTGGTTATCGGTACTTCGATTTCGCGCAATGGAGCAAGGACCCGTACTCGAAGGTGCGAATATGAGGGAGCCAAAGAACAGAAACCTCTGCGAGTTTGTGTTTTGCAGTAATCCGTGGACGGTGACAGTCGCCCGCGCCAACATGAATGGCGGCGGGCCAAGTTGGAGTTTACATTTCTGCGGTCAGCATGCCAAGCCGTACGCTAACGGTAGAGACCCGTACGAACGTCATGTGGTCACATTGACCAAGAGGCTGTAATGAGTTCGGTTAAATACCATTCCCGCTACATCATCGTGACCATTCGCGACGGACAGATTGACTGGATCTCGCAGGCCCGCACTGAACGTGGCGCACAGGCCAGCAAACGCAACTCGATGAAATATCGCGCGGCCATGCGACCAAACGGACAATATGAAGTGCGCATCATCGCCATGGAAGATGTTCTGGAGTGGGACAAAATTCGCGAGGAAGCGGAAAAGTATCGCGCACTTGCGCTTAATCTCGACTCGAAGCGCCGCATTGTGGTGGAGGAGTAATGCTTTTCTACTGGATCATCCTCGCTATCAAGAAAATTGTATGGTTCTTCCGTATTCCGAAACCAGAAGACCTGGCGCGCATCGACCCAAATGCGCGTTGCCCATCGTGTGGCGCGCGGGAAGGCAAACTTCGCTGCGTGCTGAAACGCAAGCCTGGCCCGACAGCCAAAACCGCCACCAATCCTCTTATCTCCGCGCAAATTTTGTGCCAGCATACTTGTCTGGTGGATGGTGCGCGTTGGTTTGACAAGCCAATCGCAAGCGATGTTGACCCGTCCAAAGTTCTTCCCTCTGTCGCCCGCGATGACCTGGAAGTTGCCGAGGATCGGCAAGCTAAATTGTGGGCCGAGGAAACCCCACCTTCCGCGTGAACCGGATTTAGACTAGACTGTTCGCGAAATGGCAAATGGTCGCACCGGCCTCGTTATAAAGCCAGTCACGCAGTTGGTGGAAAGCCTGCGTTCGCTCTATCAACGGCCACCGGATAAAATTCGCGGACTAAAAGACGACTCCTGGTATTCGCCGCTGCAGCCGGTACAGCCGCTCGGACCTCCTGGAACCGAGCCACGCGGATTCCAAACCTGGGCCGGACAAAACTTAATTTTCACGCCGCGTGCCGACGCGGAATTCACCGCCGCCGACCTCAAGACCATGGCCACCTATCCTCTGGCGCGGATCTGCATTGAGAACGTGAAGGACACCGTCACGCGGGCTCCGTGGGAAATCCAGATGCGCGCGCGGCCCACCGAATCGCGCAAGGATGTGGCCAACCGCGCGAAAGACAACAAAGAAACCCTCAACAAGCTGAATAAGTTTTTTGAATATCCCGACCGCGAGCACAACTGGCAAGAATGGCTGCGTCCGTTGCTCGATGATTTATTGGTGATCGATGCGCCGGCGATTCTGATTCGACAGACGTTCAACGGCGAAATCGCAGAGCTCCCGGTCATTCGCGGCGAGATGATTGTGCGTTACATCGACAACAATGGGTTTACGCCGGTGCCGCCGAGTCCCGCATACGCCCAAAACTGGTGGGGCCTGCCACTTGTAGACCTCACAACTGACCAATTGATTTACAAACCACGTAACATTGTGCCGCGCAACACGTTAGCCTCGCAACTTTATGGAATGTGCGTGGATTCCCAAACCGAGATTTTGACACGCGACAGAGGTTTTGTTCGATTCCCAGAACTAAACAAATCGGACTACGTAGCCACGCGTAATCCAGAAACAAAAGAATTTGAATGGCAGAAGCCAATTGCCTACACAAATGAACCATACGATGGCGAAATGTATGCGTTCACATCGAAATCGATGGACCTACTTGTCACGCCGCAACATCGAATGCTCGTATCCATCCCAACCAAAGGTCCAAATGGGCGGAACGAGACAACTATGTCCGCTGCCGAACTCGCTGACAAAATAAATCACGAACGCAAAATTCCAGTAACTGCGCAATGGACCGGGGGTGCCGAAATCGGCGAAATGTTTTTCCCTCGTCGCGCACCGCAAGGAATGGACGTGCGAATAAGCGGTGATGATTATTGCGCTTTGGTCGGAGCCTATCTGGCAGAAGGCAATCTATCTCGGCGTCGCGCCGGAGAAATCGGCATCGAAATAGCGCAGATGCCAATGTCAAAAGGATTTACCGAATACAGTAATTTGATTCGTCGAATCACCGGCGCTCAAGACGGCCACAATGGTAAGGCATTCATCCTGAGACGTCCTGCACTTGGAGAACATTTTGAACAATTTGGTAAAGCGCATGAAAAATTTGTGCCATTAGCGATACGGAACGCTCCTCGTCATCAGCTTGAACTTTTCTGGAAGTTTTATCATTTAGGCGATGGTTGCTTCCAGGAAAGAAAAAATATTTCAGGACGCGGCCAAGTTGGAATCGTGCGCCACGAAGCAACCACGACGAGTAAATTACTCGCAGACCATCTTGTAGAAATCGCACAGAAACTCGGATTCTCTGCTCAAGTGAGAGCTGGCTTCATGAAGTTTAGCCCCAACCGCAAGCCAATGAGTTTTTATCGTGAGTCTTATCATGTGCGGTGCCGCTATTCGACCGAAATGGCAGTTAAGGCCAAAAAGATAAAGTACACCGGTATGGTTCATTGCGTAACCGTTCCAAACGACAGCATCTATATTAGGAGGAACGGACGTCCGTGCTGGACAAAAAATTCCCCCACCGAGCAACTTGCCGGTGAAATTCAGGTCGGCATCAAGCGCCTCGAATTCGTCCTGGCCTATTACATGGAAGGCAGCGTCCCCGGTGTCGTGCAGGTTGTGCCGCGCGGAACGTCTCCGGACCGCATTGAAGAAGCGATGGAGTGGATGAACTCGCAATTGGCCGGCAACTTGTCGAAGCGTAACCAATGGCGTCTCGTGCAAGGATTCAACGAGCCTGGCAAAGCGGACCAGATTATTTTCTCGAAAGAGCCGTTGCTTGCCGGACTCTACGACGAAAAGCACATCCGCGAAGTGGCTTACGGCTACGGAACCAGCCCACAACGGCTGATGAAGATGATTCGGACGGAAGGAAAATCTTCCGCCGACGCCGCGGAAATCGAAGGCACGCTGCCCTGGGTGCTGTGGGTCAAGGGCATCATCGACTTCATCATCCAGCGCAAGATGGGATTTGTCGATTATGAAATCGCCATCAATCCCTATGCGGAGCCAGACCCGCTCAAAAACGCCGCCGCCCTGACGATGCTGGTCAGCAAGGCGGTACTTACGCCCAATGAGGCGCGCAAGCGTGTTGGCGAAGAATTGCGGCCGGAACCGGAAGCCGACCAGCTGGGGATCATCACCGGCACCGGATTTGTTCCTGTCGGTGTGGCGCCGGCGACGGCCGGGTTGATGGTCGATGAGAAAGGCGCCATCCATCCGCATCCGGTTACGCCTACCGCGCCACCGCAAAAGCCAGCACCAACCAACGGGGCCCACAATGCGACGCGCGGGAGCACGCCGGTTTCCCAAGAAGCTGGTGGAGGCCGGTCGCAAGGAAAAAACGTCGGAGTGCCTAGCGGTAAAGAAAGCCTCGACGGTAAAAAAAAAATTCAGCAGGCGTTTCAGTTCGAAAAACGGCTCGGATCGCGTATTGAGCCGGACGTACTGACACCTGAATCACAGCAAGCCGTCCATCACATCCAGCAGACGCTCCAGAAAGTTTTTGCGGCACAGTCCAAAACCATCGCCACCAGCCGGTTCCACAAACTCCTGGGCAACGCGCTAGAAAAGCGCAAATTCGGCAACGTGCAATTCAATCTTTCTGTCGATGACGCGCAACGGGTTCTTGAAATTCCCGTCGACGGCACTCACTTCGCTCCGAAGGGTCGCGACATGGCGCCGCACGTCACCGTGTTATGGGGCTTCCATCCGGAAGTGACGGCCGAGCAAGTAAATAAAATCACCAAAGGAATCGGCGACGTCGACGTAACGCTAGAAAGTCTCGAAGCCTTTCCGGCCGGCGAAGATGGTGTGCCGCTGGTGATTCGCGTCGAAAGCGAAAAGCTGCGCAAACTCCGCGCGGACCTCGAAGCTCTGCCGCACACCAAGAGCTGGCCAGAATACAAGCCACACATCTGCGTGGCATATTTGAAGCCGGATGCTCCCGCGCAAGATTACGTGGACGCCGGCAATCCGCTCGAGGGTGAAACTTTCACGCTATCGCAGTTGGCTTATTCGGGGATCGATTACACCGTGGCGGACCTTGAGAAGTTGTTACTGCCAAGTGCGCGGCTCGCGCGGGTGACCCATGACGACACCAAGAATCATAGTTAATCCGCAGCGGCGTCTCGATGGACTGCTCATCCAGCCACAACCAGCTTTGAGCGATGTCGAAAAGGCGCGCCGGGAGATGCAGGAAGCTCTCAACCGCAAGATGTTCGCGGAAGTGTTCGATTACGGTGAGCCGGGCGACATGGCTTTGCGGCCGGCAACGTTCGACGAGAAAGGAAATTACGTTTGCCCGGATTGCAATAAAGATTATGACAATGGGCGATGCACGCTCATCAATATCAACGTCGATGTCGTCGGCAGTTGCCGTAAATGGGAGAAGAGGCGCGCTTGTGACCAGGAATTGAACGTGGCGCCAAATCCGAACGCGATGACTCCGGAACTCGCCGCTTACGGCATTGCTGCAAATGGTGAAGGCTTTGGCTGCCACCGTTGCCCATTTCAAGAGAAAGCCTATGAACCCGACAGCCTAGGCCGGGACCGTTATTGCATGCAGGGAGATTTTCGAATCCCCTGGAATTCCTGCTGTGCCATCAATGGGGCTACGACAAAGTGAACATCAGACTTCCATACGGTCGATTCTCCAGATAATATTTTTGACGCGTAGAGGAGTTTGCCCATGCCCAAAAACGAAAGTCAGAATGGCAGCAGGACGCATGAGCCATCGCTGCGTGAATTGACTGCGGAGCTCGAAGGGCTAAAAGAGCTCACATTGGAAAAATTTACCGCTTCCACCGCAATGTCGGACGAACGTGACCGGAGATATGAAGAGCGCTTCAAGGCAATGGACGAGAAAACAGGCCTCGCCCTCACATCTAGCGAAAAGGCGGTGGCCAAGGCCGAAACGGCCACGGAGAAGCGATTCGATGCTGTGAATGAATTTCGCGGCCAATTAAAAGACCAAGCTTCAACTTTACTGCCTAAAGCAGAAGCCGATGCAAAGTTTCGCGCCTACGACGAGAAACTGGACGACATAAAGAAAGAAATCGCCAGCCTGCGGGAATATCGCAGTAGTGGCGAAAGTAAGGAAAAGACAATGGAGAAATCACACGACGCTGGAACAGCGAGTGTGCGATGGGGGCTCGGGATGATGGTCACAATTATTTTTTCTAGTTTGATGTTCCTGCTTGGAATCGTTGGTGCGGTTTTTACGGTCCTAAAATTTGGTATCGGAAAATAAGTGCGTGAAATGTTCACAGTGCGCCGCCGACATCCCACGAAACCAGCAGCGAACCGTGCTACTTGGAGGGAAGTCGGTCGTTATAGACCTTTGCGAGAAATGTATAAAAGAGAATCAACGTAAGGCCGATGCGTATAAGCCATCGTGGAAGAAGAAGGACCTTGGTTGACTTCCGCATACGCGCATCATCAAGCGACTCCATTTTGTCGATGCGCAAAGGTTCCAGGTTATCCTTCTTTCGTAATCGTCGTCCACCACCACGTTAGGGCCCAGATTACCAGAAGCACGCCGCCAGCGAACGGAAGAATCTTCCATATGCGTTATTGGAAGGACGAACACAGCCAGTGGTGGATCTACATTCCCGGATGCGGCGCGGGTGTGCTGTCGAAGCACATCGTCGAAGAGCACGAGGACGGCACGATAACCGTGACGCCTTCCATCCTTATGACTGGACACAACGAGGGAACGCAAACGCAGCGCCACGGATATTTGACGCGGGGCCAATGGATGGAGTGCTGAATGCTGCGCGAGCGAACTAAAAATCCTTGAATGTGGTGCATTTTTCCTATACGGTTTTTTCGGAACATCGAAGGAAACGCATGTGCGATTTGCTTGAGAAAAGAGATGGTTTTGATGGCGCTCCCTGTGTTAAACACCTGATAGAATATCTTGAAAAGATTATTCCTGGCTTCGCCATGCATGCTATGAAAGAAATTCAATTCGACAATCGTCTCTCGAAAGCTGAGAACATCAAAGTTATAGTGAACGTACTTGATATTCAACGTAAATACCTAGACGCCTGTAAAGCTGCTGCATTAGGCCTACGCCGAATACAGCACCTAACTCCGCTTAAAGAAGGCGACCGGCTCAATCCGGACGGTAGGCGAAAGAAAGAAATAGTACATTGACGCAGTTTCCGACACAGTTATAAAAATTTCCTTGACTTCGACAAATTCCAAACAAAAATAGCGATTTTAACTCTTATACGGTTATCTGACACAGCTCTTGGCAATGCCACATCTCTGGCTGTCCAAATTCCATAATGTACTATTCATGTGGCGACATTATCGCTTGGAGAATAAAAATGAGCATATCGATTTGGCCGAATGGGGCGGCGCCATCAGTCCCGAAGAGAATCAGCGCAGCGCGTAGCATGAAGTACACGGAACTAGAAGTGGATATGGAAGAGCATCCAGACGGCTCTATCTGGTTAATTATCCGTGTATCTTACGACCCTGGCGAAAGATTTAAATTTTGGGGTAAGGTTTGCCTGCCAACCAATACGCTTGGTGCCTGGAAACAAAAAATCGACAGGCGCTTCGATGCCATCAATGCTTGCCCGGAATTATTTCCAGATGAGGAACTCCCAAAGGCGGCATAGTTGATATAGAATCCATTTATGCCGTATTCCAGTGCCGGCGACGCGCCGTCTTATGTCCCCGCGAAACACCGCGCCCAATGGGTGCACGTTTTTAACAGCGAGTGGGACAAACACAAAGACAAGCCGAAAGCGGAACGAGAACGCATAGCTTTTTCTGCGGCCAACAGTGTAGCCGGTTCGAACAGTTCCAAAAAATATGCAAAACTTTTGGCCAAAGCGACAGTGGAAGACGTGCGCGCATTTTCCGATGCGGTCATTGCCGCACTCGAACAGGAATTTCAAACCGTGCCGCTGGAAGTGCAGCCGGCTCTTGAATCCGCGATGCTCAGCGGGATCGGTCAAGGAGCATTGCAACTGGAATTTTCATCGGCTGGCTTGATTGCCTCCGCCAACACCGTCGCACAAAACTATGCGCTCGAACGGTCCGCGGAACTGGTGGGCATGAAGCGCGACGTAGAAGGAAATCTCGTTCCGAACCCGGACGCGCGCTGGGCTATTAGCGACACCACCCGGGAACGGATCCGTGAAATCGTAGCCGACGCGTTTAGCGAAGAGACTTCTATGAAGGAAATCAAGACCGCCATCCAGGAAGCGCTGGCTGACGAAGCCGAAGGCAACGGCATTTTCAGCGAAGCCAGGGCGGAACTGATTGCCAGAACAGAAGTTAGTAACGCGCAAGCCGGAGGAAACTTCACTGTTTGGCGCGATAGCGGCGTCGTGCGCAAAGTCCGCTGGACAACGTCTGAGGATGAAGCAGTCTGTGAAAGTTGCGATGGAAACGACAACGTGGAAGTAGAATTGGGCCATCCATTTCCATCGGGGGACCTCTATCCCGGAGCCCATCCGCGGTGCCGTTGCGTATTGGTAGTCAGTGAAATTTCTTCCCAAAAAGCCTAAGTTTCCACCGCTAAGTTTTTTAATTCCTTTTACATAAGTTTCCATACCTGCAAATCCCGGCTTAAAAATAGTTCTTCCATGTGGCGCAAATCGTGGATATGGTTTTCTACGAAATGGGCGAGCTCCAAAAAATAGACTTCACCAAGTTTGTTCCGTTCAGCAAGGTCAACCTTGCGTTGCGCGAAGTGTCCGGAATCGTCACCGCCGAGCAGCCCGACAAAGATTTGGAAGTTTGCGATTACGAAAAATCAAAACCCTACTATCAGGCGCTGATTTCCGAGATGTCCAAAGCCACAGACGGCGAAAACATTATGCCATTGCGCGAGATGCATCAACTCTCCGCGGTTGGCAAAGGTATCGGGTTCAATTTCGACGACCAGGACAAAGAAATAGAAATGACATTTAAGGTCGTCGATGACAACGCGTGGAAAAAAGTCGAAGAGCGCGTTTACACCGGATTCAGCCAGGGCGGCCGGAAGGTCGGCGGCCAGGTTGCGGATCCTGTGTTCAAGGGTTGCCAGAGATACGTCGCAAATCCAAGCGAAGTTTCACTCGTCGATAATCCGTGCCTGCCGTCTGCGCGTTTCGCTGTCATCAAGACCGACGGCACGGTCGAGATGCGCAAATTCCTCAAGACCGTTTCTCCCGAACCTGACCCGCGCATTACGGCGCTTGAGCAGGAAGTCAGTTTACTGAAAGCGGCTAACACCTCGCCGATAACAACCAAGATTACGCCGGCTGCGGAACCCGCGAAAAAAATAAAGAAAGTCGGGGGTAAGGACCTGGAAGCAGCTTCTTTTGCTTATGTCGAGAACCTGGACAAGACGGAAACTTGGCAATATCCGGTGCACGAGGCCAAATACGTTCGCTGGAGTATTGCGAAAATGGCGCTCGCATCGGATGCTGAAAAGACCAAGGTTCGCCCCAAGGTCCTCGCTGCGGCAAAGAAATTAAACATCGACCTGACAACAGAAGAAACAAAAATCGCCGCCATTTTCGCGACCATGCGCAAGGTTGCCCGCGTCTACGTGAACAAGAATTCCGACAAGATTGTCAGCGAGCGATTGCAATCGCTCGATAGCGATACAGGCAAGCTGGTTCATGCCAGCCTGCACAAAGGCATGTGGGAAGTATCGCGTCTGGCCTGCACGCTCGAGGATTTGGCCTGTTTGGTTTTTTCGGTCTGCTGCGAACAAGAGTACGAGTTAGATGAAGATTCCGCATTGCCGGAAATGCTGGCCGAGAACGTGGCCGCCGTGACCGAAACGCTCATTGCCATGGTGGACGAAGAAACTCGCGAGATGCTCGCGCAAGTGAAAGCGCACGTGAAGTAAAAAAGTTCTGAGAACTTTCGAGGAGGAGCAATGTACAAACTTGACCAGAAAGAAGATTTGGAGAAGGCCGGCCAGTCGCTGGGCAGTTTTTTCGCCAAGCAGGCGGATGAGCTCCAGAAAACGCACGCTCTCCATGCCGCGCTCGCGGCGCATCACCAAGGGAAGGCCGACGCGCATTCCGCGTACGCCGTGCACTTCAAGGCGCAGCATGACGCGCTGCCCGACGACCACGACATGAAGGCGCACATGGCGAAAGGCCATTCGCATCATGTCGCGATGGCTGCTCACGAGGACGGTATCGCCAAGGCTCACGGCGCCCATGCGGAAACGGTCAAGACGCAAATCGATGCCATCAAGGCTTTGTCCGTGGAGTGGGGTGGCGTGAAGAAGGCCGACGAGGGGCCGCTTGCGCGATTGCTCTCTTCTCGCACCGGCACCGTGACAGCTCCAGTGACGGCCCCAACCGGCAATGTCATGGTCGACATGATTAACGAAACTTCGACGCAATTGATGGCCAAGACGCTGTCGATGATGGACAACGACCCCGATGTACAAAAGGCCATGCGCGAGCACGTCATGAAGCTGGTAGCCGAAGCCGTTGGCAGCACGGTGCGGCCGCCCGAAGTTTCCGCGGTTGCGCCGACCGCGCCAGCCTTCGGAATCAAGGCGGTTACTCGTCCAGGACAACGGCCGCTTCCGGCCGCGGACGCGCCGGCCTCTGTGCCGCTCGAGTTTTCGAAGCTGTTCTCATCCGAGGACGGGGATCAGGGCCTGTTGCGCCAGTAAGTCAAAATTTGGAGTTGGCAAAGTTCAAATCTGACAGGAGCGAATCATGAGTCTTATCAATCAGAATTTTTACAAAGCCGGCATGGCGGAGGCTCGCGCGAATGCAGCGAAAGCGGCGGCTCCTGGTACTGAGCTCGCGGCGCTCATGAAGCGGGCGTTGCCCAAAGGGCTTGGCGGAGAGATTGACCCCAAGCAATGGCGGTACGAAAACGACGAAATCAATCCGCTGGTCAAGATGGTCGGCCGCGAATTAGTGAAGGCCGGCGTCACCACCTCGCTGGGCTTCAACTTTTTCGATTTGCGCGGCCCCGCGTATTTCATCTTCCCGTTGCTCACGCCATTCATCCAGATGATTCCGCGCATGGGGCGCGTCAATGACGGCGTCGGCACGGCGGCCCACTGGAAGGCCACCCGCAACCCGAATAACACGTTTGTCTATGCCGGCGTGCTCGAAGGACAGCGCAACGCGACGGCAACGCCGAACGAAGTCGATTACCTTGCGACTTACAAGGAAATCGGCATGGAAGGCGGAGAGACCTTCACCGCCCAGTTCGCCGGCGAAGGCTTCACCGACAACCTGGCGGATGAGCATTTCCGCAACTTGGCGCGCCTGCGTCTCCAAGAAGAGATGATGGTTCTCTGGGGCAACAGCGGTACCGCTGCCGGCAACCTCGGATTTGCTTTAGGGCAGGCGCCGAACGTGACCGCCGCCGCCGTGGCCGGTACGACCGGTCTTGGCAACGGCGCCAACGTAGTAGCCGCCGTAGTGGCCATCACCGCTTTCGGCATGAACCCGGGTGGGCAGGCCGGTTATGCCGCTCCTCCAAGCGTTGCAAACGGCATCACCACCAACTACACCCGCACCAACGCGGACGGCAGCACCACCAACGTGGCTTGCGGAGTGAGTGCGATTTCAAACGTTTCGGCGACCGTTACGGTCCCCAACACGTCCTTCCAGCAAGTCAAGCTTTCCGTTCCCGCCGTGAAAGGTGCCGTTGGATATGCCTGGTTCTGGGGCATTAACGTGGCTGCTACCACGGGCAACGTCAAGCTTGGCTCGATTACCGCATGGCCGAACTATACCGTCACCGCTCCTGCCAACGGCGTGCAGTTGGGCAACGCGGCCGGTCTTTCGACCGACAACAGTTTCCAGCCGACAGATTTCGACGGCTTGGGCACCTACTCCTTCCAGAACGGTCTCTGGACCGATATGGGCGGCGGCTCGTTCACCCCGGCCGGCAACGGCCAGGTCGCCGAAATTGAAAGCGACCTCCAGTATCTCTGGACGAACTATCAGGCACAGCCGGACGCCATCTGGGTTTCCGCTGACGTAAAGGCTTCGCTCGAATCGGCGATCATTTTCTCCTCGACCGGAAACAACAGCTACATCTTCCAGGTCAGCCAGATGGAGCAGCAGACGGGTATGACCGGTGGCTTCATCATCACCGGCTATAAGTCGAAGTACAGCATCAATCCTGCGGGTGGCGACACGATTCCGATTCGCATTCACCCCATGTTCCCGCAGGGTACGATTCTGTATGACATCAATCGCAACCCATATCCGCACAGCCGCGTTCCTGCGGTTCGGACCATGCTGATGCAGCGCGATTATTACGCAATTGAATGGCCAATCGTGACGCGCCAGTGGACTTTCGGTACGTATGTCCAGGAAGTTCTGGCGCATTACATGCCATGGATCTCGGCAATCCGCACTGGCGTTGGACCGTTCGTAGCGCCCGCCTAATAGCGGAGGACGCGCGTAGTTTTAAAGGAGAAATCTTATGCCTGTATCAGGACCAGGACCTGGCGGCACGGCTCCAGGTAGTCCGACTGCCGCGCAACTCACGAACCTTGCCACTCTGCAGGCGGCGCAGGCAGCTGCTCTTGTGACGCTCGATGCGGCGCGCATCACGCACAAGACCGCGCACGCAGCTTGGGTGTCGGCAGCGCGGCAGGCAACGGCATATCAGGCCTATATCTACGGCGGCCAGAAGCCTGGAATCATCGATGAGGGTGTGCCAGCTGGCCTTGTACAGGGCGACGCACCGTAACGCGCGGGCAGTCGCATAACCTATGCCTGGCCCGGTACAACTCAACATCACTTTGACCATCAGCGGCAATCCGGTTGTGGTCGTTCCCATTCCGCCCGGGTTGCAGGCATTGGATTCCAGCGCTATTGCTGGCCAAGGCCAAGCTGCAGGACAAACAGGATTCTCCAGCGTGGATATTGCCATTCGCAACATTTTCAAAGCCGGTATTTTTTTTGTTCCCGCTTCGAATATTTGGTATTCGGCATTCGTCATCCAGTCCATCACCTGGACATAAACTTGCCCTGTTAGTTTGCTCGGGTGTAGAATCCGGCGATGTCGCTGAACCGCAGGATCGTGCTCGACGATTCAGAAATCTGCTCGCCTGAGCCGGTTAAGGTTCAGAAACCTCCCGCCATCGTTCCACCACTCGGGGTTGGCAGTGCGCTCCATTGGATGCCCGGCAATTCCGATGCGACCACATTTGCTGACGCTCTCGGGCTCTACGATGAAGTCATAAAATGCAAGTCATGCGGTTATGATGGCCCGTTTGATGGCAACCATCGGGCTCAAACCATTCAGTGTTTAGGTTGCGGCCGGGTCTCTTCCTTTGAAGCTTTCAAAAAAGAGCACACATGAAGGGTCGCTATAACAGAGAAAAATGGACGGCGCATGCGGCTGTTCGAAGGATGGTTGCCGATGGCCGTCTCCCAAATCCAGCAACACTTACATGCAGTGATTGTCCTAATTCCGCAGCAGAATATGACCACTATTTAGGATATGCGCCAGAGCATCGAAGACACGTTCAGCCAGTATGTTTCTCTTGCCATACAAAAAGAAAATGGGCGCGAGGCGAGATAACACTAACACATAGAATAAAAGAGGTCTTAACGAAAGGTCGCCTATCGAATTATAGGGCGTGCGAGCATGGAATTTAGCCCGCTGAAAAACTGCCATTCATGTTTCGCGAAATCGAAAGCCGAAAATCTCAAGAAATGGAGAGAGCTTCATCCTGGTCGCGAGAAGGAACTTTATCATTTACGGCGAAAGGCTCAAGAATGCGTATAGGTTTAGTGCTGGTCAGGAATTTTTTGGCATGTGCTTATTCCCTTTTCGGTTATCGCGAAACGCTAGAGCGCATGGGCCACGACGTCATCGAATGCGCCTTCCCGGGCAACCAAGTGCAGGTGACTCCGGAAATTATAGCTAAGGTCCCGACCATCGAGCAGCTCCTGGAATGCGATTGCGTTCTGCTTACCTATGCGGAATACACACAACCATGGATCGAACAAATTTATGATTTCGAACAATGGCAGAAGCTTATGGGTAAGGTGCCGGTCCTCGCCCGCTTCGATGAGTCCATGGACCGCGGCGACCTGTTACTACCGCATCGTTTGCCAAAAATTAAAAAATGGGCGACACATTATTCCTTTCCCGCAGCGCAAGACGCCGACAAGTATGGCGGTGAGTGGCTACCGTACGGCGCGGACACGACGATTTTCCATCCTCCCGACCATGCAGATTTGGATAAATTTGAGAAGAAATACGACTTGGCCTTCATCGGTACGCTCTATCAGAAACGCCACGACTATCTAATGAAGATGGCTCCGCACATCGGGAAGAATGTCACCTTCCACAGTGGCAACGTTGTCGTCCAGGATATCGGCGGGATCCGCGAGCGCGAGACGACGGAACTTTTGGCCGAAAATTACCGACAGATTCGAATATTTTTCTGTTTGCCGCCAATGTCACGATTGCTGGTGGAAAAAATTTTCGACATAATGGCCTGTGACACATTCGTGATGTACCCATGTTTTCCTGACATCGATTTTCAGAAAAACTTGTCCATTTTCAAGGGCGACAAACACATCGTTTATTACGACTACGGTTTCTACGCGGACAACGGGAAGCAAGTGACACATTATCTCGAACATCCGGAAGAAGTCGACAGGATCGCGCGGGCCGGCGGCGAACTCGTGCGGTCGAAATACACGCTGGAGCAAATGCTCGAAGCGATGCTGACCCAGGTCAGGAGCGTGCGTGAAAGTAGCCACCAAGTTCGGGTTTGACCTGACATTGCGCGATGGCAGCTACATGGCCACGGAATTCGCCGCGAACCAATGCTATGAAGAACCGGAATCGAGACTGGTGCTTTCGCTCATTCGCCCTGGCGATTTCTGCATCGATGCCGGAGCCCACATCGGCTATTATTCCTGCCTGATGGCCAAGGCAGGCGCGAGAGTTTTGGCGGTCGAATGTAATCCAATGCACTTCGTCATGCTTTCGCAAAACATTCGCGACTTCTCTGTAATTGAATCCCACATGGCTCTTGGTGAACTAAATACCGATGGGCCTGTTGACTTTAACCTTCCAACCGAATGGGATGATGGCTGCGGGACGCTCTATCCTGTTCGCAATAATGCAAAACAAGTGGGCGTCTGGATGATGCGGCTCGATTCGCTCTTGGATGTAGGCGCTTCGACAGGCGAACGTGTCAGTAGAATCCGCCTGCTAAAACTGGACATTGAGGGATCGGAACTAGCGGCGCTTCGCGGCTTGGGCGCGCGCCTTGCAGACGTCGATTACATCTTAATGGAATGCGGCGAATATTACGCCGCCAAGACAATTAGCCAAATCAACGAGCACATGCAGGGTTGGACGATTCGAGCGTTTTCTAACGGCGAATGGAGAGACGTCCAGAAGGCCACCACCGGCAATTTCCTGTTTATGAATCCAAAGGCGAATGAATGAACTGGACAGACAGCGAACTGTGTAGGATCGCCCTGAAACACCACACAGACAAAGCGCATTTCCATAACTATACGCCGACCTACCACAAGCTACTAGCCGGCAAATCCGTAAAAAAAGTTTTGGAGATTGGACTTGGTTGGGGCGGTCTGATGCACAACGACTATCAGTCCGCTGGCAGTCTATTGATGTGGCGGGATTATTTTCCGGACGCGGAAATCTACGGACTCGATATCCGCCCGGATGCTCTGCGCAACGAGAATAGGATCCATTCTTTTTTGTGCGACCAGAACGACATTGATTCCCTTATGCGCGCAGCAGCACAGGTCGGCGATGACTTCGACCTGATTGTCGACGATGGTTCGCACGTCCCAATGCACCAAGTGACGACGGCTTCGATATTCGTCCCCCTATTGGCTCCTGGAGGCCTGTACGTCATTGAGGATGTACATGACGCATATTTTCAGCCAGGCCCGGAGCATGTGCACGTCCCTACAGGAGACCTTACGGAATTGGAGTACGTACGCCAGAATCTTCCTTACCCGCACGAGGTCATCGAAATCGAAAACGATATAGTGCCAGGCGATAAATTGGTTGTGATTCGAGAGGAACAAGTGGCGCGCGGAACGAAGCGGTCCTCTCGATGCGTGGTCAATGTGGCCATAGGCGACGCTTACTACAAGCGCGGGCAGATGCGGCTCGCCCAAGAATTACGCCGGTTCGACCCATGGTCCAAGCAGATGATGTGGCAATGCATACCTCCGGGATGGCCAGACCAGAAACAGAAGCCCTACGCCTTCAAATCTTTTGCCATGAAAGAGGCCGCGAAAATAGCAGACCTGGTGCTCTGGTGCGACTCGTCGATTGTTCCTATTCGTCCGATGGATGCTTTCTGGGAAATACTCCAATCCGACGGCTATTTCCTTGTCGAAAACGGGGAAGGCATGAATTACGAATGGACCGCCGATAGCGCGTACCAATATTTATTCCCGGAGCTTTCGGTCGAAAGCGCGCGCAGCGCGAGTCGGGCGATTCCTCAGATTGTCGGTGGAATCCTCGGAGTAAACATAAAGTCCGAGAAGGGGAATGCCTTTCTTGAAGAGTACTACCGTCTGGCCAAAGACACGGACGCGTTCTGCGGTCCTTGGGCCAATCAGAATTGTCCAACGCGTGCGCAATACGGGAAAGGAAGCGTGTACACGACAGCACCGTGCGGGCCTCCGGACGTGCGCGGGCATCGTCACGACCAGACCGCGGCAAGCGTCATCGCCTGGAACATGGGACTGAAACTCTCGAAATATCCGTCACCATACGCTTACATCGGCCCATCGTCCAAGACGGCGCCGACCCGAGAAACTATTTTGCTGCATGACGGCCCAGGAGCCACGGAATTTGAAGCGCAATTATCCAAACCGGAGGAACCCACGATGAAATGCGCCCAATGCGGAAGCGCCGCTTTGGGCATGGCTGGCGGCATGTTGCATTGCAATCAATGTGGTTATAGGAGTGGCCATTGAATATCGAAGATGAAGCACAAGCGATTGGCAGTATTTTGCGAGAGTGTGAACATCCGGTCATTGTTGACCTCGGAGCGTACGGTGGAGAAGACACAGCCTGGCTGATTGGCGCCTGCCGCGTTCCTCCAGTTGCGATTGCCGTCGAAGCCGACCCGGACAATTTTGCAAGGCTGTATGCGGCAAACCTCAAAGCCACCGTCATTCAAGCGGCCATTTCCGACCACGATGGAGAGTGCACGTTTTATAAGTGCTATACCGGCCGTGGCGTCGGTTCTGGCTCGATCCGGCAACCGACTGGCCATCTCGACAGGGACGGCACGAAATACGATTTTCGTCCGATATCGGTTCGGTGCCTAACTTTGGACAAAATCGCACGCGATTTCGCGCTCGACCATATTGACCTTTTGTGGGTGGACATCCAGGCCGCCGAACGTGACATGATTGCCGGAGGCCAGAATGCGCTTCAACGGACGCGCTATCTGTTCATGGAAGCGGAGCAAGGCGAAGAGATGTATGCCGGGCAGGCGATGCGCGATGAACTGCTGGCCATGCTTCCCGGGTGGTTCGAAGTGCAACGGTTTGATTTCAATATTTTGCTGCGCAACGACAGGTTCGTTCCATGAGCTTCCCGGAAGAACGCGCAGCGGTCACGCAAATTCTCAAGGCGCTTCCAGACCCTGTGTGCATCGTGGAATTAGGAGCGCAAGACGGCGGCGATGCCGCGTGGATGCTGCAAGTGTTGGCCGGACGGGGTCCACGATGCGTGCTGGTCGAAGCCGATAGAATCAATTTCGAACTCTTGCCGCCACAGGGATTCACCGACACGCCAGAAGGCCCCATGGTCGCCATCTACGGTGCTATCGCCGACCATACAGGTACGTGTGATTTTTGGGAGAACCGTGATTGTGGAGGCGGCTTTAGTTCCATCTACGAACCAAACCGGGAACACCTAAGCGTCGATGCGTCGCAATGGCGGAAAGTCGGACCCATTCCATGTTTCACGTTTGACGACCTCTATGCAAAGTTAAAACTTAGCCACATCGACCTGCTGTACGTGGACATTCACGGCGCGGAAAAGGATATGGTCACTCACGGACAGAAAGCTTTGAAACACACAAAATACCTATTCATCGAAGCTGTGGACTACCGCATGTACGAAGGGGCAGCAACCGGCGAGGAGTTACAGGCAATGCTGCCCGGCTGGAAACTTCTAGAAACTTTTCCGTGGAACATATTGCTGATAAACATGGAATACGAATGATTTCCATTCTCATCCCGACGCGCGGCCGTCGTGCGGGTTTAGAGCGGGCCATCCGGTCCGCGCGCGAGACGGCGCATTCTGCCGATTGTCTCGAATTTGTTGCCTATGTCGACAATGATGATGCACTGACCTACGTGGATTTCGGTTGCGATGTTAAATTTGTATATGGCCCGCGGATCGTTCTTTCTAATACCTGGAACAAATGTGCCGAGGTAGCCAAAGGTGACATCTTGTGTCAAGGTAACGATGATATTATTTTCCGCACGCCAGGATGGGTCCGTATCATTGAAGAAGAATTCGCGAAGATTCCGGACCGCCTTGTAATGGTGCATGGTTCGGACGGCAGCAAAAACTATGGCAGTAGCAGCGGACAGTTTGGCCCCCATCCATTCATAAGCCGGCAGTGGATGGAGACCCTCGGCTATTTCACGGCTCCATACTTTTCAAGCGACTTCGGCGATACCTGGTTGAATGACCTTGCGAACGCTATTGGACGTAGGCGCTACGTGCCAGTGATTATCGAGCATATGCATTTCATTTTCGGCAAGTCGGAAACTGACCGTACAACCAGCGAACGATTGGAGCGGCACTCGCGCGATAATTGCGGGCAACTCTACGCAGACCTTGCTCCGCTGCGGGAGGTTGACATCGAGAAGCTTAAGGCGGCAATGCGATGAAATGGGAATTACTGGTACTCACCCAGCATGGTCGCGAGCAATACCTAGCGCGCCTGCAGGCTGTCCTCCGGCCGCAACTCGAGGCTTATTCCGATGTTGGTCTGATTGTCCGGCGGTTCGACCCGACCATGGACCTCGGTACGAACCGTCAAATCATGCGTGAAGGATCAAGCGCGGACTACTCGAACTTTATTGACGACGATGATTTGGTCTCTGCGAACTATGTCTCCACCATCTACTCGCTACTCGATGGTGTCGACTACATCGGATTTACGCTCCAAATGTATAGCGACGGAGAAAAACAAAAGCCAACCTTCCATTCATTGCGGTACAAGGAATGGAACGCAGACCAAAACGGATTCTACCGCGACATTTCCCATCTAAATCCAATCCGCCGCGAGCTTGCCCTACGCGCCACAATGGCAGGAGGCTTTGGTGAGGATCAGCGATGGTCGGACCGCCTTCGAGAGCTAGGCATCGTCAAGACCGAACACTATGTCAACGATGTGATGTATTTTTATTACTGGCGCAGCAACAAAACCGATTATCCAGCCCCAGCATTGCAGGTGCCCACGCACGGATCCTACAATCCGGTCGAACAACTTGCTATAGGCCAGCGGCGTCCCATCTGTCCGAAATGCGGCAGCACCGCCACCGGTATGGCCGGAGGCATGCGACAATGTAATCAGTGCGGTGAACGGTATGTGTGACCAACTATAGAGCAAAATGGTTTTGTGTGGATGAAGCAAGTGATACTATCCACGAATGGTTTCACCGCTAACGCTTCCCGCTGTTGAAGGCTGGCCCTATCAGGAAGTATCGGCTGCCTTTATTCAGAAAGCGCACACCGGAGAGGCAGTCCCGAAAGTTCTGATGGTGGGATATAGCCTTTGGGCTCTTCTGCTGAAAGCCTCTGACACCGAAGTGTTCTACGTGTGCGGGACAATTCCGATTCGCTTTGAAAGAAGCGGGATCCTTGAACCACACGAATTTATGTTCACGCGCGATTGAAAGGCGCCTTGCCCATGATTACGCATCTCTGTGTGTGTGGCCTTGGCAAGTTAGGTTCGCCAATTTCCGCATCCTTTGCGAGGTCCATGTTCGTGGTCGGTTATGACCTGGACGCCGCGAAGGTAAATGCCATCAATCACGGCCATGCGCCAGTTGAAGAACCCGGCCTCGATGAAGCCGTTAGTTCCGCGGGATTGTTGTTGCGAGCGACCACTGACCCGGAAGAAGCTGTACGCAGCACTGACGCCTGCATTTTTGTCGCGCCGACGCCATCCTTGCCGGACGGAAGTTTCGATAATCAATACTTGCTCAACGGGATCGAGAAGATTGCTCCAGCAGTTGGTGGAAGGCCCTACATTTTCATCGTCGCATCGACCGTGACGCCAGGAAGTTGCCAGCATATTTTATTGCCGGCCATCCGCCGCCATTCCGACAAGATTGCCCTGGTCTACAAGCCGGAGTTGATTGCCCTCGGAACGGTCATGCATGACCTGGCTAATCCGGACGTAGCATTGATAGGAGCCACAGACAAATGCGCCGCCGCCGAAGTATTCCGTCTCTATGCACGACTACGCGATGTTGGCGCAACGGAATTCAAAATCATGTCCTTTGTCGAAGCGGAGCTCGCCAAGATTTCTCTGAACTGTGCCATTACCATGAAAATCAGCTTTGCTAACCAGGTGAGCATGGTGGCGGAAAAGCTTGGTGCCGACCCTCACGCCATTTTGGAATTTATTGGCCGCGACAGCCGGATCGGTCCGAAAGTTCTGCGTCCGGGGACCCCATTCGGCGGGCCGTGTTTCCCGCGGGACAACCGGATGTTTCAGTACGTCGCGGAAAAAGTGAGTGTTAAAGCCCATCTGGCGTTGGCCACGGACAAAATCAACGAAGATATCCTCTGGCATATCATCTCTTCCCTTCCGAAGAACGAGGAGGTCGGAATTCTGGGAGCCAGTTATAAAGCAGGCACAAATGTCATTGAAGAATCGGCAGGGATGGCGCTATGTAAAAAACTAACAGCGCTCGGCCGCATCGTAAAACAGCATGACCCTCTCGTTGCCACGCCCGACAAGCTCGAGAACGTAATTCAGTGTCCGGTTGTCATTGTCACTCTCGATTGCCCGGAATACCGCGGGCTACAATTCCAACCAAGCCAATTTGTAGTTGACCCATGGCGCATCACCGGAAAACAAGTAGCGAAGGAGATTCCATGCCCAGTCTCATGTTGATGATGATGTCCATGACTCCCGAACACAAACAGGACCTAATGCTCCTGCTCCCTTTTCTGCTTGGCCAGCTTGTTTATATTATGAAACGTGCAAGTTTTTCGATGCGCGCCGGAAGGGCCCCCACGCGATGGCAGTACGTGTATCGCAATTGGGACATCCTTGTCTTTAGGTCGGTGCTCGAATTCCTTTTAATCTACATGCCGATTCGACATTTTTCTCCGGACCAACTTCTCAATGTGTTCCACATCGATGTAAGCCACATTGAGAGTCTTGATTTTTTGTATAATCCAGTGAGTTCACCGGTGAGCATTTTTGGGGCGGGAATCGCGTCCGACGGATTATTTGATTGGCTGGTCGATTGGGCATCCCGGTCGACAAAGATTCCGGCACCTATAAAGGCGTGGCTCACCGAGAATGTTCCGCCGATGCCGATGGCGCAATAGAATGAGCCTGAACGGCAAAAAGCTGTATGTGCTGACGCCAATGTATGGCGGAAATCTTTCCGTCAACTATCACAGTTCCTTTTTCCAGCTGGTCCATGCCTTTGAAGAATTGAAACGCAAAGGCCTCGAAGTAGATTTGGAATCCCGTAGCGTGTGGAATGAGTCTTTGATTTCCCGGGCCCGCAACCGGCTGGCAGATTGTTTTCTAAAAGAAAGCTCCTTCACTCATGCCTGCTTTATCGATGCCGATATTGGTTTCGAGCCGGTGGACATCATTAGCATGCTCGAAATGGACAAAGACATCCTTGGTGTTCCTTGTTCCAAAAAATCCATCCGCTGGGACCGGATCCAAATGGCAGTCGCGCGTCGCGTTCTCGAATGGTCCAAAAATAGCCCAGCCTGCCAAAATGGATTCGACCCGGCCGCACTCGCGCAGCAGTTCGTAAGCTCCCAGGCGGCTTTCCCTCCTGACGTTATTTCCAGAATCGCCGGCGACTTTGTCCTAAACTTCCCTTTAGATGAGCAAGAAAAAATCATCAAATTCGATACACCAGAGCCAATGCGCCATGTTGGCACAGGCCTGTTGATGGTCAAGCGGGAAGTGTTTCTGAAATTCATGAAATGCTATCCCGACCGCTGGTATGAAGCGCGTTCTGATAATGCATCAAATCCCGGTCGCATCCATGATTTCTTCAAAGTTGGCGTCAATCCGGAAACTCGTGAGTACGATTCCGAGGATTACTGGTTTTGCCACGACTGCATCGCCATGGGCTACAAGATTCTAATTGCGCCATGGGTAAAAACCACCCACATGGGCACCAATACGTTCATTGGCGACATGCCGGCCGCCCTGGCCTGTGCCGGCAGCATCTTCTAACAAACCTCTTCCATGTGGTCTGTTTATCGGCTAAGGTTTTTTACGAAATGGTTGAGCACATTGGAACCGTTTTTGGCCGGTCGTGTGCGACCACCGACCTCTGGAATGAAGACATTACTCAAGGCGCTTCTGCTGACCGTTTTGTTCCCGTTCTTCTGTTTTGCCCAGAATAAGACGATTGTCTCGGACTTTCTCTCCACTGCTGGCGGATCCGCCGTCACCGGAACCCTTACGGTCACGAATAACTCCACGATGATTACGGCGGATGGGTTCACTGTCCCACAGGGACAGGTGGTGACCGCACAGATTACCAGCGGCCAATTCTCTATTTCCCTTGTTCCTAACGTTGGCGCGGCGCCCTATGGGTCTGTGTATTACGCGGATTATGTGACGAAGACCTCGCGCTACCGCGAAATCTGGAATGTGCCGAACAGCGCGACGGCCGTAAATCTTCTGGCTGTGCGGGTGGTTTGGCCGCAAGCGCCCAACGTCCTGATTCCCGCCTCGCAAGTCGTTCCACCACCCACCTGCACTCCCATCGCCGCCGGCAACAACAATCTGGTATTGCGCTACACAACCAATCCTGCCGGATGGATCTGTGCGCCCGATAACATCGGTGCCGTCACCATGGACTTGGAGAATCCGACTCCAGTCGATGCCGGGAAATTCAATTGGGAACCGAAGAACGGCCTCAACCTAACGCGGATTTCCTGTTCAGTCGACAGTGGTTCAGTTTCCGTCAATCTGGACATACGCACAGAAGCTGCTCCGAATTCGCCAGGTACGCAGGTTCTTTCTGTGCCTTTAGTTTGCACGCCTACGACCGGAGCAACGACGGCTATTACGTTTCCCGCCGTTCCGCCTCAGTCGCCTGTGGCGCTGTTGATTACATCGACTGTCGGTAGCCCGGGAATTGTTCGAGTTCACGCAGAGTACATCCTCAACTAAGGAGAATTACGTTATGAAATCAGTGAAGGGAATTTTCAAGCATGGAATGCTGTTGCTGAGTTTGCTGGCGATCGGTGCGCTCGGCTACGGTGGCAGCGTCGAGAACCTGGTGTCGAAGAACCGCGTCAACATCCAGGCCAGGCACTGTCAGAAGTATATTGTCAACGACAAACACAAGCTGCCGGTCGGCACTCCGGACATCGGAGCGGCCGCCACGCACATCGATTACAAGGCCTGCGCCGCGGACCCGTCGACGCTGTTCTTTAATGAAACCAACCACAACCTGCGCACGACTGCGGGCGGTGATTGGCAAGCCTCGGTGATGGCCAACACGTCGGCCCCGCCAGCGACGATGAACTATATCGCCCTGTCGAACGACGCGACTGCGCCGGCCGCCGGTGATACCTCGGTAGCTTCGGAGATCGTATCGAACGGCCTGAGCCGCGCCCAGGGTGTCTATGCCCACACGGCATCGACGGCCTCGCTCACGGTCCAGAAAGTGTTCAACGCCACCGGCACGCAGGCTAGCCAAAAGACCGGTTTACTTAATGCATCATCGTCCGGAACCCTCGGATTTGAAAACACTTACACCCAGGTGACCGTGAACAATGGCGACACTCTCACAGTCACATGGACAATAAACTATTAGCCTATGTCCGTTGTTGACAACCCATACTTCCTTCTGTATTATTCGGGCAGGAGGAAGTTATGGAACAAGGCAACTGTTCTGATTGCGGGGTATTCAGGAGATGGCTTCATGGACATCACTTGAAACCGCGAATCGAAGGCGGACAAGATGCTGATGGGAAAATTCGAATCTGTGCAAATTGCCACGAGGATCGCCATGGTGGCCCGTTTGGTGGAATTCTTCGCGGCAGAACGTCAGCCACGCCCGCAGCTCGACGCAAAAAATCCAAGACGCTTCGGAAACTTTGGCAAGACCCCGAATACCGCCGTAAAACTCTGGCAGGACAGGAAAAAGCTCGACCGAATCGCGACAATCAAGCCATCGGCGCAAAGATTGCTGCGACTTGGACTCCAGAACGTCGCGCTGCCCAGTCCAAGCTCATCACTGAAATCAAAGCTAATGTGCTCGGTGACCGGTGGTCCTTGCATCATGATTGCTGTAAAGAATGCAAGCGAACTGACCGCCCGCATCAGGCAAACGGTTTATGCTCTACTTGCTACACGAGCCGTTATTATAAAAATAAAAGGAAAAGGTCGCGTCGTCGGAAGTATCTCCGGGAATATATGCGCAAGCGTAGAGCCGACGAAAAGGCGGTATCAATTTCACCGACAGAAGTTTCATAGAGACTAATTTGCGTGCGACGACTAACAAATACGGTGCGCTGGACGCTAGGATTCCTGGCGATGCTGGCGTTTTGTTCAGTGGCGCGCGCCGTGAATCAAAATGGTTCGGTCACCGAGAATCTAACCACCACGGCCAGCGCCACAGCGGTCAAGAATTGCCGGCCAGTCGGGATCGTCGAGTCGTACACGGTCGTCGATTCTGCCGCGGCGAACGCTGGCAGGGCTCCAACACCCACGGTAAACTTAACAGAATCCGATTCGGTGCAGGCCGCGCAGTCCGGGCACGCCTCTCCGTCGGTGACACTGACGGAATCGGATTCCGTAGCGGCGCCGGCGTTGCATCCGCGCGGAGTAGCGGAATCGTTGACCGAATCCGATTCCGTCGCTATCGCGAGCACGCACGCACGCGGCGCCGCGGTAACCGAATCCTTGACGGAGTCCGACGCAGCAGGAACCTCGCACTGCGCGGCCTGCGGGCTGACCGAAACCCATACCACCGCCGACTCCGTGGCGACGCAAATCTTTCACAACTTTTCTGCTTTGCCCACGCAAACACTTACGACCACCGATTCACCGACGACCAATCTTGGTCGCAATGGACCGACCACCGAAACCTTGACGGAATCCGATTCGACCGCAGCTGTGCAACAGACTGGAGCGCATTCGGTGGCGGTTACCGAATCATTGAGCACAGTAGGCCTAGTTACGGGGATCGCGGCCCATTCAGCAACAGTGACCGAATCACTTACCACCAGCGATGCTGTGTCCGCGGTTCGCTGCGGAGCGGTCACGGAGAACCTGACGACGACGGATGTCGTCTCGGTGCATCACGTCCTCGTCGTTTCCATATCCGAGAGCGTTGTAGAGTCGGACAGCGCAGCGACGCAGCGCAGCGTTCACGCGGCCGCATCCCAAGTCTTGACGGAATCGGATTCGGCGGCGACTACGCATGCGGCGGTCGGGAACGTGACCGAAACCTTGACCACGACGGCTTCCGTATCGACCTTGCGGAACGGCATCGCCAATCCGACGGTAACGCTAACGGAATCGGATTCTGTGGCTACGACGCACGCGGCGGTTGGAAGAGTCTCAGAGATATTAAACGAATCGGATTCGACCGCTGGCGTGAGCTCCAGCATCCACACGGCGAGCGTCACAGAGAATCTTTCGCCGACGCAGACGGTGACGGCCACGGCCGTTCACCAGGTTGCCGTATCAACGTCGCTGACGGAATCGGATTCGGCGGCGGCCGTCCATGGAGCCATCGGCAACGTATCCGAGACGCTCACCGAGAGCGATTCCGTCGCCACGCTGCGCACGTCCATAGGTTCGGTATCGGAATCTCATTTAACCGTAGACAGCGTGACCGGGCATATTGTGACATCCGGATCTGCGACAGTTTCATTACTAGAATCAGATTCAGTCACAGCAAAGCTTTTCCATGCAGCATCGGTTACCGAAAGCCTGACAACTGGCGACGTGGTCTCCACCGTATCTTCGCCGCATCTGCTCTTCGTCAACGTTACGGAAGCCTTATTCGAAACGGATTCGGTGACCAAGGTATCGCCGGCCCATCTATCCAGGTTCGTGACGGAAACCTTGACCACTGCAAGCGGCGTCAATACATCCTCACCGGGGCATGTGAGCGTAACCGAAACCCTGGCGGTCAGAGACAGTGTAACTGGCATATCGCCCAACCATTTCAGTATTACGGAGGTATTGACCGAATCCGACGCGGTTGGTGTTTTCGCGGTCCGGTTTGGGCAGCGCAGACGTTTTATGGTGGTCGACAGTCAGTGAGGCAACTATGAATTTCCGACAATTCACAAGAGCGGCCATCGCATTTTTCTGTTCTCTGCTTCTCATCGCACAGGTTGTACCGCAATCGTGCATAGTGCCGGCCAATGGCGCGGTGGTGAAGACAACCAGCTATTCGGCGCTGGCCGCCGACGCCGGCAAGCTCATCGTGATGAACTGCGCGAGCGCCTGCACGTTGACACTACCTGCAACGCCGCAAACTCCCGTATGGTTGATTTTTGTCGAGACTATCGGTGCGGGTCAGGTCACAATCGCACCGAACGGCTTGAATCTTAACGGTTCGGCTAGCAGTCTTGCCATGCCGTTGACCGCCGGAAGCACATTTCAGGTTTGGACAGATAATTCCAATTATTTTGCCGCAGGCGTCACATTAAAGACTCGTGTGCTAGGTTGGGCATTCGGCGATGTAGCCACTGGCGCGGCGCTGACGACCAATGAGGTTGGCTACATTACTGTCCCATTCGCATGCACAATCACAGGCTGGCACATCATGGCCGACGCCGGGACGGTTACGATTAAGACGGCACGCGTGAATAGCGGGACCGCTTTGCCAACCATCGGCTCAAACTCAATCTCAACCAGCGGCGTATCTTTGGCGAGCGGTACAAAAATAGATTCTACGACAGTCACTGACTTTACATCTACGGCGATTGCGGCAAATGACACACTCGGATTCTTTATTACGACTGTTGCTACGGCGAAACAAATCACGTTCCAACTGGACTGCTCGCAATGAAATATCTAGTTTTTCTCATCGCGATACTATGCTTGTCGGTCCCGGCGTTCGCAGCCAACCCTGCATGGGTGCAGTCTGATGGCAGCTTTTCCGTAACCACTACCGCAACTTCCCACACATATACTCTGACGCACACTCCTACAGCCGGTAACACGCTCGTTGCCTTTGTTTCCACGCACATTTCAGCGAATCAACAAATCAATTACGTGTGCGGCGGAACGAGTTGCACAAGCATCACTTCTACCGGAAAGTTCTTCCCGTACACATGGATTTATTGTCCGAACGGGAACAACTGTCCGGAAATCTGGATCGCCCGAAATGTCCCGGCTTCGATGTCCACCGTTACCATCAACTGGGCCGTAACTACTGTTTCTGACGTTCAGTTTGAAGAATACTCCAACGTCTCAGCAATCGGTCAGATAGTGCAGGCGACCGGGACTTCTACCGCTCCGGCCATCACCATCACGACGCAAGATGCGAACAACATCATCGTGATGGCGACATCTTCCCAAGGGAATGACGGGATACCAACTTCCAGCACTGGCAACCTGAGAGATGCTAGCCGGTCAGGGACGACCTCATCGTTCGACGCAGGCGCGGCCTGCGACAACAGTTCGGCAACGGCTGCCTCGGTTACGTGCCAAGTCACGATTACATCGAGTGCGTGGGCGGCGCTCGGCGTGGAACTTCGCAGCACGACCAGTACCGATACATCTAATTTCGTGTCGGCTTATCAGAGCAACTCCCCAGCCAGCGAGAACGTGGCGATGCCTTCTATCGCCGGAGTGTTTGTTCCCGACGCTTTCCTCCCTGGCAACACGGGTATCTGTTGGGGGGTGTGGCCATACAGCGCATCAGGGCAGACGCCGACAGTGACGACGCGGAACACGTTAACTGGCGCGACCGTCGATACGTTCACCAAAGACGTGCAAGTAAACGACACCAGTAATATGTCTACTGGAATATTCCGTGTCGCCGCGACCGCTGGAACTCAGTACATAAATTGGGCATGGGGAACGAGCATCAATAGCCAGCCTGGATTTGTTTACGGCTGCACGGAGATGAAGGGGATCACGACCAGTTCGCCCTTGGACGGTACGCCAGCCTCAGCGTCGGGGCTCTCAGGGGGAACCCTCAGCACCAGTGCCATGACGGTTACTGTCGGGGACATCATCGTTGTGGCCACTTCCATCGATACCATCGTACAGAATACAAACAACCAGAATCAGGGAGTAGGCTATTGCGCGGCGGGGCCGGGATTCATTCTGCTGACGCCTTCTCCGGTGAGCGGCACATGCACCGAGTATCAGGTAGCGACCTCGACATCCGTGACCCCATCTATGTACGAAACCCCGGCCACTCCAAATAGCGCCTATGGTAGCGGTTACGTTTTCAATATCGTTGCCGTCGCGTATAAGGCCAACTCCAGTCAAGGGACAGCCGCGACAGGCATCCACATTGGACGGCAATTTACCCCGGTAATCAGCGGTGGCAGCGGGGCAGTTGACAGTGGAAATATTACTTGGACTCAGTGCCCAGCGGCAGGGAACTTCAACAGTTTTTATATCAGCAATTCATTGAGTGGAAGTCCTGAGACTGGCGTTTTCAAAATTTGGGACAGCAACCAAGTCGCTTATTCGATTAACGACCCCAGCAAGAACGCCAGCACCAACTCAGGGCCGTTTCTGCTGTATTCAGCAAACCAATCTCTCGATAACTCCGCAATGTGCGAGTTGTATCAGGCTAGTTCCAACGGTAGCAACTCCGAGATGTTGCAGCGGGACATTTACAACGTAGCGACCTCGAACTTCTTCGACACGATGAGCACCACTTGTCCCTCAACTTCGAGCTACAACGCAACTGGATGCATTGGTGACAATCAACCGTTCGGCTCTACCTACGCGCAATCTCCAAACATTCAGCCAAGCGCCGCTGGCGAACTCGTACTCGCCAGTCTTTCAAATGGGGTAGGACCGGAAGCAGGTCTATCTTCCCCCAGCGGAGCCATCTACGATTGCCCTTACTTCTCGGCTATGACGGATGGTGGCTCTACCTGTTACGGCGAGGGTCACGCTCATTTCTATACTACCGGGTCATCCTCGCTGAACTTCACTTGGACAGCGGGAACAAATGCCACTGGAACTTCGGTTTCGAGCGCCATCGCCATCAAAGCGGCTCCGGCCGCCGCAGCTAAGAGCGGGAAGACGGTAATCTTTTGAGACGCTTATTTCTATGTGTCTTATTCCTTCTTGCCATGCCTACGCTTGCGCACGCACAATTATGGTCAGGAATTCTCGACCCCAGCCGAGGCATTGACTGGACGCAGGCTGGTGTCGTCGGAGGTATTCCTTCAGCTACGTGGACGCAATGCGGTTCGACTCTTCCCTCTACGTCAACAGTTGCACAAGTACAAGCTGCAATAAATGCTTGTGGGACTAATCAATTCGTACAACTTGGATCTGGGAATTTCAGTTTCTCAACCTTTCTGAACATGAAGTCCAACATGGTCCTCCGAGGCTTGGGTGCCAATCAGACAACCCTTACCTTTGGCAGCAACGCCATTGGTGGAGGTTGTTTTTTAGGAGGGTCAACAATCTGCTTCACCAACGATGGCGGCACCTACAACAACTCTTTTGACAGTGCTCCGGGTCAATCGAATGCGGCGAATTGGACGGCAGGATTCTCGCAGGGAACGACTTCGATTACCGTGGGCAGTGTCGGTTCTGTCGGCATCAGAAACGGTCAGTATATTTATCTCGACCAGGCTAACGACACGGCACCGAATAGCAACCTGTTTATCTGCGACATCATAACGACTTGCGCCATCGAGGGTGCTTCTCCTGGTCGCACTATTGGCGGCGTCAGTCACAGTCAGTTGCAGGCCGTAAAGGTCACTGCGGGATGCGCGACGCTCTGTACAGGTGCAGGACCATTTACGCTTACGATTACCCCGGGACTTTATGGAATAAATTGGAGTAGTTCTAAGGCCCCTGGTGCGTGGTTCCCGACGATTCCAATTTCAAACGCTGGGGTAGAAAACCTAACTATAAATAATCAGACCGCGACCGGAGACAACGGTTCCACTATTAACTTCATGAACGCATTTAACTGTTGGGTGACTGGAGTAGCCTCTCTTCATGGCGGACGAGCGCACGTTTGGATTACGAACGGGGCGCACATCACGGTCCAAAACAATTATTTCTATCAGACCCAGGACGCGGCTTCCCAGAGCTACGGAATAGAAGTGGAACTAGCCAGCGATACCATGGTCGTAAATAATATTTTTCAGCAAGTGACCGCTCCAAATATCGGTGGCTCCGAGTTTGGAAACGTTTATGCATACAACTACTCGATTAACCATTTTCAAACTGGGTCCGTAAACTGCATGTACCCAAACGGAATCGCTCACGACGCAGCCGCAGAATACAACCTTTGGGAAGGCAACTTTTCCGAGAACGTTGAAGGAGATGATGTCCACGGAACTAGCGGACTTAACACGCTCTTTCGCAATATTTTCACGGGATACGAACTTGGCAAGATTTGCTCGACGATTGCCATCGTGTGGGATCCCTACAACCGCGATGAGAACGTTGTAGGAAACATCCTGGGGACGCCGGGGATTACGACGCTATACTACATTACGGACCCATTTAACGCTGGCGGTGTGTACGACTCCGGCTTGGTTCACGGCGGGATAGGTCCTGATTCAGTTGTTGGCACTACTATGCTTCGCTGGGGTAACTACGACAACGTGACAGGGTTCGTTAGATGGTGCGGCAATAGCAGCGACACGGGATGGTCCAATGTCAACGGCTGCAACAGCACATCTGAAGTTCCGACTAGCGGGGTCGGCTCACCCAGCTATGCTAATGCTGTCCCAAGTAAGGGCGATACAGGGATTGGGCAGAGCGCGATGCCTGCGTCTTTCATATACGCCTCGCAGCCTAGCTGGTGGCCTAGCGGGAAGCCCTGGCCCCCGGCAGGCCCCGACATAAGCAGTGGGAGTATCGGTCAATGTACTAGCGGAACTTATTCAGGGCTCATGGCTACGGCTTCGGGCCAGTGCGCGGGAGGGACATTCTCAGCGCATATTAACGCGGGCCATGCCAACAGCAATCCAGCGATGGATTGTTTTTTGACCACGATGGCTGGGCCTCCGGACGGGTCAGGAAACGCGCTGAGTTTCAACGCTGCGACATGTTATTCCGCCCCGGCCAACGCGCCGACGGTCTCCTTGAATCCAACGAGTTTGAGCTTCGGTGCGGTGAACGTTGGAAAGGTTTCTGCGGCGCAGACCGTGACGTTGACCAACACAGGCACGGCCACGCTGAACATCACCAGCATCGCGCCGAGCGACGCGACCAACTACGCGATTTCGGCGAACACCTGTGGCGCAACCTTGACCATCGGAAATAATTGCATTGTGAGCGTCACCTTCAATCCGACAACGCCTGGGGTGCACAACGCGAACTTGATTTTCATGACGAACGCTTCGACCAGCCCGAACAACGCGCCTCTATCCGGAACCGGGGTCAGTGTCACTCCAGTCTGTTTGGAAACACTGACAGAGCTCGATGCCTCGACCGGTCTGCGCGCTACTATACCGCAGCAAAAATATGCGTGCCATCCATGAAAAATGTGCTCTGCTTCACGGTGCTTGCCTCGTTCGCCATGGGCGGTTGTCCGCGCAATCAGCCGAAGGCGCACAGTGTCGCGGTGACGCAGACTTTGCCGTCGGCCAGTTTGAATTGTGTGACGGTCCGGCGGAATCCTAAAACCAACGAAGCGGAAACCCTCGACTGCATTGATTCGGTCACGGTCAGCGCTCCACAGCACGCGATGGCCACCGTAGCAGAGGTCCTCGCCGAGAGCGATGTCAATATGTCCGTACACGGAGCCGTAACTTCCGTGTCCGAGACCACCATGGTCAACGACATTATCCTGGCGGGACGGCTGCCGGTCTTCGCTGCGGAGAACGTCTCCGAGGTTCTAGCTGAGCAGGACCTCGCTGTAAATCGGTCCGACCACGGCTCGGCCATCCAAGAAGGAGTTGCGGAGGCCGATTCGACCGACAGGAAGCGCAAGGTACGCGTTTCAATTTCGGAAACCGTTTTGACCGTTGACAGCTTATACTGTCCCTTGCATGCTATCGCGCAGGTCATCGAAACGCTTACGACGACTGACCAGTTGACGTGCAGCGGAATTTAATGGTGAGCGAATGAGCACCCCGCCAACACCACCTGTTGATGGATCGTCGTCCCTTGACCTAACAGACTTGGGGACGATAAAGCAGTGGATCCCGGGTCTTGCGGGCAATACGACCGACGACCAATTACTGCAAGCCTGCATTACCGCATGGGGATTTGAGTTTTTAAGCCGCACCGGTTTCGGCGACCAGAATGGAGACAATCTCCAGTCTCCCTTCAATGCCATCTGTAATTTCAATGAGACTTACAACGGATCAGGAACCTCACGACTTTATCTACGCAATCGGCCAATCCGTACTGTGACCTCGCTCACCATCAACGACATCGCGATAAATCCGTCCACCTCCAATTCTGCGGCAGGCTGGGTGGTCGACGGAAACGCAAGAAGCATTCATTTGCGCGGCGGTTCCAGCGGTTGGAGTGGAAGCCTCCCGCAGATGGCTTGGCAAGCCGGCGCGTACCGTGCATTCGGCGGTGGCATGAAATTCTTTGTAGGCGTGCAAAACGTCAATGTGCTATACACAGCCGGCTACTCCAGCACACCAGCGGACATTGTGCAATGCGCGAACAAGGTCGTACATCTAAACTACAAGCGACGGTCATACACTGACGAGGAATCTCGCGCTATGGCCGGCGGAGCCGGAACAATTCGCTATGCGCAATGGGACATCCCGCGAGAATGCCAGATAGTGGTCGACCGATATACACGGACTTTGTAATGCTCAAAATTTCTTTCATCAATAATTCCGACCAACGCCTGGTAGAAACCTTGCGAACAAAGGGCCCGGCGATTGTGCGGGCCATCGTGAGCAAACTAAATGAGCTCATGATTAGCCTGCAAAGCTACATCGTATCGAGCAAGCTGTCCGGACAAGCCCTACAGAGGCGCACGGGAACGCTTGCCGGAAGCGTTCGTTACATTCCCGCAGTCCTTGAGGGAACAACAATCACTGGAGCCGTCGAAGGGGCAGGAGGACCCGCCTGGTACGGGTCGCTCTATGAGGACACAGATGCTGGCGGTACCGGTGGCGTGCCCCATTCCTGGCTGATTACGGCCAGCAAGGCCAGGGCCCTCTCGTTCCTCGTGGACGGCAAGCGCGTGTTCGCGCGCAGTGTCATGCATCCTCCTTTGGTTGCGCGGCCATTTATGACTCCTGCGCTCGACGAAAACGCTGCGGATATCGAAGCGCAGTTACGCGCGGCCGTTGATGCCGAGGTACTCAAACCGTGAGAGGTACCCGTGAGGCCATTAGTGTCGCACTTTTCAATCTGCTCTCTGGCAACCAACAGCTCACCAGTCTCTGCAAGACCATCACGCGCACGCCGCGGATCTGGACGTCCGTTAATGACGCCGAAAAGCCTTTCCTGCTTTTATTTAAAGGAGGCCCGGCAACAGAGCATTTTGACCAGCCGCAGGCCGGCAGGATTGCGCTAACAAAATACATCATCCATTACAATTTATGGCTGTACCTTACGGCAGACCCATCCGGGCAGAACAACGCAGAAACGGTCGTGAATAACATCTCCGATGCCCTTGACGCCGCAATGCAAGTGAACGCGTCGCCACCTGCATTTGGCGAGCGGCAGACCCTAGGAGGCCTTGTCAATAACGCCTGGATCGATGGCGGGTCGGAGTGGGGCCGGGAATTTGAAGACCAAAACTTGGTTGTTTTTTGGAGGATCAGCGTGGAGACTGGAATTTAGATGGACGGACCAAAAACAGCGAAGCAGTTCAATGCGCCATTAACCGGCGAATTAACGATTATGGCCCAGCCCGGGAATTTTACGATGGCCAGCGGCTATGCACACCAGTTGGCCATGGACGCGGAACTAGCCCGATACCGCAAACTATTCGATGCACTAGCCAATCTGGTTCAGGACCCTGAGCTCCCGCTCGCGATTGTCATGCGCATCATTGAGGTTGATTAGACCAAAAAAACTTCTTCCATGTGGTGCATTTCTTCTATACGGTTTTGGTGAGATGCAGGAGTCCACATGCGCATAGCTTTTGGAGCCGGCCAGCTCTTTGCGTTGCCCGGGCCATTCTTCGGCGGCACTTTCAATGCCTCTCCTGTCTGGTTCGCCACCCTCCAGGACGTCGACGTAACAATCGACGCGACCATCAAAGAACTGCGCGGCAACCTTCAGTTTCCAGACGACACGGCCATCAGCGACAAGAAAATCACCTGGAAGGCAGGTACCGGCCGGTTCTCGATCGATACCTGGAACAATCTTTATTTTGGCGACGTCATTAGCACTGGCAGCAACTCTGGAGGCAGCGGCGCCGGCGGTGGCGTTCCACAAGTCCAGGAAGCTGTCACGCTCAATGCCACGACTTATACGGTTGCGCATTCTGCAAACTTCACCCAGGATATGGGCGTCATTTACGGCTCAACGCTCCAGCTTTTACAGAAAGTCACCGGCGTACCCACCCTAGGCCAGTACAATGTGTCCGCCGGTGTGTACGGTTTCAGCACTTCCGATAACAACAAAGCGATTTTGGTTTCCTACCGCTACGGGATCACCACCGGCCGCGTGCTCGTTGTCCAAAACCACGTTCAGGGATGGGGGCCACAATTTGAAATGTTGCTTTCGCAGCCCTATCAGGAATTGACCGCGGGCATCCCAAACTATTTGGACCTGTATGCTTGCAAGTGCGGAAAACTCACTGCCCCGCTAAAGCGCGCCGACTATTTGATTTCCGACCTCGAGGGCCAAGCGTTCGCTAACAGCGCCGGATTCATCGGCGAGTTTTACGAAGATTAAAAGTGTGTTGGCCCAAAGGCGCGCCGCCATCCCGAGAATAGCCGCAGCGTTCGCTTGCTCTCTGCTGCTCATCGCACAGGCTGTACCGCAATCGTGCATAGTGCCGGCGAATGGCGCGGTGGTAAAGACGACCAGTTATTCGGCGCTGGCCGCCGACTACGGCAAGCTCATCGTGATGAACTGCGCAAGCGCCTGCACGCTGACCCTACCTGCAACGCCGCAATCTCCGGTGTGGTTCATCTGGGTCGAGACCGTCGGCGCAGGTCAGGTCACGGTCAGCCCGAACGGCCTCAACTTCAACGGATCTTCCGCGAGCATCGTCCTACCGGTCAGTGCCGGGGCCGGGGTCTCGGTTTGGACCGACAATCTAAACTATTTTGGCAGCCAGGTCTCTTACTTCACGACTACCGGCTCTCCTTCATCTGGAAACCTCGCTAAATTTTCCGGTGCAACCTCCGTCACGAATGCCGACCTGTCCGGAGACTGCACGACCTCTGGCACTGCGGCGATGACCTGCACGAAGACCAACGGCACGGCGTTCGCCACGAGCGCGACCACAGACACAACGAACGCCTCGAACGTCTCCAGTGGGACTTTGGGCGCGGCGCGCGTGGCGCAAATAAACCTCGCTGCGTCCGGCAACGGCGGAGTCGGAGGAAATCTTCCGGTCGGAAACTTGAACAGCGGCATCGGCGCCAATTCCTCGACTGCTTGGCGTGGAGATGGAACATGGGGCCCTACGCCAGCAATGGTTGGTATCCCGAATACGACCACGGTTGTCGTCAGTGGAAATGTGTCGACACCTCAAAATATGCAATCGGCGTCCTCGGCCATAGTGGCGGGCGCTTTAAATACTCTAGGTAAAACCGTCAGAATTACTTCTTATGGCTCGTTTTTCCCGGTCAACAATTCAGAGACTGTATCTCTAAGGTTTACACCAGGTCCCGCAAGCCTTACCGCAGCCGTCCTGTTTGGCACTTTCGTTCCAACATTGGCCAACGCCAACTACGTTTGGAAGATGTCTTTTATATGCACAACGACCACGACTGGCGCAAGCGGGACCCTGACGTGTATCGGGGATCTAAGTATCCAACTTCCGGGCGCAGCGACGCTGGAAGCCACCTACTTCATGGGCGTTCCTCCTAGTACGTTGTTTACTGGCCTTGACCTAACCTCGGCCCTTACACCTCTCAATGCCATTGCTTTTGGCACTGCATCGACGACGAATCAGGCATCGAGTACTTACTTTCTTGTGGAACAACTAAACTAAAGCTCTCGGCGTGCATTTAACCTTGACACTGGTACGGACCAGAATTATTCTTTCATCGGAAATAGTGCTCCGTTCTAACCTCACGGTTCCGGCTCATTGTTTCTCCCTTCGGGGCTGCGTCTCGCGGTTTTGGCGTGGCCCCTACAAAATCTTCGAAGAGCAGTTCAAAGTAGCGTCGGTTGCCCCGTGGGAAAGCCCACAAGCCGACAGCACAGAAAAAAAATCAAAAATTTGCAAATCAGAAAGGCATTTATGCCACGAGTCCGTGAAATCACCCTGGACAACATCAAGGTGAAAATTTCCCCGTTCAGTTACGACGAGTTTGAGAAGTATGTCATTGAAAGCAAGGAACTATTGGCGCGCGACCCCAAGCCAACGCTTGAGGAATGGGGCGTTCGTACACTCAACACGGTGGTGTTGGCTTTGAACAAAGGCGCTGCGGCCAGCGGAGCGACCAACGGGAATGCTATGCAATGGGACGTCAAAAGACTCACCGCGGAATTCGACATGGTGACGATCAACGACATCTATGAAGAGTTCATGAAGATGAGTGGCTTGCGAGCTCCCGTATCGGGGGAAGCTCCGGCGACATCGATTTTGCCCTGATTCGGTGTCGCGTCGTAACGGAGTTGGGCAAGACCCCGGAAGAAGTTGGTGCGATCGACCTTCCGGACATTGTGGCCTTGCTCGAATATTGGCTCGATTATCCGCCAGTGCATCTGCTGTTGCGGTCCTGGACGGGATTTGAAAGGAAAGGGAGTCGTCAGCCAGACACTTGGCGCGCGAAAAGAGCGCACGAAATGGGCGACGAAACCTACAGGCCGGAAATGGAAGCAATGACAGACAAGGATCTGCGCATCAAGGATGATTTCCTGCGGTCAACTGGCGCAAGGCATCTGGACTGTGCGCCGCCGCATATTCAGTTGGCGGTTGAACGCTCGAAAAAGGGCGAGCATTTCGCGATTGCTAAACCGGAGTAAGCATGGCTGATTTAAGGATCGGCGCAGAAGTTGATGTATCCCAACTCGGCAAATTAGCCGAAGGATCGGAGCGGGTCGCCGCCAGCACCAGGACCGCAGGTTCGTCCTTTGCCTATGCTAGCGAGGAAGCTGCAAATCTTGCTACGAAGCTGATGGCCCAAGGCGTATCGGCAAAAGAAGCCGAGGGCGCGCTTATCAACATGGGCATGTCGGCCAGGAACGCGGCCGCTATCATGGCCCAACTCACTGGTGCGACCGCAGCCTTGGGAACGGAAGTTGTCGCGACAACCACAAAGGTGGACGCCTTCACCCGGCAGATGGCGAATTCCGCAGTCCGTATCGCTGCCAGTGAAGCAGGGTTGGGACAACTTGGATTCGCGTTTGGTCGCTTGGGTGCCATGAGCAGCGCTTTGGCGCCAATTCTTGCATCCACATTTGCTGTCTTTGCCGCCGTAGCCTTCGTTGAAATCGTCAATCGCGCCATCGATGCCTACGAAAAATGGACGCGCCTTGGTGAAGAAACAGTTCACAAAATCGATGACCAAACGCTTTCTCTCGCGCATGAAAGCGACCAGCTTGATGTAGTGAATATTCGACTGCAAAACCAAATCGACAAGTTGGAACACAAGCCTGAAAATCATCTCGCCTTAGCCCTAGCGGAAGTCAAAGTTCAAGCAGATGCTCTTTCCAAGTCCTTGGAAGATGCTCTTATCAAATCCATCGAGCTCCTCAAGGCTGGCCCTGGACTCGCTTCTGAGATTTTCCTCGGCAAAGCAAACATGAAAGCGGTCGGAGATTTACTGGAACCGCTGAAACGTGAGATGGAATTTGCCCAAATGCGTAATGACGCCGAAGGGCAAAGAAACATACTGCTCAAAGAGCAGGCAATCCTACAAAACGCACTGGTAGAAGAACAGGCGAAGCATCTGACGAAAATTCCGGCCGGCCCTCGTGGAATGGGAGAGAGAACCATCGGCAGCTTGCCCGACCAGGATGCGCTTAATGCGTACAGGTCATTGCTCGCAGGCATCCAGGACCAATTGTCCAAGATTACTAAGACCGGCACAGAGGGTGAACTGGAAATCAAGAAGGCCCAGGTACAAACAGCCGAAGACAGGCTAAAAGCAGCTGAAAAGTTTTTCAAGACCATGGCGGATTGGGAGGATGAAGAGGCGAAGCGTTCAAAGTCAAATCTTGATGCAGAGCTTGAGATGGTTGAAAAGCTGCAATCCGTTGGCCTCCCACTTTCTTTATTGGCCACCACCACTGACAGAAAGACGCTTGAATTGTTAGTCAGCGATGAACGAAAGGCGCAAGAAGAACTGGCCCGTGTCCAAAAAAAGAACGAAGAAGATGAAAAGAGAGCCGCTAAAGAAGTCGAAGAAGCTTGGCAACGCGCGGCCGAAGAACGGATCCGCAACGAAGAAGAAGCCTATCGGGTATCGCAACACGCCGCGGAAAATCGGATGCGCGATATCAAAGCCCAGGAATCGTTTACGACCGCCGGAATCGGCAAGGGGCCTATTACCACCGTCCTGGAAGGAACCTCCCTTGCCGAACAGGGCGCGGTCGCCTCGGCGGCGATGAAGCAAGCCCGGGACGCAGCCGCCGATTATCAGAGTCAGCTGGATATCGTGAACTCTGTAATGGCTGAAACAAATCGAGAGTCGGAGGAGGGCCGCAAGACCTTTAACGACCTGAGCAAGCAAGCGGACCAATTGCGGCATGCGCTCGATGGAGCTGTAGCTGCCGGCGAACATTGGAACAGCACGGTCAAGCAAATCGATGCCCAACAGAAAGCTCTACAGTTGGGATTCACTTGGGAGAATCTAAAAACCAGCATGGAGTCGGCTGCGAATGCGGGTTTCAATTCCTTTAACTCCGCGTTCGTCAAGATGCTCAATACCGGAACAAGTTTCATTAAGGTGATGCAACAGTTGTGGTTGGGCATGGTTGATACGTTCGTGACATCGATTCTGAAAATGGCCGAACAGTGGGTTGTGCAGCATGTCATCATGATGGCCATCAGCAAGATATTCGGTGCGACTTCGTCAGAAGCCAGTGCCACCGATATCACGGCCAAAGAATTAGGCAGACAGGCAGCGATCGGGGATGCAGCGGCTACCGCTGCAATTGAAGCGGCATGGCTCGGTCCTGCAGCGGCCATTGCCGCAGCTGGTGCGGTAGAGGGAGCTCTGCAGGGGATCACGACATTTGAGGGCGGCGGTATCGTTAAAGCTGGCCTCCATGAAGGTGAAATGGTGTTGCCTGCGCATCTTTCTACCTTCGTTCAGACAGCGGCCGCAGAAGCAGGCCGGGCCGGGCCGCCAGGTCCACAAGGGGCCAGCGGCGGCCGCGGCGGTGATATGCACTTCCATCTCCCAACACATATCGGCGAGTTGAAGGCCTGGGATGGAGCTTCTGTGCGCTCCGCGCTCATGGAACATGGGGATCTGGTTGGAAGCATCGCGATTGCTGCGGTTAAACGCCATTTCAGAAGCAATGGAGTGGATTAGATGTCAAACGTCGTATTTCCAACGCTAAAAGGTTTGACATGGGGCCTGAAATTTAGAGATGAGTTCTTCACTCTTATGCAAGCGTCGACTGCTCCGGGCTTTGAAACTCGCGTCTTGCTCGGACCGGACCCGATTATTCATTTTGAGTTGGTCTACAATTATTTGCGGCAAAAAAGTTATACCACTAGCTTTGGTATCTATCAAAATTCAAGCGATGAGATTGCGATTTTGCGCGGATTCTTCCGTGCCCGAAACGGCGATTTCGATTCGTTTCTTCTGTCACTCCCGACCATCACTCAAAATAATGCCGACGGAACCATAACGGGACAGACGCTCACGCCCGATGCCAACAACATCGCGCCACTAGTGGTGATCCGGGAAACCTACAGCGAAAGCATTTATGAAGCGTTCGGGGTGAACAGTAATCCAGGAACAGCGCCTGTAGTCAAAAAAGACGGAACACCGCTGCTATCAGGCACGGATTATAACTTCGTCGGACCAGGTTTTTCGCTTGCCGGCGTCACCTATCCTGGATTGGCAGTACAATTCATCACGGCTACAGGTGGCCACGTCATGACTGCCGATTTCAGTTGGTACTATCGCGTGCGCTTCGAACAGGGCAACCAGGAATTCGAGTTATTCCTCGCGCTGTTATATTCGGCGCAAAAAGTTCAGCTTGTGACCACGAGGGTTTGAATGCGGGCATTCACTGCGGGAGACGGAAGCAATTCTACGGCGGCGGTCCTGACGTACTTGGCCGCGCATCGCCAATTGCATATCACCGACCTTTTCGTGATTTCGACGGCTCCCAACTATGCTAGTTTTTATCTTGGGCAGACTTTCTATGTGACTTCCTATCCGTCATCGCTGACGTGGAATTTCCGCGGCACATTCAAAACGGGTGTGATTGAACGCAATGAAGTTGAATCAAAAATCGGTTTGGAAGCCGACAAACTCGAAGTGACTTGGGCCCCACAGAATACCGACATTCTCGATGCATCGCTGACAGTATTGGCAGGATTTCATTCCGGAGTCTTCGACAACGGAACGCTCGAACTGTGGCGCTGTGTGATGCCGACGATTGGCGATTGCAATACCCTCGGTGCTTGCCTGCTTTTCAGTGGCCGCATTGGAAACATCGAGCCGGACCGGCTAAAGGTCAAGATGACGGTAATGAGCAGGCTGGAAGTTCTGAACCAAATGGTTCCCACCAATCTAATCGAACCCACCAACATCATTGCCCAATACACGACTGGACAGGTTCTGAAAAACGGGCCATCGGCATTCAGTTTGGTCGCCGGTACCACGGCGCAAGTGCTCGTTGCGGATCCGGTAGCGGCGCCTGGAGGCTACACGCCGCAAAATGATACGTGGGATTTTGGCTATGTGATGATGACGGGAGCCGGCAAGACCGGAGGGTCGTTCCGTGGAATTCAGCAGCAGACCTATAACGGAACGCATCATCTCTTTTATCTTTACGAAGCGTTGCCCATAACTCCGTTGGTCGGCGATACGTTCAACGCTTTCATTCTAGTGCCGCGCGACCAAGGCGGGGCCGTGACGCAAGGAAGTATCTATCAAGGATTTCCATTTGTTCCGCAACCCATCAATTCTCCTATAGGGCTTGGATGACCATCGATATTCGAGAACAACGGCAGGCTGTGGTACGCGAGGCTCTTACCTGGCTCCGCACGCCATTCATGTACGACCAATGCGTTAAGGGTGTGGGAGTGGACTGCGGCCGATTCCTCGCTGCTGTATTCAACAATGCCGGAGTCAAGAGAATCGATATCGCGAAATTGCCGCATATCCCGCCGGGCTGGTTTCTGCACAAACAAAAGGATGCACCGAGTCCTTACCTCTCGGCAATTTTGACCTACTCCGTTGAATACAATCTCGCACCTGGGCAAATTCCGGAAGTCGGAGACATCGTGCTTGCAAAAGAAGCTCGCGATTGGGCACACGGGGCGATCGTGGTGGCATGGCCTAAAGTTATCGGGTCGGCCTACGAGCACTGCGTCACGTTGTGGGAAAACATTCATACCAGCCCACAATATTCCCATCGTGAATTGAAATTCTTGAATCCTTGGGACCTGGCTGCCGGAGGAAATAATGATTAAAGCAGGCACGCCAGGGGCCTCCTTGGCGTCGCAGTATCATGGAATTCAAGTAAGCAATTCCGTCTACGGCAAGACCGTCAAATTGCTGTACGGGCTTACGCAAGCAGCTCCCGACTTGATTTGGTACAACGATTGGAAAACTGGAAGCTCGCCAAGCAATCAACTGCTGGCATCGCTCTTGCAGGGCGGAGGCAAGAAAAGTTCAAAAGGAAGCAAAAAAGGTAGCGTCAAATATTATTCCGCAGCGGTCGACCTATTGATTGGACACGCTCCGATTCTTGGAGTGTTTTCCGCGTGGTACAACAACCAGAAATTGGCAGTGGTCATCAACAGCGCCTCCGGCTTGATTAGCGGTGGCTCGTTTACCTTTGTTCCAGCGAATCAGCCAAGCCAAATCGTTGTCGGTTTCACAGTCGGAGGCTCCCCGTATCAGGTGACCGAGCCGAATTTCGTTGCCGACCGCCGCGTACGTGACGCCACGCTTGGAGATAATTTCTACCTTGGACGCGCCAATCCATCCGGTTTACCAGGTCCAAATCAATACACGGTCACAAGCGGTGGCCTGTACACTTTCAATGCCGTACAGTCCGGTCATTCGCTCAGGATCACCTATTTCACTTCCGCTTCCGGAAGTCCTTCGACTTTAGTGGGCATTCTAGCCGTCAGCATTCACGAGGATTTTACTGCGGCGTTTAACGATTATGGCGCGCCAGGTTCCATAACACAGTATGGAACTTGGGAACGCCCGCTATGGAATGCGGCCTTTGCTGTGCCAGGCCGCATCGATTTGGGCGCGCCGCATGCCCGCGACCCCTACACATGGGCTTGGGACGGCGTGACCCCGGCTGTGACTCTCCCGACCGCGCTAAACGGAAAAGCTATCACCGTCTATTACGGAACGCCGGTTATCTTGCGGTCAGACGGCACATTGTTCTCGGCGACGCATACGCCGCTCAATGTTCTGAACTTGCAATTTGAACAGATACTGGGCTCCGGATCCGAATACACGAATTTTATCGCCCAACAAATACTTCAAAATTGGGCGGCCGGCGCCGGGTCGGTCCGTTTCGACCTTGGCGTGTCGAACAGCATGCCGAATTTGAATTTGGAATGTATCGGAGCATTCACGCAATGGCCGAACGGAGACTGCGATGTCGTGGATATGATTGCCGACATTGTAGCGAGCGGTCCGTTATTCCTCACCCCATCTGGCGGAAACAGCGATTTAGACCATGCAACCACGAAGACTGGTGCCGGGTTATCGCAAGCCGGAGGCGTGCTTCCAACCGTAGTGGATGCGCCTTCTGGCACGCCTGAACTCGAAGTGATGGTCACTACGACAAGCCAAGGCCAGCCACAATCCCCTGGCACGTTTTTTGCTTTAACGCAAGTCGTGGGCGCTACCCGCGTCTACAGTTTTTCTTCGTTCGTCGGTCCTGCTCCAGTAGCCGGGCAAACGGTCAGCATTGCGAATTTTGCCAACGCCGCCAACAACGGCCTCTTTACCATAACGGTGGTAACTGGTAACTCGAGCGGAGGAACCTTTACCGTTGGTAGCGGATCGCAAGTAAATGAAACGACGGCTGCGCAAGGATACTCTCCGGACGCTACTGCATTCGTGTTGACTCAAGTAGTCGGCTCCACGAAGACGTATTCTTTCTCTTCCTACACTGGGTCAGTTCCCGTCGGCGTTGGACAGTATGTAACGATTACCGGATTTACTAACACTGCCAACAATGGCTTTTTCCCCATAACCGCATTTACCGGAACATCCACCGGAGGAACGTTCACCGTCGGAAGCGGGTCGCAGGTAAATGAAACACACGCCGCGACGGCTTCGACTGGCTGGCAAGAAGTCACCAGTCTTCCGATTTGGTATCAATTATTGAATTCCACTGCTCCTGTCAGCGTGGTTCAGCCCTATTCGTCCAGCCTCGGGTTCCCGACAGCAAACGTAAACTTTGCGCAAGTTCTTGCATGGTTTGGCGCAACTGGCGGCAATCCCATTTGGACACAACATTCCAGTCGTACCGGGTCCAATTCAGCTTCTTACACATTAGGACCTTTCACGCCGACTGCAGGCGAAACTCTATTGTTGATGTTCAGATTGCGCGACCTGGGCTTCGGCTTGTTCACGAGCCCATGCGTATATTCGGTAACGGATGACCAGGGGAATCTTTGGAATCTGATTGCCAACGTTTCCACTGTGGCCGGCGGTGGCAGCAATCCTGGCGCGCAGACAATGCTTTTCATGTGTCAAGGACCAGCCCTAGTATCTACAACCGTCACCTGCCAACAAACCTCCGGACCAACTGCTGGCAACGTGAGCGACATAAATTATTTATTTGGCATTACGAATTTCGCGTCCGCCACGGTCACACCCATCGGTCATGGAGTGAACTGCAACACGTATGGAGCGGTCCAAAGTTCAGCGGGCTCCACGACTTCTCCGGGGAATGGCCTTCTACTCACAGGGCTTGAGCAAGTGCGGGCTTGGTGTCGGGCGAACGGAATTTCTGGCGCGCTCACACAGGATGCACAGCGGTCGGCAAAGGATATGGTCGACGAATTACTGACCGTTGCAAACGCAGCACCAGTCTATTCCGGCGCTACGCTTAACACCATCCCTTACGATGAGGTCAGCAATGCCGGTGGAGGGTTGGTCTACACCGCATCCACAGCAGCAGGTCCGGTTGCAAATCTTGCCGACCAGGATTTCGAGAACGATGATGGCAAGACGCCTCCAGTATCGTTTTTGCGGAAGCGCCGTGCGGACTGCGATAATGTGGTCTCTATCGAATTTCTTGACCGTTCGCTCGATTATTCCAAGAACACGATTTCCGAGGTTGACCAAAAGGCAGTCACGCTCTATGGCCCGCGAAAAGGTGGAACGCTTTCGGCGGCCGAACTTGGCGTCAATGTCCCAAGCGGTTCGAAATCATTGTCCAGCATCCGCAGCACAACGGTGGCCCAAGCCATTGCTTCCATCCTGGTGAAACGTGGCGCTGCCGGCGTCAACCAATTTCAATTCACCGTCAAGCAAGAATGGCTTGGCCTCGAGGCCATGGACCTGGTAACGATTACCGATAGTCGTCTTGGAATATCACAATTGCCCGTCAGATTACTTAGCGTCAAAGAAACGCCGAAGCGCACCCTGAAATGCGTTGCTGACCAATTCGTCTATGGCTTGAATCATCCGAGCGTGCTGCAAACTACCGCTCAAACAGGAACCATTATCGTCTCCAATGTGGATCCAGGTTTGGTCAATACGCCCATCATTTTCCAGCCCACGGCAGCGATGCTTGGTCCAGGCGCTGCTCCAGAATTGTGGTTTCTGGTTTCCGGCGCTGACACAAACTATGGCGGCTGTATAGCGAATCTGTCATTGGACGGTGGTGTGAGTTATCCAACCGTTCTCGGAACGATTGGCCCCGCCACGACTGGTGTGCTGACAGCGAATTTTGCGGACCACGTTGACCCTGACACAACCAATACATTGGCTATTGACCTGACAGAATCCGGAGGGGCGCTCTCCACGCAATCACAGCCAGTCGCGGATAGTTTTGGCGACCCTTGCTATCTTGCGGGATCTGACGTCTACCATTGGGAAGTGATTTGCTATACCGCTGTGACCCTCACGAGTGCGGAACATTATTCTCTGGCAACCTACATACGCCGCGGTGTCTTGGGAACTGCGCACACCGCACATACCACGGCGCAACGATTTGCGGCAATCGATGGAGCGCTGTTCCGAGTTTCCATGCCGTCGACGTGGGTTGGTCTCACGCTATATTTCAAATTTCAGGCATACAACAAACTGGGCGGCCAAATAAATTCGCTGGCCAATTGCACTGCGTATACATTCACTCCGTTGGCAGCCTATCTGCCCGGCGGGTTTTATGTGAACGGGAGCTAAAGCGTGCCGATTACCGGAACAACATCAACAGAAGCGAATTTGAATGATACGACGCCGGCCGCACCAGCACTAGCGACAAACGTGAAATGGCAGGCAAGCGCGCCATACCCCGACCCCAACAATGCCGCTTTTCAAGTAAGGGACATCAGCGCCTACATTATCGGTTTTTTCGCATGGGGCGGAGATGCTTCGGACGGTTCCGTCACTTTTGACGGCACGACCACTATCCTTGGATTGGTTCCATCCAGCAGCGTGTACACGATGACCCGGGATATTTTCTGTGTGAATATCACCGTCAATTCCGGCGTCACTATCAAGACGGGGAATTATGCGATTTTTGCCACTGGCATTGTGACCGTGAATGGCACGGTGATGAATGATGGCCAAGCCGGAGGCGTTGGTGGTGCCGGTGGACCAGGAGGAAGCGGATCGGGTGCCGGAGGCAGCGCCGGAAGCGCAGGCGCCACAAGCTCCACCGGGTCCGATGGCCATTTTACGCGTCCTACCTCAGCAGTAGCTGGTGGAGTAGGCGGCGCTGGCCAAACAACCATAGGCTCGCAAGCGCCAGGCGCTACAGCCGGCAATGGCCCTAGTTCCGGGAATGCTTTAGACAATTTGGGATCCTCCGGTACGACCGGCGCGTCTGGTGGCGCTGGCGGAGCTGGCGCGTCAGGAGCCGGTGGAGCTCTCCAAACAGGTGGAGCCGGAGGAGCTACGTCGACGAGCGCGCAAGCTGGCAGAAATCCATCCTCGGCTGTGCGGGGCGCCAGTTCAACCAATGGTACCCTCAAACCATATCAACCATCGAATGGCTGCGATGGAGGGTCTGCTGGCGGTTCTGGCGGCGGCGGCGATGGAACAAACTTGGGCGGCGGCGGAGGTGGCGGCGGGGGAGAAGGTGGCACTGGAGGGTTGCTGTTGATTGCCGCGCAATTTATCGTTGTCGGCGCGACCGGAGTAATTTCGTCGAAAGGCGGCGCCGGCGGGAATGGGGGTGCCGGTGGGTCTCCGCTGCAAGGCAATACCGGTGGTGGTGGCGGCGGAGCAGGCGGAAGCGGCGGTACCGGAGGCATCGTGTGGTTGATTTATCACACGTTGACCAACGGTGGGTCCATCACAGTTGCTGGCGGTGCGGCCGGAACGCATGGCGCAGGAGGCACGAAAAATGGAACCGGAGTGAACGGGAATAATGGATCCGATGGTCCGGCTGGAACGACCGGAAATTTAGTTCAACTTGTATGTTAGCTTCTATATGGAAACTTTTTATGGAAGAATCGACTAGAGTGAAACATGAGCGTGGATGCGATTTCTCAATCAAGAGCGGACCAGCTGCATCCGGTAGCCCGTGCGCGTATTCTGGCAACGATCGAGGATTGCGCGGCGGCGGGCATTTACCTGCGGCTAACCCAAGGCCTACGTACTCAGAACGAACAGCACACTCTCTACATTCAGGGACGACAGCCGCTCGATGTCGTGAATGAGGCCAGGGCAGCAGTCGGATGGGCCTCCATCACCGAGGACCAGAATCGCGAAGTGACCAACGCCGACTTTTTTCAGTCCATGCACTGCTACGGTCTCGCCGGTGACGTCGACCCATCCGAAGGCACGACCATGGCGCCATTCAATCCCGATTGGGACGTGCAAGACGCAGAGTGGCAGAAAGTGCTCGCAATCGCGGCATCCCACCAACTCGCCGAAGGCGCCAAATGGACTTCCGTGAAGCGCGACTATCCACACCTCTATCCACATGAGTTGGATGCGAATCCAACACAGGAAATGCAGCAGACTCTCAAGGATGCCGGGCTCGACGCCGTATGGGCTGAATTGGATACGGTGCTGCCGCGCCCGTAAAATAGCAAATTATTGTAGTTGACATGGATAAGGCACTGTCTTACAGTTCTTCGCGCCATGCCAAAACAGGATGAGACGATTACCTTCCGGTGTGGAGCACAATTGAAAAAAGATTTGGAAAAAGAGGCCGAGCGCCAAGATTTGACGCTTACCCAACTTCTTCGCAGAATTATCCGCAAACATCTTGGAGCAAAAGACGGGAGAAACTAAATGGCGAATGAAACGACGGCGACCAAGAAGCAGGACGACCCCGTTGTCAGTATCATCCGGGTTGGCAAGCCCAATCTTGCGGCTCGGTTGCCGAAAGGGATTGACCCTGACCGTTTCATTCTCGGCATCCTCACGGCGATTCAAAAGAGTAAGGCCAATGCCCAGCCCGGCAAGAGCTTGGCGGATTGCGACCCGAACAGTGTGTTGCTAGCCGCTTACGATGCCGCCGAAATCGGTTGCAGCCTAAGTCCTGCCCTCCAACTTGGATGGATCATTCCTTACGGCAAGGAAGCACAATTCCAGCCGTCCTACCGGTTCTTTATCCAGAAGGCTTACGAAACGAAAGAAGTGAAAACGTTCTACGCCGAAGTGGTTTATGCTGGCGACAAGATTGAGCGCCAATTCGCGCCCAAGAGGAATCTGTTTCATGCGATAGGTGACGGCGAACGTTCCAAGAACACAGCGATTGGCGCTTATGCCTTCATTCAATTCAATGACGATACTGTCGATTGGGAATATATGACCGCCGAGCAGATTGGTCGGCATCAAAAACATTCCAAACAGCCAAATAGTTTGATGTGGACCACCTTCTGGGAAGAGGCTTGGCGGAAGACTACTGTGCGCGTATTGGCAAAACGTTTACCGCTCAAGAATCGCGACCTTGAAGGATTGGTCGAAATGGTCAATCGAGACGCCGAGCGCGACCTGACTATCGATATCGACAAAATCGTTGAACCATCCATCCCGCGCCGGATGTCGGAAACAGAGAAGCCGGCAGAAAAAACGGCTGCGGCCGAGTCCAACCAGCCAGTCGACGAAAAACCCAAAGAGGATCAAGGCAAGACCGCAGAGGCTGCCGCCGCACCTGCGTCTGCAGCCGGCGCACCCGCAGCTGGCTCTATGTTCGATGACGACAAAGACCCTTACGCGACGCCAGCGGCAATTTCCGAATTTTGGGATAAGGTGTTTGCCGCCAACTGGAAGAAAAACGATGTGATGGAATTTCTCAAGAAAACCTTCGACGTGACGGCGGTGAAAGACCTGCGAGTATCTCAACTTAACAGCGCCGCAGAGGCTATGGTCAAAGAGAAGAAGAAGTAGTGCTCCCGCGCGGTTGCAGCTTCGTTGAGTCGACGCACGCGTACACGATGGAAGGCCGCTCCGTCCCGTCGTGCACAAGAATTTTAGACCATGCCGGACTCGTTTCCTACGACATGGTTAGAAAAGATATTTTGGAGAGGAAGTCCACCATCGGAACCCTAGTTCATCAGGCGACGCATTATTACGACGATGGGGATTTGGATTGGTCTTCTTTCAAGGAAGATAATCCGGCCGACCAGGAGACCAAAGGCCGCGTCGAGGCCTGGGCCAACTTCCGCTCCGATACCGGTTTCGTTCCACGGCTTAAAGAAGAACGCTACATGGCCATGCTCAACGGCATGACATACGGATTGACGGTCGACCGCGAAGGTTTGATGCATGGACAGGAAGCCATCATCGAAATCAAGAACGCGGCAACAAAAGAGGACTGGTGGGCAATCCAGCTCGCCGGCTATGCGCTCGGCGTGCCGGATGTTGGTAAGACCGGCCGTTCGCCACGCGCGCTTTTCGCCCGTCGGCGCCGTATGGCCGTACAGCTTTTCCCGGACGGTCGTTATAAGAAATACGATTTCGTCGACCCGCAGGATGCCGAAGTGTTCATCTCGACTCTTCACATCACCACCTGGAAATTAAACAAGGGCAGTGAATTGCGGAAGATAGAGGAATAACATGGCCACCCAAATGCCAGTGGTAGTGCTCGACCGCAAGAAAATCGAAGAGATACAGACGAGCGTACCGCAATTATTGATACAGGCCCAAGAGCTCACGGTGGAGAACGTGGAGGATTTCGTGGCCGCTGGTAGCCTGTTGAATGTCATCGATGCGCGCAAAAAAAGCATATTCGAGTTTTTTGAGGAGCCGGCGAAACAGGCAAACAACGTCCACAAATTCATTACCTCGCTGCGCACCACACTGGTCTCACCGCTGCTTAAAGCAGAAACACTTATGAAGGACCGGCGCCGCTACTTTCGCGCCGAAGAGGAGCGCAAGCGGCTGGAAAAAGAAGAAGCGGAACGCCAAGCCGCCAAAGCAGAACAGGAACAGAGAGCCTTGCAGCATGCTGCGGAGATGGAATCGATCGGGGAACACGAAGCCGCCGATTTCATCATTGACCAAGCGGCGGCCGCGCCGCCGCCGCCCGTGGTTGTCCCGAGCACGATTCCGAAAGAGCAAGGCCATTCCTTTCGCAAGGTCTGGAAATTCCGAGTCACCAATCCAGCCCTTCACAAAAAGGAGTTTTTGATTCTGGATGAATCCAAGGCGCAAGCTATCGTTTCTAAGCTCGGGCCGGATGCTGCGGCGATTGTCGGCGGGATCGAAGTTTACTCCGAAGAGCAGGAAATTGTGCGAGGGAGAAAGAATGGCTGAGGAACGCTGTCCAGAATGCTTAGGCCATCGCGGGCTTCCTAGAATGCTCCACGACAGGGATGAGCCGCGGGAATGCGCCAATGAATTTCATAAGACGTTGGCGCCTGTCATAGAAATGCCTTTGTCCGTGACAGAACCTACAACGGAGCCAGTGCCATCCGCGCAGCCGCCTGGCACCAAACCAATCTGCCCTTATTGTAGCTGCGAGGGTAAAGTTGTTGGTTCGATGACGACGCTTGGGTCGGCGGCAGCATCTTTCAAGGTCATGGCTGTTTATTGCGCCAGTTGCCACAAGTATCTAGGGTTCTTCCAGCCACTGAGTTTGGAAATGATGCCACCGCCAACACCGGGAGTACATTGATGGCCGTAAAAGGTAAGACGTTTGATGGGCCGTTGGACCCTGTAGAAGATTTCAACCAGCCGACAACTGTGCCGGGATCTCCTGCCTCGGAGCAGATAGGCAAATCGATTGAAGAACAAGCGCAGGACTTTGCGGACAAAGTCGCCGGCCCGCGTGAGCCGGAACAGCAAATGCTTCCAGGTGTCGAGTCGGTTCCCGACACTCCGCAATTCATTCGCAACAAGCAAATGTTCGCGGATTTTGTCGAGGCAGTCCTGGCGCGCGATAAGGATGATGGACCGCTCCTGAAACTCAAGTTTTCCTTTATGCTCACGCCGGAACATGAAGCCTATCTCCCGGGAGAAGTTGTCGGCGCATGGAGGATCGTGAAGATGGGAGGCTGTAAGCGATACGACATCATCGACATGCCGCCGCAGACTATCACTATCAACGAGGTTCCAGACGACGAGGAAGTAACGGACGTCAAAATCGTGAGCGCGGTAATTGAAAAGCCGTCGCTACAGTTCATCGAGGAATCTGGCAGCGGCAAGAATAAATCCGGTATTCGCTTCTCGTTTACGGCGGTCACCGGCCGCGATGATGACCCCATGGAATTTGCTATTCAGCACGATGGCGATGGCGTGTGGATCACGCTCGCAGCAACGGAGCCTAAACTTTTATGAAGAGCGAGCCCAGTTTCGTAACAACTCACACCTGGACGTCGGCCTACAGGCTGGCGAAATGCGAATGCGGAAAGCAAACAACGGGCATCCTGAAAAATTTGGCAACCGGAAAGAAGAGGCCGTTCTGCTCGGAGTGTGCTTTTAAAAAAGGGTTTCGATGAAAAAGAAGCGTCGCAGATTTTCAGCCATGCGGTTTCGCAAAAACGACCCGGGCCACAACGTCTTGGTTGCAGTGAATCGTTGGGTACGCGCCAACGGTGGAAATCTTGTCGTCATCGGCGGTATCGAAGTTCAGGATTGGGCCGAAGGATTAGGAAAATTCAAAGTTGCAATTCCGTGCTTGGGCAAGAAACCAGTCAAGAAGGAGGGAGAATGAAAATTGAACCATATCCGTTGACCTGGCCCGAAGGTTGGCCACGAACACTGCTTCGGGACCGCCAGAAAAACGGCCAATGGAAAGACACGCTACTGCAAAGCCTCGATAAACTCAGGAAGGAAATGGCAAAAATGAAGTCGTTGTCATTTGTAATTTCCTGCAACATCCCGCCGAGCGGTCCAGTAGTGGATGACGCTACCGGAAAACCATTGAACTACAAATTCCAGGACGTGCCCGCACCCGCGGATACCGGAGTCGCGGTGTGGTTTTCGCGCCAGCAAAAGGATGACTACTCCTGGCAAGAAACCCTGCACATCCCATCCCCGGCTCCGTCCGAGAAGGAAATATGGGATGCCTTCAAAAAATATGCCGCGCAGTACCACCCCGACAATCTACGCACTGGCGATGTCAACATCTACATGCGCTACGACGAAGCAAAAAAAAGAGCGTTACGCTTCATCGCCCGCAAGACCGGAGCCGAGTTTCAGCAGTGCGTGGCAATCGATGTCTTTGAAGAAGTAAAGTGGAACCTGCGCGCCGTGCAGATGTCGCTCGGTTATATGCGCGGGTTAGAGAACTGCGGAGGAGCGGCGATCCTCGAGCGCGCCATGGAATCTTTTATCGCCATCCCGGAGAAAGCCAGTGCCACATCCACAACTTGAAGCTCCCAAAACTCAGCCATCGGTCGAGGAGGTGATTGAGGAGCGCGATGACCTACGGAGGCAACTCCGCGGCCTCAAGGAAGAACTCCGCGAAAAAGAGGAGCAACTGGAAGCAGCACGCTCTGGCTCGGTCGCTGCAGTGAAGGCGCTAAAGAGTCTACGTATCGTGTTAGAACCAATACACAAGGCGCTCAAGATGGTGTTCGGTGAACTGGATGCCGCTGGAATCGAAACCGAGGGCCAATCTGAATCTATCTCCTCTTCTCCCGGCACCCGCTCAAATCTCAAGTGGGAATCTTGGAGGCAACGCCTCGGAGGCCGTAAGGCAGAATTTATTGACCTCCTGTTAGTGCATGGAGAGATGAGTCATAAACAATTGGGGGCAGCGAATCATTGCAGCTACCAAACGTCCGTGGATACCATTGCGGCCTTGAATAAGGCTGGGATCATCCACAAAAGCGGTGGTAAGTTTTCCCTGAAAGATTTATAAGCCTCATGGATTCATAGGATTAAAAGTGTTCCGCGGGAAGAAGTGGCTAAAGAAAAGGAAAACGGTCGAGCAGATAATACACATTCGTTCCGAGGCGTCCAAGAAGGGCTGGCGGACACGAAAGCGGATGATTACAGCCAGGAGAAACAATGGAACTAGAAATCCTTCATAACATGCAGGGCGACAAAAAGCGTGCGTTTGACACCACGACGCCGGAAGGGCGTCGGCAGACCCAGGCCGGCATCCGGAAGATGATTCGCGAAGGCACGGCGGTCTTCCTGGAACGCGGAAAGAAAACCTATCGCGTAACCGGTTTCGACGACGCCAAGAATCGATTGCTCGTTCGGGTCGAGGCGCGGGGCAAAGAGGCTGTGCGTGCTCATCCGGAGAAAGGCCGAAAGACTGCTGTGCCGCCTAGGGCCGGAGGCTGACCGTGCGACCAGCATCCGAAAGACGGAGAGCTCGCCATCCCACCAAGATGTTGAAGAATATGCAGCGTCTCGGAATCGATGGCGACCGCAGAAGTGATGTAGTGGACCCAATGCCGCTGATGGTCCGTTACTTGGATGGCAAGCCCGCCTTGACGAATGACGAACGTGAAATCTTACTGTTTGCACTTTACATGGAGAGCATTAAGAAAAAAAACGGACTGGCTTCCAAAGCTCTAAAGCAATTAAAAAAAGGGACATCGTGGCTGAGAATATCGAAGAACTCCGGCAAGAAGTTGCAGAGAGCCAGAAGTTTGACGTGGACGCTTTTCAATTCCCACCGAACGTCCCGCTCGCGCTACAGGAAGAACTGAAAAGAGATTTCAAATTCTCCCAAGAAGTACAACGCATGGTTTTGGACCTCGCCGAAAAAATACACACCGGCGAGAACACGATGACTTGGGAAGATTTGCAGAATGCCATCAATCAACTGGCCCTAGAGAAACTTGGGACCGAATACGGATTACCACTGCCTTCCATGTATGCGATGAACAGACAGATGGTGATGGCCAAAGGCGTTCCGCTTCGCCACGTTATCGAACGGCCGGCCAGAACGGAATTGGAAGAAAGCCTCGCTGGCAAAATCAAGGTTCGTAATTCCTGGAGTAAACTCGGCGACGCAGAAATCGCTATCGTCGAAACGGAGGAAGGCCCATTTGCTTTCCCGCGCTACCACGCCGGCTGGCGCTTGCAAAAACTTCTCGATACCTCTTTTCTTCGTTCCGGAACGTCACAAACCGCCGAGGCTGAACTGCGCGCAATGGAATCGCTTAAACAGCGAATCAATAATCGCCAATGGGAATCGTACATCCTGAGCGGAATTTTCCCAGAAAAATCGGAGAGGTCGGACATCCATTATTTTTTTCGCAAAGGCTATCCCACAATCGCTGCCAGCTATCACGAGGGAATCAAACCAGGTTATGACCAGGGCCATATACTCGCTTGTTTGTGTCTCCATCCAATTGGCTACTACCAGGGCTCCTACTGCGGCATGATGTGCCCGACCGACGAAGTGATTTGCCATCTCCTTCTTATGAGGTCAGACGAACGCAAGTATTGGAGTCAATGCGGTCAATGGTCCGCATCTGACCCACGCAGCGGCATATGAGAGAAAAACTTCTACAGTTCCTCAGAATGCTTGAGCGTGCCATGGTTCCGCCGGTCGGCTGCCACCATTCGCTTACGTACAGCCTGTATGAAGGCGAAGAATTTTTGTGTCTGCAAGTGTGGATGCCTGGACCGCGCACATTTTTTCTCGTTGACGGCGACCTGGAAAGACCAGCCGAGGATCTCGTTTCGGAAATCCTAGAACTGTGCAAGGAGCCGGCATGAGCGAAGAACGAGACTTTTCTGTATATGTGACGGAGCAATTTTCATTACCAGAAGGCGTAATTTATATGCACTGGCCTGACCGAATGAGCGAGGAAAGTTTCAAGGATGTTCGCAAATGGCTAAAGCTCATTGAGCGAAAAATGAAACGGCGAAGCCTTATGGAAACATTCGTGGAAAAGGTAAGTCATGCAGAGCGATAAGTCAACATTTCCTGTTGGCGTCTCCATTTTGCTCGTCAATCGAGATGGCCGCGTAGCCCTCGGATGGCGACCGGTGAACATACCGGCTGGCGGATTCCTGTCAACGCCTGGTGGACGGATCGAAGAAACCGAACATCTCGAAGAGACGGCGGCGCGAGAGCTCGAGGAAGAAACTGGCGTGCAACTCTTGCCGACACAGTTCAAGATTCTTGGATTCAAAGAACATTTCCGGTTCACTGGCCACTACTTCATGATTTATGTTGCCGCCTACTACGATGGACAACTCAAACTCAAAGAGCCCGATAAATGTCTCGGATGGGATTGGTGGAAACTAGAAGAGATTCCGGCTGACCGTTGCACGGAACCACCTGACATCCTCGCCATGCTTGCCAAACCGGTAGAGACTGCAACGTTACTGGATTTTATACAGGAATCTATCGCGGTATTTCGGAAACAGCCTGATGGCACGCTGACGTGTAAAGCATGCGCCGACTTGTTGGATAGGATCATCGGTCGCGCGCGCCAAGCTGAAAGTATATGAAAACCTACGAAGTGACGCGGAGCACGTCCGGGCAAATCGGCGTGCTCGTTCATCATCACGAAAACAGGATTCGCAACGCCACACTGCTCAAGCATTGCGTGCTGCATTCGCCTGACGGCTTCGAGACGGGATATTCAGGGTCCGGCCCGAGCGATTTAGCGGTATCGATTCTCGCCGACCATTTCGGCGTTGCTCCTGAACGCATCGAACGAGTCTATAAACAATCGTGGGGCGTTAGCGACAATCTTGCCGGCAAAGTGTTTCATCTCCATCATCATTTCAAGGCACATTTCATCGCGCCGCGAAAATTAGAAAAAGGCGAATCCTATCAAATTTCTGGTGACGATATTGCTGCCTGGATTAGCGACCAACAATGACATCCTTTGCAATCAAAAATATGAGCCCGACAATCGTTTGTGCGGACTGCGGCAATGAAGCACAGAGGACTGGTCCTCGCCAAAAATATTGCAAGTCATGTTCAGATACGAGAAATGAAAAACGCCAAACTAAATGGGCAAGAGAACATCGGCCTTCTAAAGAACAGATGAATGCACGGACTGCAGCTCTCGCACCAGAAATTCGCAATCGCGGTCTTGAAGAGAATAGGAAAAACGCTACAGGGTCCTGGACACCACAACAGCCAGAGCTCGCCTGGGTTGTGCGAGTAGCTATTCCATTCGACCCTGCGTTTTCAAAAAATCGTGTTTATTCCAATAATGGCAAAGGACACGTTTCTTTGCGAGATGAAGCGCGCAGAGCTCGCGAGTCTCTCATGTGGACGTTAAAAGAAGCTCTCCGTGGAGTACAAATCGCACAGCGCAAGACGTGGCTGGATATTTTTGTCCAGAAACCACACCATCTCGGTGACGCTATAAATTTTATCGATAACGTGTGTGATGCCGTAAAGGATTCGATTGGAGTAGACGACAGATGGTTTTCGATTCGAATGCTTGATTGGGAAATTGTCTATGAAAACCCAAGAATCTTTGTTGGTATCGGTCAAGAATCTAACGTAGCGACCAGAATTTGTTCGACATGTGGACAACCGCGTACTTTTGAAGAATTTACGCGGAATGCGCATGACAAACTATTTGGTACAAGCAGAATATGTAAGATTTGCATGAACAGTCCTAATGCACGCACTTGAGCCGGCTGTAGAGATTCTGGTATGGGAATTACCAAAAAAGGACTATGATGGCAACGCCCAGAGCGGAACCCCTATTACACCGGCCATGGCAAGACCAAAGGAGAAACCATGATTCTAATGAACCGCCGAAAGATGTTACTTGCGACTGGCACGGGTGGACTCGCGCTCGCGACAGTCGGACTTAGTGAAGGATGCAACGCGAGCAGTTGGATCACGACAGCTATCAATGACCTTCCGACGATTCTTTCCATCGTGGAAAGCATCATCGGGATCGTTGGCGCGGCACAAGGGTCCGCGGACCCCGCAGCTTTGGCGCTAGCGCAAAAGCTGGCCGGCGAAGCGAACACGGATCTGCAAACCCTGCAGGCCATCATCAATGGCTACAACGCCAGCCCGACCAAGACCACCGACCTACAGAAAATCGATGCGCTGCTTCTGTCTGTGCAATCAAACCTGGCAGGTGTCGAAGGTGCATTGCACATCACCAGTCCGGCAATTCAAGCAGCCATTTCCGCGGGGATCAGCGCGGCGCTGGTCATCATCGTTGCCTTGCAGTCGCTCATCCCGCCTCCGGCCGTTCCGGCTCCTGTGCCGGCACCGGCGGGCGCAATACGCCAGAATCGTCACGCGGAGCTCTATGCCGCGGCAAAGTCTGGCTCGCAAGCTGCGGTCATCAAGGCCGGCTACAACACGGCTTTGGCGGCTGCCGGAGCATCGCAGTTTGCCGTACGGTAACGAACCTGGGTAAAAATTGCGCTAGTTTGCACGCGCCTATCGGGAGCGCGGCCCAATTCCCGAGAGAATTTAATAGGAGGAGCGCATGCTCGCACTGAGTCCGGCAGGACGTCGCTATGGATATCTCCGGGACGTTCCGGACCATCGCGACTTTGGCATCTCCAATCTTGAAGGTTTCAAATCCGCCCTTGGAGTATCAAACGTCGACCTGGAATCGTTCTGCGGCCCTGTGCTCGACCAAGGCCAGGAAGGATCCTGTACGGCGCATTTCGGAGCTGGCGTTCGCGCTTTCCTTGCGAACAAGTATCAAACGCAATCAGTCGAGTTTTCGCCGGCCTTTCTTTACTACCTGGCCCGGCAGATGGACAATTTCTATTCGGCCAACAATCGCTGGGCGACCAATGATGAGCTCAAGGCTTTCATTGCGGCCAATCCAGCCGTCGATGATGTAGGCAGCTTTGGCCGAACGATTTGTCGCGTCTTGAATCAATTTGGCGCATGCACTCGCGCCACTATGCCCTACACTCCTGGCGATTTTTCAACGGCGCCCAACGATGCGCAGTATGCCGAAGCATTGACCTACAAAGGCGGCGCTTATCATCGGCTGAACACCGTGGCGGACATGAAGTCCTGTCTCGCGTCCGGCTACACGTTTGGCATCGGATTCACGGTCTATGAATCCTTTGAAAGTGACCAGATGGCCAAGGACGGCTTGTGGACGCCAGACGCAGCCAACGAGCGAGTCCTAGGCGGTCATGAAGTGGAAGCGATCGGTTTCGATGATTCCGTGAACAGCGGCTCGTTCAAGGTCCGAAATTCCTGGAGCGCGACCTGGGGCGCGAAAGGAAACTTTTTCTTGCGCTATGTCGACGCGGCCAATTCCAATATTTTGCAAGACGCGTGGCTTCCGCATCTCGGAAAAGCATGGTGAAGAAGTTCATTGAATTATTGCGACAACTTTTTCGTGGCGAACGCATCTGTCCGGCATGTAAAGTTACCGTTGACGGCCACGGCGATGCCCGCCATGAATCTAGTTGTCCAAACGTGAAGGAGTGGAATTATGGACGCGACTGCAACTTCTGAACAGCGGCAAATCGAGATAAGAAACATAGCTGCCCTCATCATCAACGCTGGAACAGTCTCGGTCAACGAAGCGCGCGAACTGCTGGACCTCTCTGAACGGCCGGCTTTATTCGGTCAGCCGAACTGGAATAATTATTCCAGTTCTGTTTCGATACCGAATGTTACGACAGGCGATTGGATGGTCGACCCTCCAGGCATGACCGTTATCCCTAGTGCTGGGCCAGTGACCACCGTTCCTGCGTTGCCCAATGGCTTTACGGTTTGGCCTGTCAATCCTCCAGCGACTCTTCCACCACCGCGGCCGCCGGTCTGGAATGAGCAAATAGATTTCGAGAGAATGCAAGCCTTGCTGGCTGGCATCAATCAATCTCCCGCAAAGCCAAAAAGAAAAAGAGCTCCAAGGCGCAAGGTGGCGATAGAGGTTGTTCCACTCGATGCCAAGCGCAGGATCCGGCTCGAGGACTGACCCTTTCCCACAGCGAAACTTAGCCTCTAAAAATAAGTCTTGACAAGCGATTCCGTAACCGTTTACGCTGATTTTGCTCCTGGTACTGTGTTGCTTACATGTTAGCTCAATGGTAGAGCAACTGCCTTCAAAGCAGTCGGTTGCCGGTTCAAATCCGGTACACGATTCCCCGTAAGGGGAGCAGCGCGACATCCAGGAACACTTTTCGGTGCGTTTCGTTTGTTGCGACCAATTCGACCGGATTGTCTCATACGCCGGACTACAAATTATGAGACAGCTTTTGACCGTTACTGCAAGCGGATACATGCGTGGCGCAAGCCACATCAAGGTTCGACTCCTTGGTCCCGCTCCATCTATGCGGGACTGGCCGAATGGTAGAGGCACATGCTCCCGAAAGGGAACATTCCGCAGGCGACATACGGTCATTGATTTTGGCTGTTACTGAACTGAGGCTACATGACTGTGGGCGAATAGCCCACCCCCCTCCACCAACGATGGGGGGGCCGTGCAAGCGGGACTATTGAAACCTCAATCGACATACAGCCATTCTTTCTTGGACGGTTACTGAACGAAGCCTACATGACATCCCGGGGCGGATAGCCTCGGCCCCCGCCAACTATCGGGGGCCTCGGAAAGCCGGCGCTAAACACGCCGGTCGGATGAGGATCTATTGCAAGCTTGGTCGACATACCGTCCTCGGTTGTGGCGGTTACTGTTTCGGGCTACATGTCAATACAACGTTGAAGTCGTGAGTTCGAATCTCACATTCGCCGCCAAGAAGTTTTGGCGAATTAGCTCAGTTGGTAGAGCGCAACGCAAGACAGCAGTACATCCCGAACGACATACCGCCCTTAGAGATTGGCGCTTACTGTGTTCGCTTACATGTCCATTGGAGACCGAGGTCGTTGGTTCGAATCCAACCGCCACCTTCGGGTGGCGTAGCTCAGCGGTAGAGCGCGTAGGCCGAAAGGCCACTAGCGGATCGACATAGCGCCAACTAATCTTGGCCTTTACTGTGTTGGGCTTACATGACTGTTAATCATTCCCGAAAGGGAGCCCAGCCGATATAAGGCCGACTGAATTTACGACGCGCATAGCGCAACCCGTAAATCGCAGTACGGCGCCGGGCCCAGTTAGGCCCGGCGTCTTGTTTCAAAGGGAGAAAAACGATGGGTGGCAACAAAACCGATGTGGATGTGACGAAAGTATCTCCTCCAATTGCAACATTGTCCGACAAATACGCACAAGCACAGCTTGCGCTGCGGGATCTCCTGAACTTTTTCGACCATCCGGATATCGGCCAATGGACACCGACCGACATTTCGCGGCTGAAAGAGATTCGAGAAATCGCCGGCCAAACTGAGCAGGCTCCTGCGGTCGAAGCGACTCCAGTTTCAGGCGAATAATTTCTGTGGTAGGAGAAGCCAAACGGCGCGGCTCGTGACTGTGAATCACGGTTTAGCGGGTTCGACTCCCGTTTCCTACCCCAATTTTCTGGCGTCATCGTCTAGTGGCTAGGACGTTGGCTTCTCATGCCGAAAACGCGGGTTCGACTCCCGTTGGCGCCTCCAAAGGTAAAGCAAATGCCGAAGTCTGACGACAGATTTTATCTGATGGAGATGTCGAATCGCCCTGCGATGTGGGGCGACATCGGCTCGCTTTTGAAGCTCGAAGGCGTAGTCATCGGCGGTGGCGGCGCGCGAGAGATTTTGCTTTTACCGTGCAGCGAGCCAATGAAGGCAGAGACGTTGGACTATTCCGTTCACGAATTGTCCATCGAGGAGTGGTCAGATTGGTTGCAGCGCAGCGACAATCCAGAAGTTCTTGTCGGCCCAAGTTTGACCGGTCCGCAAGGCGCAACGCTGCCGAAGATTTGGCATCGCAAACTGCGTTACGAGATTTCCGGCGCGGTCCAGCAAAAGGTTTGGGCTGCGGACCATTTCCGATGCTGCTATTGCGGAGTGGAGATGGGAAAAGCCTTGATGACCATCGACCATTTTGTTCCATTGGAACAAGGCGGCAAAAACGATGTGACAAATTATCTGTCGAGTTGCAAGCCGTGCAACAAAGCAAAAGGTTCACTGGCTCCAGATGTTTTTCTGGCGGGTCGGCCGAATCTGTTCGAGACATTGAAAAACTATTTGGCGAATCGAAAAATTTCCTAGGAGAAGAAACATGCCGGATAAAATCACAGTATCGGAAGCGTTGACGTGGCAAAAGACGTTGAAGGAACGCCATGCGGAACTGGTGAACCTGCGCAATTCCAACGCGTACCGCGAGCGGACCTTTTACGGCAAGGATAGCGACAAAGAGCGCGTGACCGAGCCGCTGTATGACCCGAAGGCCCTGGATCGGACGGTCTCGACCCTGGCGCGCGAGATGCGTTTGCTTGATGAGGCCATCAAGCGCAGTAACGCCTCGACCGAACTTGCCGGGTACCTGCGTGATGACGCGGTGCTCGGGGAACTCGAAGCTCCGGCTACGAAGTCGTAGCCGATTCCGTGCTGGCGTAATGCGATATGTGGGTAGTCTAGCGGACCGGAGACGCGATAAACATTCCGGCGCTGTGGCGACGATTCGCTGCTCAGTACAACTCGCTCTGAAAAGAGCTAAACGGTTCATACCGACACTTGTTGATTCTGAGTAGTTGGTTGTTCGTTGTCACCGTAATTTTTAATTGATTGACTCTACCGACTATCGGGTTGCATTACGCTGGCGCCAAAAAGAAAGCGGTGAGAAATGAAAGCATTCCATTGGGCCTTTGTGGTTTTGCTGTTTGCGATGCCGGTGCGAGCGCAGGACTGCGGCAGCATTGTCGTGGACCAGGCTGGTGTGTTCAAGCCGACAGAATTTGCAGCAGTCGTCGATGCCAGTAACAATCTCATTGACAATGGCGCGGATGTCCGCGTGCGGACAGTTGGCCCCACGTCGAATCTCGATATCGACGAGAAAAATTTAGAGCGCGTTTGCCAATCGTGGCAGTCTCCGAACGGAGGCCGAAAGAGCACGCTCATTGTGCTGATGGTGTCGCCGCAAAGCCACAAGGCTGGCATCTATATCGGTGAATCGTGGAAGCCGGCGCTGGCTGCTCATTGGAATCGAATCAAGACCGACTACATGAACCCGCATTTCAAGACTGGTGACTTTGCGGGCGGCTTCATTGCGACGGAACAGCAACTTGCGGCTAGGATCACGGCCTCACGAGATGAAGCGATTCATCCGGCGGTCACGACCACTACGACCGTGAATCAAGCGGAGGACCTGTCTGGACTCTGGAGGGTATTCGGGTGGCTCATTGTTCTCGGCGCTATCGGTGTTGCTATTTGGATGGCCGTTAGCTTTTTGAAGCAGAGACGCAAAAGCGACCAGGAACTAAGAGAAGCACAACGTCGTGCGATTGACACCAAGGCCCGGGCAGCGGAGTTGCTTAAAACAAAGGCCAGCGACTATCCGAAGCTGGATGAAGCGTCCCAGGAATTTGCGCGACTGAATACTTCTATCCGTAATGACCCGTACGCGGATGATTTAGCGGTCGAGGAGTATAACGTCATCGCATCGCAGTACCAGAACGTGGTGGACATGCTGAGTGGACAATCAGAAAAACCGTATGTTCCACCGCCTGGCATGGGAGCTGATTTTGTACGGCAGAAGGCTACCAAGACTACCAAGAAGCATCGGCCAGCCTCCAGCGATACAGCGGCTTCACAAACCGCAGCGCCCTCAACGGCTGGCGGCTTCCCGGTACCCATTATTATAGAAGAGCCGACAATCATCGAAGAACCGCGAAGGCGTGAACCGGACCCGGAGCCACAGCCAGAACGAAGCTCGCGGCGCAGTTCAGATGACGACGGCGGAAGCGGCGGCGGGTCGAGCAGTTGGGCCGATACATCCAGTTCGAGCGATTCCGGCTCCAGTGACAGCGGTGGCTCATCGGATTTCGGCAGCAGTGATAGCGGCGGTGGAGGCTCTTCGGATTATTGAGGCAGTAAATGGAACGCAGAATTCAACTACAGAATGCCGACAAGAGAACGGTGAGCACGGATGCCCTAGAAACCTTGGGGACCATCATCGACGAAACTGCCGGACGCGACGCCATTCATTTGGCGGTTGAGCCCGTTGTGGCCGCGCATATGCTGCGGCCCGGCGACGATGTTGGTTTCGTTGAGGGTGGAGTTGGCTACTGCGAAAATCCCGTAGGCATCGTTGACCCATTTCTAAAAGAGCGATGGGTTCAGAAAGGCCAGAGATTCTGGCTGGTAGTGTATCCGCGTCAGATTACGTCGCTGCGCCATGTCTGGACGCATCCAGCGTTTGAGGAACACAAGAACGCACCTACGCAGTCAAAAGCAGAATCAGAAGCATGGCTGCGGCATAACAGGTCGTGGCATCGATTGACCGGCTCGCCTTTCCCAAAAGCCTAGGACGTGGGCTGGCGTGCGCCAATGCGACCACTCTTTCAGAGCTAGGACGATGCAGTTTCAGTTTCATGCACCAAGATGCAGGATGCCAAACCGCAGTTCACTTTCAATTTCGAGAAAGGAGACACGCATGAGGCGACCACCAGGTCCACGAGTCGGGCGGCCGTCCGACCTGCCGCCAGCGTTCGTACTCGGCCTTCGCCACAAACACGGCACAAAAATGCGGTATCTTATGGCGCTCCTGAGTGGAGCCTTGAAGAAGGCTATCTGAACTTTGTAGGCAGAGACGCCCATGGCGAAATTCCGCCTGAATTTTGGGACCATGTAGAAGTTGTAACTGAAAAAAAGATTCCAACGAACAAACGGGCCAGTTATTTTTCATGTGGTTGCTAAAAAAAGGAGAATCGAAAATGTCTTTCTTGGCAAAACTTAGAGTAGTCACTCTGGCAAACGTCCACGATTTGTTGGACAAGGCCATTGACTTAAACTCGCCCTCGGTCATCCGGCAGTACACCCGGGACCTTGAAGATGCCCTGGACCGCATGAAAAACGAAGCGGCGGTCCAGGCCGGCACAGTGCGCACGTTGCAGCGCGAGAAAATAGAACTCGACGGGCGGATCAAGACCACCGAAGTCACCATCCAGCATCTTGTGGAAGGTGGCCATTCCGACCTGGCGCGACCGAAAGCGGCCGACCTTGTGCGTATGCGCGCCCACTTTGCGGAAGCGGACGGCAATATCGCCACGGCTCAGAAGTCCTCGCATGATATCGACGTGGCGGTCGCCAACCTCGAGGCCAAACATGCTGAGATGGTGGACCATGTGCGCCAGCTCGAAAGTCTCGACCGGGACACCAAGGCCAAAGAGGATTCCAAGCGAGCTCTGGCCGCAGCTGGCCGGCTCGTTCAAGGCGGAGCGGACGTCTCGGTCGACGATGTGGAGTCCAGAATGAAGCGCAGGAACGATATTGCCACCGAAGGATTCAATCGCGCCCTCGGCGATGCTGCTGTGCAGGAGAATCCGGAAACCAGCGCGGCGGTCGATGATGTGTTGGCAGAATTCACCAAGAAGAAGGATGCCTTCGCATGAAAAAAATCGCCAAGGAATTGAACATCGACAAACGCGTCAAGGAAATCATCGTCGAGCACCTCGGCGTTGGCGTTAACGAAGTTACCGACAATGCATCCCTCGTGGACGACCTTGGCGCCGATTCTCTCGACCAAGTAGAACTCGTGATGGCGATCGAGGAGGAATATGACATCGCCATACCCGATGAGGAAGCAGAGGAAATCAAAACCGTTCAACAGGCGGTGTCCTGTGTGAGCAAGAAAGTTGGCAAATAGTCATGAAGAACGAAAGTGGGCTAAGTAAGAATCAAATTATTGCTGAGCTAACGAAGAGTCCGCACGGCGCGTTGCACGAATACATTCCGACCGCCAAAGCGGCCGCGGAACAGCATGGCGAATTTTTCGCACACCTGATTTCCTGGAACCGCGTCAAGGGCCAGGTTGACGACGCAAAACTGGCGTTGCCGGCTGTGTCCTTGTTCGCATCCGGATATCCCGAGGAGTTTGTAGAAAACTCGCTGGCCCATCTGACCATGCTCAATCCGCGCGACATGCTCAAGGTCCTGCGTTTTGTTCTCGACCTTCGCGCTGGCAAGGCAGCGGTTATCGAGAAAACGACAACGGTTCGCGGCGGCAAAAAACAGCTACAGAAGAAATTGACCTACGTGGCTGTGCCGGCCATGCGTCTGCGCAGTTTGACGCGATTCTCGGACGTGCTTGCCATTTCCTTGCTCGAACGCGAGAAGAACTGGCCGCGCTGGGAACGCACTATGCTCCAGCACCGCAGAGTGCTCCAGGAGTTGTTTGGCATCCTGCACGTCAAGCCGAATAACCAGAAAACCAAGGCATGCTTGTACCGTTCGGACAAAGTCGACGGCAAGCGGATCGATTTGCCGTATCCCCAGGGCGGTCTGTTTGAGGCCGTCAGCCATCTCAAAGACATGAGCGCCGCAGAAGCGGCCGGAACCATTATGACACGCAAGATTCCGTTCCTGGTTGCGCTCGGAGCACTCGGCCCGAAGTCCAAGGAACCGGATCTCGTGTTGGCGCTCATCAAATCGATGACGGCAACCGAGCTCGTCACCAACACCAAGATGCTCGAGGATTTGGGCATCAAGACCAATCCGGCATTGCGCGGCGCTTTCCAGGAAGCTCTCGAAAAGGCCGGCAAGAGCAAAGCGAATTTGCTCAAGACCACAACGGCCGCAGAAGCCATGGACGATGAAGATTTGAAAGCGCGTCTACAAGGTCTGCAAGAGAAGCAGATTCAGGCGCACGGCGGAATCGATGGCAATTGGCTTGTGCTCGGCGACAAATCGCCAAGCATGGCTCACTCCGTTGAATTCGCCAAAGAAGTTGCCGGCACACTGACCAAGATGGTGAAAGGTCGCGTATGGCTGGTGTTCTTCGACAGCCTTCCAATGACTGTCGATGTCACCGGCCTGACCTTGGACCAAATCAAGAAGGCCACGAAGCACATCGGAGCCGGAGGTTCAGGCACATCGATCGGAGCCGGCTTGCAGCGTATGCTTGATGAAAAAGCGGAAGTCGACGGCATTGCAGTTGTGAGCGACGGTGGGGAAAACGGCACTCCGTACTTCGCTCAAACGTATCAAAAATATTGCAAGCTATTCGACAAGGAGCCAACGGTGTATTTTTATCAGTGCTCCGGCGACCACGATGTGTTCAGCAATTCGATGAAGTCTGCCAATTTGGACATGCAGACTTTCGACCTGCGCAATGCGTCACCGGCTGACCGCTACAGCTTGCCGAATTTGGTCAGCACTATGCGTTGCAATCGGTACAGCATGGCCGACGAAATTATGGCCACAAAACTTTTGCAGTTGTCCGATGCTTACAAGCACGGCACTGTGAAAACAGCCAGCGCATAAAAGCTGGCATGGAACTAAATCTAAGAAAGGAGAATAAGAGCATGCTCAGTGTATTGAAGTCTTTTACCTCGAATGCACGGTTTGAAACGGAAGAGCTTGTTGAGCTCTCCGCCTTCGGCCGGCTGCTTGAGGCAGAATTCAAACAGCTGGGCGTTGAAACTCCCGAATGGCTTGGCAATCAATTGAAAGCCGTCACTCGGGAAATCAAGACGCGAAACGCTGATGCCATTGCGAACAAAATTCGCTCGGCAAAGGCTCGTCTTGCAGCGCTCGCAACACCCGATGAGCGTCGTGCCGCACTCAACGACGAAATCAAGAAACTCGAAGAACAATTCGCTCAGGCGTAAGCACCGCCTGACGTGTCCATGTCCCTGTGGTCGCAAGTTTTGGCCACGCCTCCACAGGGACGGGACACCCATGCAAACGTATTTTTCCGACTCCTGCAAAAATCGAATGGCCCAGGCCAGGTTTCGCAAGAATGGCAAAAAGCGACAAGGTCTTAATCATAGGTCCCATGCTCTCCCCAGGCATCATCCTCATTAGCCCCAAATATCCGCATAATGTGGCGGCCACTATCCGTGCGTGTTCCTGCTTCGGTATTCCCTCCTTGTTCTGGACCGGCTCCCGCGTGAACCCTAGCCAATATGACCGGCTTCCGCGCGAAGAACGCATGAAGGGCTATCGGGATGTGACGTGGATCCACAGCGACAGGCCATTCGACCATTTTAAGAATATCTGGCCAGTCTGCGTTGAGATTCACGAAGGATCGGTCGCACTTCCTGATTTCGTTCATCCCAAAAATGCAGTGTACGTTTTCGGTCCGGAGGATGGCGGCGTTCCCCAGGTGATGCGGCGCCTCTGTTTTTCCTTTGTGCACATTCCATCATTCCATTGTCTGAACTTGGCTGCCGCAGTCAATGTAGTGCTCTACGACCGGGCGATGAAGGAACATCCGGCGGCGAGCATGAACGTCGCTAAGCACGAGGTCCGCGGAGAGATTCCAATGCCCGGATGGGATGGAAAGTGAAGTTTGTTTTAACATAAGCGTTACTAGAATAAGTACAAAAGATTTATAGAATATGGTTTATTTTTCCGTTAGCCTTGCCGTAGTCGGCCGAGTCCGGAGAAGTTCCCGGAGCGAGAGCGGCTTGTTACGAGCAAAATCAAACGCATCTTCTATGCCATCTGGCTCTTCCTATTAGTTCTTCTGTCTGGATGTTCTGCTGCCAAACGTCCTCTTGCTGCCCACGTCGTGGTACCGCGTCCGTGTCTCATCAAAATGGAGTTGACTGACCAGAGTGAATGCCACGGTCCGGATTCGGCTCATCTGATTTGTGGCAACGTCACCATCACCCGCAAAACCGATTGCGAGCAATTGGCGGTGGAGCGATGAATTGCTGCGTCTGTAAAAAGAATCCCAAAGTTCAAGGGCTGCAGCTTTGCCAATCTTGCGTGCGCAAATTTATCAAACATGATTCGACCTCGAAACCGTTTCTGGATCCGCCGAAGCCTGAACCGACTCCCGACATTCGCGGCAAGAACAATAACGACAGCGGCCGCGGGCTCGAAATACCAGAAGCCACTTCCGCTGCAGGCGTACCTCTACCCAAACGCGCCCATGCCTGATACAATGCCGCTGCGCGGTGGAGCAGCCCGGTAGCTCGTTGGGCTCATAACCCAAAGGCCGTCAGTTCAAATCTGACCCGCGCAACCAAATTTTGGAGAGTAACAATGCCCCACTACGCAGACGGTACGGTCGCAAAGGTTGGAGACCTGGTGCAGATTGTTGCCGCGAACCAATCGCAGAAAGTGCTTGGCGCTCTGGTTTCTATTACTCCGGGATCGACGAGCTGCAACGGCCAAGTGCTTCCGTTTGCGCGGAAGTACGGCGATTATGCGTGGGTGCCAGTTGCCTCTCCGTATCTCGATTGCATCACAATCTCCGATTTGCTTCCGGTCGCGCCGGTCGATACCCGCGTGCCCGCGGAACCCGCCACAGCACCAGTCCCGGCATAACAAACTTCGGGCCATAGCTGGAAGGTCAAGCACAGCGTTTGGGACGCTGCGAATCCCGTTCGATTCGGGATGGCCCGACCAATCTTGTAGGGGAGTAGCCGAGTGGCAAGGCGCTCGTTTCGGGTGCGAGAGACCGGGAGTTCGATTCTCCTCTCCCCTACCACTTTTAATTGAGCCCCGGCCGCGCATTGGCTGGAAGCCGCTTGGTCATCACAACCTGCAGGTCGGTCGCAGCATTGACGTAGTGTTTGAGCCAGAACGAGCGCGTCTCTTCGTTGCGGCCGGCCGTATCGGCTTCCACGCTGTACCCATAGGAAAAATCGAAGTCGCAGGCTACCTGGTATTCGATCCGGTTTGTTTCGCGCCATTGCTTGTTGAAATAGAGAAAGCTGGCCTCGCAAATCGGCGGCCAAGCGTGCATGAAATCCTGGACGGCACGCATGTGATTGTAGTAGGGCACCGAAAGAGACAGCTTGCCGGTCGGAATCAGAAGTCGGTAAATCTCGTCCATAAATTTTCCGCGCAAGTGGCCCGGGACTAGATGGAACATATGCTCACAGACAATCTCTTCGACCGTTTCATCAGCATATTGAAAAGAAGGAAACGAAGATTTGTCGAGGCCTAGGTCAATCTTCGTGAAACCATCTGGCACGTTGCCACGGCCAAAATAGAGTTTGGATTTTACCAGTGGTAATACCGCCACGGCTTTTTGTTTGTGATTTCCCTTTACCATACGATTCCTGTACTTGGGTCATAATGACCGACGCGCACGCGCGTATCGCAAGCGAATCGGAAACCGTGGCCGGCTGCAGTGTTGTAGAACCAGAGGTCTTGCGAAAAGCATTTATCCTTTTCCTGCACGGTCTTGAACCAGGGCTTTGGCATCTTCTTGAACATCGCAATCTTAAAGAGGTTGAAGCCCATTCCGAGGCCGTTGCAATGCTGCAAGGTATCGGGCCGCGGAACTTGCGGAATGAAATTACGCGGCATGACTGTAGGATCTCCATAAATCATTGGCTGGCCGGCCTCGCCTTTGGTCCAATAGAGCCCGCCGACGCCATCATACTGTTCCATGCCTTCGTATAATTTAATGAGGCCGTCCGGAGGTGGAATGTTGTCGTGCTCTACGGTGAGCAGATATTTGAATTTTGCGAGCGCAGGATTATCGAGGATCATTTCGACCGCTTTGTTATAAGCATCGCCCACTTCCATATCGGTTAGGAAGATGGGCCCCACAAATTGCTGGTTCATCGGCCGTTGCAAACCAATCCAGGACGAAACCACTTTGGCATCGAGTTTTCCGGTGGGGCTTGGCGTGACCCAAACCGTGGAAAGGTCCTTGTAGCTCTGGCCTTTGACCAGCCGGTTGATGGACTTGTCCAACTGCTGATTGTGAAAACCGATGTCGCCGCTCATTCTTCGTCCTTAATTTGGATCCGGCGCTTGCCATCCAGGACAAGCGTAGCCCATTCCTCGGATGGTTTGACAATATCTTTCGCAGCTTTGTCCTGCATGCACCGGCGGCATTCACAATCCGCCCCGTGAGCCAAGACGAACGATGTTCCGGGATGGCTTGACCCTACAAACGGAAATGGAAATGTGGTCGCCGTAGCTGCATAAGACATCGTTGAAAATTGCTGTGGCAACCCTGTCACCGTTCGTAATGGTCCCCAACAACCGTCGACGGAAACTGCACTAAGTGGCGGGTCGGGAACAACGCCGAAGCCAGCGCCGAAGCCGCTCGCCGCTCGCTGGTCAGGAACTATGTTGTAGTCCTCTGTCGGCCTAACCGGAAGTGGCACGTCTCCAGGAGTATTTGTTCGTGCAGGTCTTAAAAACGGATTGCGTGCGATAGGTGCGACCTCGGGGCTGTGAACATTTGCAGTGTCTGGAGGATTTACTCGTCTCGGTCTGCGTTTCCAGAATGCTGTCATTTAGCGACCAGTTCCACGCCGTATTGCAAACAAAGAGCTGTCCAAGGTTCCAATACTTGCTGGGTAGGATACCACGAACCATCCTCTTCGCGGTCAAGGGGCATAGCGACTCTGACCCATTTTGCGTCAAGGATAATAACAGCGAGAATGCTTCTGCTTTCGCAGACCAGCCGGACGGCCCTTTGCACGGGGACGCTTCGTGGGATCGACGGAATGTAGTTGCCGATGTTCCCTCCCAATTCCTCAAGTACGGACTGAAATGTGTCCGGCCGGTGAATATCCTCGCCATCGAGATAGGGGCAGCGGAATACGCGGCAATTGTGTGGATATTGTTCGTCATTGTGAATGGCGCAACCTTCAAGCTCAAAGTCGCAATGTGTTTGGGCAGGTTTCAGAATTTTTAGGTCGGGATGTTGCGGAATGTCCTCGACCGCGAACGACCAGCAGCAGAATGAACAACCATCGCATTTAGACATCTCGTTCACTGCGCACAAAATAACTGAATCGTAGCCTGTTTAGGAGTTCCGTTCGTCACGGTGATTTTGAATCCAAGGATGTCGTAGGCCGCGACTGAGGTAGTCCATCCAGTCAGTGTCGTACTATAGATTGCCGTTCCTGTCGAAATGGCCGGGGTGGCTGACGCCGTGATTGAGGCCGTAGGAACCGCAGTGCCAGTCGCTATTTTTAATACGTCAATCGTCAACGTACCAGCGTCAACCATGATGGCCCAGCCCACAATGGTGCACGAAAATGGCACGGTTAGGTATCCGACTTGGTTCACAACAAGCGCGGAAGCGCTCGTGGCGTTCGCGTCTCCAAACGCGAATCCGATTGCGCGGACCGCTCCGACGCCGCCTTGCGTTGTGTAGTTTGTTCCGTCGTCGTAGACTTCCACCGCCATGTTGGTCGTCAGCGTGATAGACGCTGCGCCGTTGACCGTTCCCGAGGATGGGCTGAGTGTCAGCGTACCAAGGCCGATATTCTTAAGCTGGAACACCGTGCCAGTCGGGCAGGTCGACGCCGTCGGCAGGGTATAGGTGTACGCGCTCGCGCTGTTGACAACAACCAGCTGCAACGATTCCGCGCACGTGCCCGAATGCGGCGAACCAGCAGTTAACGTCGTCACGCCATTGACCATACGCGAGACATTCTGTGCAAATAGCGATGGCGCAGCGAGAACACACAATAGTAGAAACTTCAAAGCGTTTTTCATTTTCATCAACTCCCTGCCAAACAAAACCACGGCTGGTTGAAAACCTGCGACCCGCTTATCGTGATATTTGTCGAAGTCAAAGTGATGGCTGCCGGGATGCCTCCGGTGGACATGATGCCAGCTAAGAACTGCGATGGGAAGGCGGTACTGAAAACACTTCCGGTATTTTGAACGCTAAAAACCGTATCGGCAGGATTAATCCCGGTCAGCGTCGTGCTTCCGAGAGCTGCAAGACCTACGTTGGTTACGGCCGACAACGACCCGCTTGCGGTAAAGAACGACCCCGCGAGCAATCCGCCTGAGCTGAGAACGTTGATTCCTAATGTCCCGGCATTGCTCAAGACAGAAACCGTGGTCGTGCCGGTGATATGAGAACCGGCCACTGTTCCGAGGGTCGATACGATATTAGAATTTGCGCTAGCACCGACCAGCGCGATAGTTTCCGATTTTGCCGTGCCCGTTGCGGAAATGGATGCGGCCGAATTGAATGACGACAACGAACCAGAGGAAGCACTGATAGTGAAAGCGCTGGCGTTTCCGGAAGTCGATAAGGCCAAGAACGCGGCGCCATAAGAACTGATTCCGGTCACAGCCGAACCGGCGACCAATCCGCCAGACGTATTTACGCTGGCAACCGATGGCGCAACTGTGAAAGCGGTAATCGCTGTCGAAGTCGAGGCGGTGAGGGCCGATGCTGCCAGCAAGCCGCCAGAGGACATAGCACCCAAGGTGGCCGAAGTGACGCCGGTGGCCGCGGCGACCTGCGTGGTGCTGGTGAACAATCCATCTGCGCCATACAGCGATACCGACCAATTGGTGCTCGACGCCGAAAAATTCAATAAGTGCCCGACAACATATTCGCCAGCAGTTGTGCTAGTGGAACCAAAGGTCATCGGATGGACCAGCGGTCCCGACCAGCCACCTTGGAACTGCGTTAGCGATGTCGCTCCGGCCGTTGTAGACGTACCGCTCGACCAGGACCACGAACTGGAGATGCTAAGCACGGAAGTCAATTGCGTGCTGTTCACAAAGGAATAGAGCACAAGCGATTGACTCATTTGGCCGGCGCCGGAGTTGGTGACGGCGAACGAGATGTTATGCGCCAGGTCCACTTCGGTCAGTGTCATAGCTGCGGGTAAGAAGACTCGCTGGAGCAAGAGCGAGCTCCCGAAGCTGTTGGCTGTCGAAGTCGCTCCGGATGTGACCACCCCGCTCACCTGAACGTTATTGACCATGCCAAAGCTATGATTTTGGAAAATACTAATCTTGGATGCCAGCGAATCGTTCAGTCGTCTGGTTGTCAAAGCCCCGGCAGAGGTAACTCCAATAGTCCAGAGATACGATGGACTTTTGATTATGAAGCCGGTTGGATTCGCACCGCTGAACGTGGTGGAGGTTGTTGTCAGTGCTCCCGCAATGCTGACGCCAACAATCCAAGATGTGGTAAGGCCGGCATCGTCCAGTGTGAGCGTGCTCAGATTGCCGTATGTAACGGTAGCGGTGTGCAACACGCCGTTGTCGTCAATCGTCACCGACCAGAGAACGCTGTTGGAATCCTGCAATATGAGGGAAGTCGGGACCGTCGGAGCAGGACCGATGACCGTCACGGCAGGGTTGGTGCTGAGTTGTGACAATGTGATGTTGCTGCCGGCCACAAGCGCGAATGCGGAAGAGGAAGCTGTATTCGCGGTGCCGCTTGTGGCTCCTCCGCTGGTCGTTGTAACCGACACTAGCGTCGAGTAGCTGCTGGCCGACACAGAAATAGTCATCGAGTTCACAGCTGTAGCTGTTTGCAAACTGACATTGGCACCCGCCGCAAAGGCCAAGGACAATGCTGTTCCGGCGATACTCGTTCCCGATGCACTGAAAGTGTTTGTTCCTGCCGCCCCGGCGCCAGGGGCTGGCCCGATAATCGTGATGGAAGGATTTGTGCTCAATTGGCTCAACGTGATGTTGCTGCCAGCCACCAAAGCGAACGCCGATGAAGAAGCCGTGTTTGCGGTACCGCTCGAGGCTCCGCCCACCGTCGTACTAATCGAAACCAAAGTTGAATAGCTGCTGGCGGAAATTGTAATGGTGCTGGCCGCTTGGCCGATGCCAATGTTGGCGCCTGCGGAAATCGACATCGCGCCTGTCGACCCGTTGAGACTCGACACAACGCTCGACCCGGAAATGGAAACAGTCATGGCTCCTACGGCCGTGGCAGTTTGCAAGCTGATGTTCGCGCCAGCCGCCAGGGCTAGAGAAATAGCCGTCCCCGTAATGCTCGTCCCGGATGCGCTTATCGTTTGCGTTCCGAGCGGAACGGCAGTCTGCGAATAAGAAATCACCCCGCCGGTCGTACTCAGTCCGAGGCCTCCACCGGCCGAATAGGTTGGCCCCAAAATAGACAGTACGCTGCTGGTAGTCGATGCCGTTCCAATGGTGGTGCTTTGAGAAAGAACGAATGGGGAGATAGCCTGAAAAAATACCGTGCCATTGGTGATGACAGAGCTGGTGCCCGAAGTATTTCCCGAGATTTGAATCGCGGAGATACCAGGTTGTATTGTTTGCGCAGCGTCGGGTGCTACTGAAAGTTGCAGCACTCCAGCGCCGTTTGAGGAAACAGTTAGATTTACCCCAGACACGGTGATCGGTCCCGAACTCAGCGAGCCGCTAGGGCCGATACTGCTTACGATGTTGCCTTGCAATGTTTGTGAATAGGAAATCGTGCCGCCAGTGGTGCTCAAGCCCAGACCGCCGCCTGCGGAATATGCTGGCCCGAAAATAGACAGCACGCTGCTGGTAGTTGACGCCGTTCCCGTGGTAGTGCTCTGCGACAATCCAATCGGAGAAACGGCTTGGACAAATACGGTGCCGTTGGTAATGACTGAACTGGTGCCGGATGTGTTGCCAGACATTTCGATAGCTGAAATGCTCGGCTGAATGGTTTGCGCGGCGGCACTCAATTGAAGAACGCCAGCGCCATTTGAAGAGACGGTCAAATTCACTCCGGATACAGTAATTGGACCGGAGCTTAACGAACCCGATGGTCCGATACTGCTGACGACGCTTCCCGAAGTAGCGTAGGAAATCGACCCGCCGGTCGTACTGACCAGCAATCCAGCACCAGCACTGAAAGCCGGCGCGAGGATCGACAATATATTGCTGGTAGTCGAATTGGCTCCTACGGTTGTGCTTTGCGACAGCACCATAGGGCTGACGGCCTGCAAAATCAGCGTGCCAGTCGCGATAACAGAAGATGTTCCGGAAGTGTTGCCGGACATCTCTGCGGCCGAAAGGACAGCCGGCGTGGTTGCTGCATAGCTGATGGTGCCGCCCGTCGTGCTGACGCTGAGGATCCCGCCGGCGCTGTAAAGCGGGCCAGCATAGCTAATCGTTCCACCAGTCGTGCTCACGGCCAGTGGCGAGGCCGCAGAATAAGCCGGGCCAAACACCGACAGCACGTTGCTCGTCGTCGAATTGGCGCCGATAGTGGTGCTTTGCGACAAGCCAATTGGTGAAATTGCCTGGAGATAGAGCGTGCCCGTCGATACAGCGGAGCTTGTCCCGGAGGTGTTGCCGGAAATCTGTACAGCAGAGATGACGGTCTGCGGAGACGGTCCGACAATCGAGACGGTGAGCGAACCAACACCTGTCGCGGTTTGCAAGGTAATGTTCGCGCCCGCTGCCAACGCCAGGGAGACGCCGGTTCCGGTCACGTTGGTGCCGGCGGCGCTCAAAGTTTGCGTGCCAGCCGCACCCGCGCCACCAGCACCGCCAATAATCGTGACCGAATTTAGGCCCGCGCCAGTTGTCTGTGACAGCGTGATATTGCTGCCAGCGCAAAGGATCAATGCCCCGGAAGCGATAAGCCCCGACGCTCCGGAGGTTGCGCCGCCACCGGACGCGCTAATTTCCGCAGCCGACAAAAACACCGAAGAAAGGGAAAGACTGACCGAACTGGCGCCAGTGGTTAATCCAAGTCCAGCGCCTGCTGCCAGCACCATCGTTCCCGTGCTCGAGGCCAAACCGCTTGGCGAAACGGCATTCTCGCCGCTCACAGAAACAGTCATGGCTCCTACGGCCGTGGCAGTTTGCAAGCTGATGTTCGCGCCAGCCGCCAGGGCGAGAGAGATACCCGCCGCAGTGACGCTGGTTCCGGACGCGCTTATCGTCTGCGTTCCTGGAGCGACAGTCGTGTTCCCGCTAATCCCGATGACGTTTGCGCCGCTACTGGAAATCGTGATGCCCGGGCCGGCCGAAAATGAAATCGACCCCGCGCTAGTGGACGTCCCGGCTCCCACCGCGTTGACGAGATTAGCAGGCGCGCTGATGCCGATGACACTGGCTCCGCTGCTGGAGATGGTGATATTGTTGCCGCCGGAAATCGAAATCGAGCCAACACTTGTGGACGTTCCTGCGCCCAGGGCGCTTACGCCCGCTCCGCCACCGCCTGCCGCGCCGACAATCGTGATGGATTGCGAATTCTGACTGAGTGAGATATTGCTGCCGGCGACCAACTTTAAGGTCGCGATTTGCGCGGAGGTTCCACCGATGACACTTCCGCCGACTGCGGAATCTGCGGAAACGTAAATCGACGCGGCCGATGGAGATGGGCCCAAGACCGTAATTGAATTCGCGCTGGTGCCAGAATTCTGAGAAAGCGTAATGTTGCTGCCGGCGCAGAGGATCAGGCCACCCAACGCAATGCTGCTGGCGCCTAGTGTTGTGCCTCCGCCGGATGCCGATATGGCGAAATCGGTGATTAGTTCGAATACCGAGCCGCCCACCAATTGTTGCGTTACGGAAAATAACAGAGGAGCGGTTACAGGAGACGCGAGCCAAACTTCACCGACTACGCTGCTGGCCGGAAATAATTCACCGGACCGCCATCGATAGGTTTCCCCGGCAGAAACCAGCGTGGTTACACCATTATCGAGAACGTAGAAGGAAGATGGCGCAGTCTCGTCCTCAATGACCTGTTTGATGTCGACGAAATTACACGGGACGCTAGCGACGACCAGTTCTGGTTCGTTTAGGACGGCGAGATAGAAGGTATCTGCCACATATGGATGATTGCAAAAAAAGCATTCACTGGCGAGATTTTTTGCTACCATCGGTGACGTGAAAGAAGCAGTCAACGCGGCGGCAATAGCCAAGAAGCTCCGGTCTCGGCCGGCTCCTGAGTGCGAGGAGTGTCAAGCCAAAACCATGCAGCTTGTTGGGGATGGAACGCTTCGTTGTACTTCTTGCGGACACCAACAAGGTCCTACACCGCAAGTGTTGCTCACAACCGATGCAGCTAGCGCCGAGAATTATCAGCAGCCGCATACTGGAGCTCCGGTAAGAACACCCAGCGTAGGCGGGCTGCCCATCGGCATCAACGCATTACAGATTGGCCCGACCGTCGCGCATTTCGAGCAACCCGATTACCGCGCGCCGGCTGCCGTGAAAGGCGTTGCAGACTATCCCATGTACGCCAACGCCAATGCGTTGCAAATCGGTCCGACACCAGCTAAACGCTACGTGCAGCCTGGCGGGGATCCGCGGGGGTAATATGAGTTTCAACCCGAATCCGATGGGGATCACTGGTCCGACGTCGCCGGCCTGGAAAGAGCAGAACGATTACCGCGCGCCGGTCGTTAACGCCAACGTTGTCAGCTATCCGATTGCCACCAATGTACTGCTGTTGACTTGGCCGTTGCCAATTTACGTGAATCCCGTGAGCGTCAAGGACGACCCGCAAGGAACCATTCGCGGCGGTAGATAATGCTTGACGTGCGGCGCAAGAATCGTTCATCATAGGGGGTAAGTTTATGGCGAATTACATACAGCCCGACTTCCGCATTCCGGCAGGCGCCGGCGTGTCTGTATTGATTGAAAAAGCGGAACTCAATCTTGACCCAGGGCCGATACCACCGCCGCATTTTATCGACCCGGTGACAAGCAAAGATGACCCACAAGGAACGGTCGTTGCAGGAAAGAGCGGAAAGGGAGGACCAGGATAATGGCAAATTACGTACAACCCGACTACCGCGCACCCGTCAACGGCGCTTCGGTCCAGGTCGAAAGCATCGTCAATGCCCTAATCGCGAGTCCTGTGCAGTCGCCTGCCTTTATTGAACGCGTCACACCGCTAGACGACCCCCAAGGAAACATTAGGGTCGGTAAAAGCGGCAAGAAGCCCATCACCGGTGCGACGCGAGCTCAAGGCGTCAATTAAAACAAATTTCCGGGCTCGTAGCTCAATTTGGGAGAGCGCCTGCCTTGCAAGCAGGAGGCAGCCGGTTCGAGACCGGCCGGGTCCACCATTTTTATCTTCGCGGTGCTGCGAACGGTAACGTCGCAGGGTGAACAAAACCTCTCAGGGACAAAGGGCGGGCAACCGTCAAATGGCGTAAACTGAGAGAAAAGTAGCCGAGATTTAATTACCCTTCACCGCGATAGTTCTTCGTAAAGAAGAAACGCCCTGTGGTGCAACGGCTTAGCACACAGGCCTTTCAAGTCTGAGATGCGGGTTCGATTCCCGTCGGGGCGACCAATTAAGTTTCTGCTGGGGCGTGGTCCAACTGGTAGGGCAGGACACCGTTAATGTCTAGGGTGAAGGTTCGAATCCTTCCGCCCCAGCCAATTTTACGGAGGTTGTATTGAGCAGGCCGCGAGATGCAATGAGCAACTGGCTGAAAATTACTTTGGCCGTATCGGGAGGATTCATCCTGGGAATGTTTTGGGCCATGCTGGGCTGCCGATATTCGATGCATCACTAACTGGAGGACGTCATGGCTGTTATTCTGAATTCGAAATTTGCAACCCCAGAAGATGTTGCAAAAGCATTAGGCGTATCAAAGACCCGGCTGAAATGGTTGCTGCGCTTGACGGACAGGAAGCGGATCTCGGAAACAGAACGCCGCAGACGAAACGCAAAACAGATGCGCAGGCGGCGCCGGCTTTGAGCGCGAAGTATGGCCGAAGATAGTAAAAAAGTTTCTTGGGACTGTAGCTCAGTCGGCAGAGCCTCCGCCTTTTAAGCGGAACGTCGCGCGTTCGATTCGCGCCAGTCCCACCAAGTTCGGGCGCGTAGCTCAGTGAACAGAGCCTTCGGCTCTTAACCGAAACGTCGTGGGTTAGATTCCCACCGCGCCCACCAAGTTTGTTGGCGAATCGTCCAACTGGAAGGACCTGAGATTTTGGATCTCAGTATCGGGGTTCGAATCCCTGTTCGCCAACCAACTGCCCGGTCGTTTAATTGGTAGGACGTCGGCCTCTGGAGTCGACTATGAACGTTCGAGTCGTTCCCGGGCAGCCAAATTTAGGAGGCAGATGCCTGAGCAGAAACTTCAAATGATTCTTGAGCGGGTTCATCCTGGAAGCGAGCCTCGATGCTTTAGGCTGTGGGCTTGCCGCGGAGAAGGGCATGGATGTAAGCGGAACGAATTTCGTAAGAGCAAAGTGCATTGCGATGATTGTGTTCAAACTCGGGACGAAGAAACTATAAACGCCCTACTTGCTCGAATGAGTAGAGGAGATGCATAGGATTGGAAGATGAGCGACGAAAAGAAACCACTAACCGAGGAGCAGCTAAAAAAGAAGTTGCGAAACATTCGGCCGGAGAATATTGTTCCTGCCGATGACACAGAGGTTCTCAAACACGAGAAGTCGCTGGACCGTATCCTTCGCGCAATGGGCGAGATTGCTGAATGCGATTGGCGCTTCGATACTGTGTTCATCAGCGACCTGTCGAGTGTCGGAGATTTTCTTCACGAGGAAAGTGAGCTGGCAACGCTTTCAACGAAGCTCGGTGTCGCAGGGATCAGCAGAAGGGATAGCCTGGTGGACATCGCGATGCGTGTCGAACCGAAGCAGTAGCCATGCTTGAATTTTTAGGCTCGCAACCGGATGGCAGGAGAGAGTATAAATGCTCCGAGTGCAAACGCGATTTCGAGATTCGTGGATGGAAAGAAACAGTCGATGCGGACGACCCGGCAGACGAAGAATTGGAGGATCCAACCTGGTGCCCGTTTTGCGGAACAGGTGGAACGAAATGAACAAGAGATTCAAAGCCGCCGTAGCTCAGATGGCAGAGCACTCCATTCGTAATGGAGACGTCAGTGGTTCGATTCCACTCGGTGGCCCCAATTTAGAGGCGATGCCGTGAGTACCCTCTCCAGCCCCAGAATTGGCGACGTTGTAGAGGTGACGACCGGCAGTCCGCCACTGACAGTTGTGGCTCTTGGAGAAACAGATTTTACAGCCCGGTGGCTCACGTACAATACCGAGGCGCAGCGCCAGGAGCGAATCAAAAAGGATTGGCCGCTTTTCGGGGAAGCATCGTTTGCTTACGACCGCATCAAGAGAATTTGTGGGAGGAACGATGGCCAAAAAGCCAATCAAAATTGGAACCGTTGTGCGATTGAACAGCGGCGGCCCGCCAATGACTGTCGTTAGATTCAACGATACGCATGTCGCGGTAATTTGGGTTAGCGGCGCGATGGTGCAAAAAGCAACATTTCCTCGGGAATGTATTAGGCTGGAGGAAAAATGAAATTAGCCGGGATAGCTCAACGGGTAGAGCAGCGCATTGGTAATGCACAGACAGCGGTTCGAGCCCGCTTCCTGGCCCCAAAGTTCGAGAGGGTGAAGCGCAGACTGCATTATTGCATCGGCTGGGTCGGCGTGAAGCTGTGCAATTTCTCGCGGTATCGGCCGATAACCGAAATGGAATGCGCAAGCTCAATTCAGTATGCGAGCGCCATGATTGCCTACATGGAGATGCACGGCCAGAAGTCAGCCGGCGAATGGCAGTTGCGCCAATTTCACAGCTGGATGAACGACATCAAGCAAGGCGCACTGGTCAACTGAGTTTCGAGCTAGGCTAGTTCCAATGTAGAACGACACATTTGTAATGTGTGCGATCGGGGTTCAAGTCCCCGGCCTAGCCCCAAAGTTTGCAGTAAGCGGGCCGGCGGCGCTAAGGAGGCGCGACAGCGACACCCGCTGAAAAGGGCGCGTAGCTCAGTGGGTAGAGCACGCGGTCGATAACCGCGCGGTCCCAGGTTCGATGCCTGGCGCGCCCACCAAAAAGTTTCCGGCCCTGTAGCTCAATGGAAGAGCGGCTGAGTTCTAACCAGCGCGTTGAGAGTTCGAGTCTCTCCGGGGTCACCACTTTCGCGGGTGTCGTCTAGTGGTAAGACACGTGGTTGCCATCCACGAAACGCCGGTCCGATTCCGGTCGCTCGCTCCAGATTGGAGGCATGATGTTCATCGTGGTCACAAGGATCCTGAAAGGGCGCACGCCGCAAGAGCGCACGGTCAAGTGTGCGGTCAACACCGAATTGGTGGCATGGGCTGAACAGACCGGGTGCGGATTTATTCTTGTGAAGATGGCAGGGGACCTTCCGGACGTTGAAGTCGTAGACGATGAATGGGCCAGTTTAGTTGACAAGCTGGCCGGCCCTGACCATACGGGAGTCAGGCCGTAAAAAGTTTGCGGGTATGGCCGATCGGTAAGGCGTCGGTCTTCCAAGCCGACTAAGGGGTTCGACTCCCCATATCCGCTCCAAATGTTCTCGGTGCCTAGCGTGGTCAGGCACGGACTCGGGAGGAAATGACTGGTGGAACTGTGGGAGGGTCGGCGGATGCAAGCCTTGGGCCGAGGAGCCGTCCGAAGTACAAAACTCCGTAGAGAGGCTTGGTCAGACTTCCGCAAACGTTCTGTACCCACGCACTGGACAGGCCGCTATAATGCCCGAGGGTTATAACTAGGCACCGGGACAAATTTAGGGTATAAGTATAGAATCAGCCATGTCGAGAAGATGCGGTCGTATCGACGTGGACATTACCGCAGGAGAGTAAGATAACGGTAGTCGCCGGGTCTCCAAAACCTTGGAGTGGGGGTTCGAATCCTCCCTTTCCTGCCAAAGTTATTTGGTGCCGTGATGGAGGTTACGAACAAGAAGCCATGTTCGAGCGGAAAGCGAAAGATTCTTGACAGGCCTTCCGCAGAAGCTTCGGCTGAGCGGCGCACTGAGGCATTCGGACCCAGATTCGTTTATAAGTGTGGGGAATGCGGCTATTATCATTTGACAAGCCGCCGCCAGCCACGGAGTCGCAATGAGCAACGTGCGGATCACGAAAGAAGGGCTGAAATATTTTGAAGGTGACAGCGTCGAGCTGGTTCGCACGTTTCTCGGTAAGTTGCGTTGTACCTGCGCGATTGACCTGGGCGTGACGCTTGGCGATATCTTTGCGGCCGTTGAACGAGACAGGCCGTTGAAACATTTTATTGGCGGCTACTCCTGGTGCGATATGGACGCATTCCACCAGGAGGCCAAGCTGCCATCGGCGAAACCTTCGGACTTGTTGTACATCGATGTTTCATCGCATTTTGAGTTCGGAGAAGGTTGGATTATCGACGTGCATGGAATCGGCAAAGATGAGCACGCTATGGGAAACCGTTCTTACGCAATCGATTTCACGCCGGTCAACGATTTAGCGCATTTGGAGGTACGATTGACTGAGGAATGTGCCGTCTTTGACGAGAATTTAAAAGAGATTGGCAAATCCAAGGTTTATTTTTCCTTGCTCGACGTTCTTGGCGAGATTTATTTTGAGGTCAGCTTCCATGGCAATCCGCGAGACAGGAACGAAAAGTCCGCAGAACTATTGCAAGCGGTAAAAGAGATAGAATCCGGCGAAGCGAAGCTTACGCCATGGGAGGATCTGAAACCCAGCAAGACGACAGTAAATTGAGTTCGGGCCCTTGGCGTAATTGGCAGCCGCAGCTGGCTCAAAATCAGCCGCCCTAGTGGCGTGAAGGTTCGAGTCCTTCAGGGCCCACCAAATTCAGGAGAAGCAATGGTCAAGAGAGTTAACGAGCAAGCCAAGAAAAAAGCGGCAAGGCAAATCGCTGAAATCGCATACAGTTACTTGGCACAACTTCCCGAGGCGGAACAGGAGCGCCGAATAGAACGTATTGAGAAAATAAAGATTCGGTCCCGTCGTCCAACTGGATAGGACATCGGCCTCCGGAGCCGACGACCGCGGTTCGACTCCGCGCGGGACCGCCATGAATTTGCGGAGGATAACGATGACGAAACGGCCAATCGAACCGAGGGACCGATACCAGGAGGGCCAATCGGCTGAGCCGCAACCAGATGTTCATGACACCATCACTGGCGGTGTGCCTGGCCAACAAGTCATGCAAACCACGGAAGTGAAGGCTCCTGAACCTGAGACGAAATCAGTGCAGCCAGCGTGTGGCGAATGCGGGAGTACGGCCATCGAGATTAGCGGCGGGATCCGCCATTGTACGAAGTGTGGCCATGCATTCGCTTAAAAGAGATTTGCTTCCGTCCCGTAATGGATAACGGCCCTGACTACGAATCAGGTCATGGAGGTTCAAGTCCTCTCGGGAGCACCAGATTGTCATAGGGGATTCGCCAAGCGGTCTAAGGCACTGGTCCTACAAACCAGCATCCCGAGTTCGAATCTCGGATCCCCTACCAAAAGTTTGCGCGAGTGGCGTAATGGCAGCCGCGGCAGTCTTAGGAACTGCTGTCCTTGTGACGTGGAGGTTCGACTCCTCTCTCGCGCACCAGTTTAGGAGCAGAAAATGAAACCGCAGAACAAAGCAGAAATCCGGAAAGAAATTGCAGCGCGTAAACGGATCAACCGGAAAGCGGAACGCAAACAATTCGGATGCACCGTTCGCGTGACCGTGAAAACGGCATGAGCTACATCATTCCGATTCTTCTTGCGGTTCTGGTCGCGCGCATCGGGAGATTCTTCGCTTCAACCGGTAGCACGCGCCCTGAGCATTGGGAGAAAACGTGGCGGTGCGATTCGACAACCGAAGTTTCTTCGTGTGGCGCGATATGTCATCGCATTCGTGGCCATTGGGGCTCGCATCGTACTGCATCGAGCGGAGCGTTGGGCTGGTATCATGAATGGAAAGGTGAAGGCAAAGTCGTCCGCGTTATAGGGCTCGGGAAAACATATGAGGTCAGGGACCGTCACTACGGCGGAGGCACTTGCGTATAGAACCTTACTTGCGCTGGCATCCAGTGACGGGCGGTTATGTGGGGCAAGCCGAAATTTGTGTCATGGCCTCGCGCATTCCTGATTCTGATTGTTATCACGAATTGAATCGGCTTACGATGGAGAGGGTCCACGAAATTGCGTTGGAAGATAAAGTTTCGGGAAAGATGGACGAATCGGCTAAGTCCACCAGTCCGTAAAACTGGCGCTCTGCGAGCATGTGAGTTCAACTCTCACCTTTCCCACCAGTTGGAGGTTTGTTATGAGCCATGAAGTTTTAATCAGGCGCACGATTTACGTTTCGGAATGCGAATGCGGCAGCCGCGAAGAACGCACAGAGAATCCGCCAAAAGAGCGCCTGTGCCCATGCGGCAAGTGGGTGCCGTTCCAAGAAGTTTCTTACACCGGCCCGGAATTGGCGAAAATCAAACTTTGACCCAGGTTAGCTCAACGGCAGAGCTCCGGCTTGAAGCACCGGCGATTTTCGGTTCGACTCCGAGGCCTGGGACCATTTTACTCGCGCACCGTTCGCCGTTCGAGTGCGCGGGCATTAACGGCGCGTTGAGCAACCAACGACATTGGCCAACCACAAACCTCGTGATATGTAGGGGTGACAGTCGGGAGAGACCGGCAAACGATTGGAGGATCGATGCTCAAACAAATTAGCGCCGGATTCCTGTTTTTGTTTCTGGCCGGCAGCGCCTATGGCCAAGCGATGCAACTGCCTCCGGCTGGCGACCCATGGTGGGATTCCGATGCAGGCCAAGGGTTCATTGCCAGTTATGAAGGCACGCCGTGGTTTGAAGCGCTGGCATCCATGTCGAACTGCGACCAATCGTTGTGGAAGCATGTCTACAAGCCGAAGCGCCTGGTCGTAAAAGCTGCGTGCGTCACGGTGACGGGAACGATCGAGGACGCCACAGCCACAGAAAAGACCCATCACAAGGATGGCCAGCGCCACGAAGGGGATGGTGACGGCCACGGATGGCTGAAACTAGACCCCGGCCAGGAGCAATATCTCAATGCAGGCAATAAGAGCAACGAAGGCGGAAATCTGGTGTTTGAGGTCATCTGCCAGTTTCCGGTCCGCCAGGCCGATGCCAAGGCCGCCTGCAAGGGTTATAAGAATACGGTGAAGATACCGCCGGTAGGGTCGCATGTTAAAATCACTGGTCCCTGGGTGCAGGATAAAGAACACCAGAAGTGGTTCGAGATTCATCCAGTGACGAAGATAGAAGTGATTTGATTTCGGTGGCGTGGAGGAAAGGCTAACTCACTTCCCTGTCACGGAAGAGACTGCGGGTTCGAGCCCCGTCGCCACCGCCAAATTCTGAATGGTCAGAGGAACGCACAACCTGTTTGGCGACGAAGCGGACGCTCTTGTTGCCGTGGAACGTCAATTGGAGTTCCTTGCGCACTATGAGAAATTCCAGAGATTCATTCCGAGTAGTTTGGTGGAAGCATCGCTGCTCGATGGACAGACCGGAGACAACCGTGTTTTCCGGTTCAAGGATCTCGGCGACCGCGAATTGATGCTGCTTCCAGAAGTTACTGGAGTCGCGCGCCAATGGTTTCGTGAACACGGAAAGGCGCTGCCGAAGCCGGTCAAGCTCTATTACACGGCGCGCTGCTATCGCTATGACCGACCGCAACGCGGACGCTATCGGGAGTTCACGCAGTTCGGTATTGAGATGATGCCGTCGAACGGCGCTGGGCCAGCAGAGATACTGCCTCGATGGCTGGATTATCTCGGCCTGTTTTATGAATTTCGCGATGGTGTCGACCGCGGGCAGGCGTATTATAGCCGTAGCGGCTTTGAAATTTGGGCGGCAGGAATGCAAATCGCCGGCGGCGGCCCCTACGGAGAGGGCGCCGGCTTCGCCATCGGGATCGAGCGGCTAATGATTGCGCTCGAGGAACAAAAAGTTTCTGGCTCTGTAGCTCAGTCTGGAAGAGCAGCGGGCTCATAATCCGCGCGTCGTTGGTTCAAATCCAACCGGAGCCACCAGTTCGGAGAAGTCAGATGGGTTTATTCATAAAAGAGATAGACACGGAATGGCATTTCGGCGAACCAATTCCAATTATCCGCGAGAGGGTTGTCACCTTCCAGGCAGATGGCCATGAATTGGATCTCATCCTTGCTGCGATGAAACGGACGACGCGACCGGTTATCGATGTGGAACCGTCGCCGGCAGTTCCGCATTCCTAAAAGTTTTGGAGAGGTGTGGCGAATGGTAAGCCAACGGTTTGCTAAATCGTCGTGCGAAAGCACATGCAGGTTCAAGTCCTGTCCTCTCCGCCAGCTATGAAGATAAAGATACTCGGTCTGCTTCCGCCCAAGCGTTTCATGAAGCGGTTTCGCCGCGAGCAAGAGATTGCGAAAAAGATTACGGCGAAGCTGAAACGTGATAAGATTCGGCCATGACAAACGAATCATCATCGCACTCTCCATCGAACCGGTGGAAGAGTGGCCGAGGTGGTCAAGGCGCTAGTCCCGAAAACTAGTTCACCTTCGGGTGTTGTGGGTTCGAACCCCACCTCTTCCTCCATTTATCTTTCCTGACACTAACAAAAAGGTTTTCTTGACTTTGGAACGAAAATTGCCCAATGATTGCGTCCATGGCGCAAATAGCGCCCAGGGCAATCAGCCTAGACGTTCACCGCATGAAGCTCTCGCCAGAGAGCCAGGCCCGAGTTATCCATCTTCTGTTTGTCAATGAATTAAGCGTGGACATCGTAGCCCAGCGCATGGGTGTCGGCAAAAGCACAATTCGTAGAATTCAAATGGCGCATTGTGAGAAAGTGGATGCGCGAAAGCATCTTGACAATGGCGATAGACGCTAGCCACGTTATCGTATAGGATGCCAGTCATGTCAGAACCTGTAGTTCGAACGGTCCCGATCGCGGATCTTCTGCCCGACCCTGAAAATCCAAATAAGGGCACTGTCCGCGGCAGAAAACTTCTTAAGAACTCTTTGAAGAAACTTGGCGCTGGCCGGTCGATTTTGGTCGACAAAAACTTTACAACTGTGGCAGGCGCGAAAACGCTTGAAGAAGCAAAAAAGGAAGGATTCGAACGCGTCACTGTAATCGATACCGACGGGAAAACGCTCGTCGCTGTACGTCGTACCGACCTGGATACCGGCGACAAAAAAGCTCAAGAGTTAGCAGTTGCCGACAATGCAGTAGCATCATTTGACTTATCCTGGGATGCGGAAGTTTTGAAAGAGAGCGAAGCAGACCTAACTGAATATTTTGAGCCGCTGGAGCTCGACCGGCTTTTGAACGATGGCAAAAATAGCCGGCAGCCCAACACGATTGATTTGCAGCCGCCGCCAAAAAAGGTTTGGATCCTGCTCGGCATACCGTTCAATCGATTCGACGTTGTGCAAGAACACCTCGCGGCACTTGAGGCCGAAGCGGAAATCTCGGTGCAAAGCGCGAGAGACAAATAACGGAGGCAAAGAATGGCGACGAAGCGGCAGACGCGCGAGACGCAGACCATTGGGTCAGAGGACGTCGGGTCCCTTGAATCGTTGGATCCGTCACTGACGAAAGCAGAGGAAGAACCTGGTCCCGCAACTGTGCCAGAGCCGGAACCATTGCCGACCAAACAGCCCCCGGCACAAAAGGCTCCCGTTCCAGAAGTGCCTGTCGTGGTGGATAAAGCTCCGATAGCTCCTCCACCGAATCCTTCGGCACCGGTTGTAGTTGGCCCAGCCTGCCCGAAGTGCGGCAGCGGGGCGCTCGGCGTCGCCGGAGGAATGAATCGTTGTAATCAATGCGGTCATTCTTGGGAATAAGGAAATTTATGAAAACGATGAAATTAGCAGTGCTGTTGAGTTTGATGTCTTTGGCTCCGCTGGCGTTTTGTCAGGAGAAGCATGAATCTCCGGCTCCCGTCACGCAAACACAGACACAGACCGCAAACGGTGGCCAAGCAACAGCCAGCAGTTCGGGACAGACCAATTCTCAGGTCAGCGAGGTCCGTGTTCCGCATCAGGCTCCGGCCGTCCTCGCGCCGGATGTTTTCCCGACCGCGCCATGCCGTGTTGCTGTCAGCGTTGGTGGATCGTTTGTGATGGGCGGTGCCGGCGTCGGCGTAAGCAAAGACGACAAAGAATGCGAGAAGCGCGAAACGGCCCGGCTGGCCAGCGCCTTGGGACTCAGGGAACTTGCCGTCAAGCTGGTATGCAGTACCAAGGTCGCCAGGAAAGAGGCCGCAGAAGAGTGCGAAAGATTGCGGCACCATCACTGGACCGAGGAAAACTCCATCACATTCCCAAATTAAGATGCTGGTAATATCCGTTAATTAGTTATTACAGAGTTACCAGTTACTTCCATTCGATGTAATAATACCTCAGAGTATACTTCTAGTAGTGCCTCTCGGTAATTCTGTTTGACAATACTTACCCACTAAGTTATAATATGTCTGTAAGTGTGTAGTGCGTCTTGACTCCCTGTCGCAGCAAGATACAAGCGACAGGGAGACGGAGATGAAACGACATGGCAATGTCAGCAAGAAGCAGAAAGGAAATGAACAAGCTGAGGGAGTTGATTTGGTGGGTTCTGTCTACTCCCAAACCGAGCAACAAATGTTTCTTCTGCAAGAAAACGTTGTTGACGGACGAGCAACTGGAAATGATTCGCGATGGTTGGGTCCGCTTTGGAAACGCCACTGCGCCGCCAATGGACCTGGATATCACCCTTCACCACATAGACGGGAACCATGAGAATAATGACCCGAAAAATGTAGCGCCATCCCACACTAATTCCTGCCACAAACCGCATCATGCCAAAGAGGTCTTCCGGAAATACAGGGAGGCCGCATGAATCCCATCGCCATTCTCAGTTCACGTCTCGAAAAAGCGATACGGAAATTTGTCGTCAATTCCGCTACTGACCGTCGGCGTCGCTATATCGTGACCCGCAAATCCGCCAACAAATGGCAGTGCTCCTGCCCGCGATGGATCTTCGGAGTCAAGCAACCTGATGGGACCCGGCGCCGCGAAAACTGCAAACACATTCTTTTTGTGCGGAGGGCTGCATGAAAAAAGGAATGGTAGGCAGTCATGGACAACCGGCGAACCTGAAAGATGCCGTCATCCGAACGAAGCAAGACGCATTCTTTTTTCTGGACCGTATTCATCGCCATTTCCTAGACTCTGGCAAGAAAGATTGCCAGGTGTTCGACAATCCGCGCGAAGCGAGCGCCGTCCTTAACAAACTGATTCGCAAGGTCTCTCAGAAGTGGGTGCGCAATCGCAAAACATCCACAGAGAACCTGCAAACGTTTCGCCGGATGCGCCGTGTCCGTCGCCGTGTCCAGTACAAGGATACCTTGCAAGTGTTCACAAAGGCGACCGTGCCAGCGATGCGCACAGCATTGCCGTGCATTCATGGCCAGGGTTTTCTACGCAAGCGCGTCGCCGTTTATCCGTATCGTCCTATGGACACCTTTTTCCCTTTGCACCGCGTCAATGTGTATCGCCAAGGAAAGCGATTCGACGTAATCGATGCCTGCTGCAACATTCCGATTCTCGCCGGGCTCACGCTGCAAGGGCTCAAGAAAGTGGTGCAGTGGTGATTCTTACAATCTGGATGGACGGCTGCCAAATCGAAGGAACCTACGAAGAGATTCGGCGTCTCTTCGATTTAATTCTACAGCAAGCCGTTTTGGAGGCCGGGATAATCCCGTGCCCCTCATGAACCGGATATCCAATTGGAACGCAAAAAAGCGTAACGCCTGTCTCAGCGAATTCCGCCGCATGGTCCGCGGTAATCGCCGAGAACAGGTCCAGAATGCCATCGAAGCCGGCCGGTCCTTGGCCAAGCTATTGGACGACGCGCGAATCGTTTTGACGGGGATCGATGACGTGCAAATGAAACGGTACCTCAGACGGTATGCCGTCGTTGCGAATCTCAAGCACGTAACCTATGCCGTCGCGACGGGCAAGCTAAACCGTCGCATGTTGGAGCAACGCTTGAACCGCAAGTTTCCGGAGCATTGGTTGCCGAGCGGAAAATTGCGATTGGTCGACCGGTGCCTTCTCTGCGCCAAGCGCACTTGCCGCTGCGTTGTGGTGCCTGAGCGCAAGCCGAAACAGCGCAAGCCGTCGAAGCGCCAGCACGCACTTGTGGGGAAAGTGGTTTCCGTTCGTGGCTTGAATCTATAAAAGAACAGGAGATGAAATGGAACACATTGTTGCCTATGAATTGGTGTTGAGAATCCCGGTTGGTATCAATGCACAAGAAAGAATCAAAAAGGTAGCAGTTTGTATGGATTCAATGCTTCCGGACATTGCGAAGCGCGTACAAGCAGCAATTGACTCCAAAGGGCCCATCAATATCGAAATCCCTGTCAGTAAAACAGTGGTTAGCTTGGGAGATTTCAAGGAGAACCAATAATGGCAACAATCTCTGCTGCACCAAAAGAAGTCGGACCTGTGCCACAGTTCGACCACACGAAACCATACAAAGAACATGAGAAGGCCATGGCGACGTTCATTAAGAAGGTTGAAGTCTGGGCAAAGAAGAACGGCAGCAGCGAACTAGCTGGAAAGCAAATCCGGTTCCAAGTTGCCGATGGTTACGCACAGTACGTCGTTGTTTCACTCACACCTGTCAAACTCATTCATCTGGCGATTGGAGACGCTTGGGAATTTCAGTATGCCAACCGCTTGAGGGCTGCGGATATTCGCGAACAAGTTCGTCGCGAAGATGCGCTCGACAGGATCTTTCAAAGCGGTCCCGCGTAAGTCACGGAGTCAACGAACTACCAAAGGAGATGAAATGAAAATTCTGGAAATCCGACTTTCAGTACCCGATTCTGTCAGCGCGAGCGATTTGCAAGACCTGGGCGACGAAATGCAACAATCGCTGCCAGTGGACTGCGAGCAGAACGGCATGGAAGTCCACAACGTGACTTATGAAGTCAGGCCCGAAGCGAAACAAACAATCACCGTGGCGCTGGACCTGCAACCCAAACAAAGGCGTTACAATCCAGTTGAACACCACGGAACGCGTCGCTACCACGCACTACGTCATTTCTTTGAGGACATTGGATACAAGGTCCTAAAAATCTCCGCCATCCTGCTCATCTGTGTGGCCGGCAGCCGTGGACAACAGGTTCGAAGCACTATAGAAGCGCCTAAAGCAAAGCCTGTCATCGCGTCACACAAATTCGACAAGCGCGTGTTCTTTACCGGGATCGGATTGCTCGCAGCCGCCAAAACCGCCGATGCCGTCACGACCCGTCAAGTCTTGGACCGCGGCGGATACGAACTGAATCCAGTTTATGGTCGACATCCTTCTCCGGCCAGACAAGCCGGAATCAATGCCGCTTTTTTCATTGGACAATCCGCCTTGTTCTATTTGACAGAACGTAATCGTCACGCATGGGTCCGCTGGACCGGTCGAGTTTGGTTTGGAGCCGTAATCGTAAACCACACGCAACTCGCTGTTTGCAATTCTGGAATCAACGTCCACAGTTCCGCTTCGACCGCGTGCCGCAATTTCATGCCCGGGCTATAAAGTTTCTTTGAAGGGAGAAACTGAAATGAGGATGACGCTATCAGACAAGAAAATCGAAATACGTAAGCCATGGAGACGGATCGACCAACGGCGGCAGAAACCACTCACATTCTTTGACAGTTACCATTCACGCTTGTACGCTTTGGCGTATCGTCATGGCGTGCCGCCCGCCAGCCTCAAAGGATTGCTCGAAGATGCTTTCGGCAGGCCCGATGCTCCGCCCGTTGAACCACAAGCGGACATCGCTCTCAAGAAACTGGCCAAGATGAATGTGGGGCCCTGCGAACTAAACTGGCTGTTTCAATACCATATTGTGCCGGAGGGAATCGATGACCGACTCGGATAACCTGGCTTCCCTAAACGCACCAGAAGCACGGACGCGGCATGACTTCGCCACCGTCGCAGGCACACTTGGCCTGGCCACGCTCATCCTGATTGCGATGCTCGGCGTGGTCATCATTTGCGCCGCGATGCATGGAGCAACGACCGCGGTGCGACCGTGAGGCTGGTCTGTCTTATTTCGACGCGGGAAGTTATCCACCTGAGCACAACGTTTGTATATCCACCGATTCCAGTCCGAACTATGGATTGGAGCGCAATCGATGAGAATACCTATGACGCCAGCTACGAAGGCGAGGATGAATCCGGAGAACACTGGTCGCAAGGCCCACACGGAACAGGAACGACCGAACAAGAAGCAATCGATGTTTTGTTCGACCAAATCGAAGAGGCAAGCTGATGAAAACATGGACAATTAGTTTCGGTAAATCCAAACGCATATGCTATACCCACTACCACGCCGAACAGTTTGCCAGGGCGCTACGCCTGAACGGTACGCCATATACGCTAAAGGAACCGACATGAAAAGGCGCCGTCGTCGCCGTTTGGCTACCTTCACACCAGCCGAAGAGAAGGTCTGGCAGTTCGCCTTCGAGTATCATCTGACCACCAGTAAGCAGGGCCAGGATAGGGCCTGCAACCGCGCTTGGCGAGACGTGCAAAAAGAATTTCCACGACTCAAAAACTACGATGGAGCTCGGCCCTGAATCAAGCGTAGCGTGTGACGCCGAACACCGCAAAAGGGAGAAACGAAAACATGGCACCTTCTTTTATCGAGCAATTTAATTCAGCACGTCGAGCCTCGGCACCGCTGGTTCTAGTGCGAACGCCGGACGGTGAAGCAACCATGAAAACCATTTCGATGAACAAATTCAACGCCAGTTCGGCGATGATTCTCCACGATTGCGTCCGTGGAATCAGGCCAGTGAACAACCTAGCTGCGAGCAAAGCCATCGTCCAGAAATTGGCTCCCACTGATGACAAACAGAGGGAGATTGCCAATCCGGTAGAGATGTTGGCTCAAGCGCACCGGATGGAGAAAGAATCAGTTCTGTTCATGGCGAACCTGCATCGTTTTTTCCAGGACCCGCAAATCGTCCAAGGCATCGCCAATCTGCGCAGTGCTTTCAAGCAAGACACGCGCACCTTGGTGATTCTGTCTCCGGACGCCACGCTCCCTCCGGAAATCGCCCAGGACGTTGTGATGTTGGATGAACCGTTGCCCAATGCCGCGCAACTTGAAGGGATCGTACTGGAGACGTATAAAGCCGTTAGCCAGCTAGCCCCGGAAGATAAATTCATGGCTCGCGCCGTGGACGCGCTTTGCGGTCTTGCCGCTTTTTCCGCAGAGCAAGTCTGCGCCATGAGCATCGGCAAGAGTGGCCTCGACCTTGACAGCTTGTGGGAGCGCAAGCGTCAGCAAATCGAACAGACGCCCGGCTTGAGCGTATGGCGCGGCAAAGAACGCTTTTCCGATATCGGTGGCTGCGGAAACATCAAGCAATTCTTGTCGGGCATCCTAAACGGTAAAGAACGGCCGCGCGCCATCGTCTTTCAAGATGAAATCGAAAAGGCCCTCGCCGGCGCCAGTGGCGACCTCAGCGGCACGACGCAAGAGCTCCTGGGCAGTCAGTTGTCCTTCATGCAGGATCATAAGTCTACCGGGCTGCTACTACTCGGCGTCCCGGGCGCTGCCAAATCCGCGATTGCCAAAGCCTTTGGAAATGAAGCCGAAATCCCGCTCATCCAATTTGACATTGGCTCGATGAAAGGTTCGCTCGTAGGCGAGAGCAACGCCAATATGCGAACCGGCCTTAAGGTAGTCGAAGCTGTCTCGCAGGGCCGCGCTTTGTGGATCGCTACCTGCAACAATATCGATAATCTTCCGCCGGAACTGCGACGCCGGTACGTGTTCGGCACGTTCTTTTTCGATTTACCGACAAAGGCAGAACGCGAAATGATTTGGAACATCTACTTCGAGAAATTCCAAATCAAAGACCGAAAGAAGCCCATGGAAGAGGGTTGGACGGGCGCAGAAATCGAAAATTGCTGCGTCATCGCAAATAAACTGCAAATCACTCCAGTGGAAGCAGCCACTTACGTTATCCCACTCGCGCAGAGCGATAAGGACAGGATCCGTAAACTACGCAACGAAGCAAGTGACCGATATATTTCCGCTGCCTATGCTGGTCCGTACAAAGCGCCGGCCGGGCTCGACCCGGAAGAAGAACCCGCCATGCTTGTGGCTGTAGGAATGATTCAACCGAAGGGACGCAAAATCAATATTGGCGACCTGGAAGGTGACGGCGGTAAGAGCAAAAAGAAAGAACCCGTCAACTGACTATGAACCAAGAAATCTGTCTCTATTGGTCCGTAAAGCACTGCGAGGAAGTGGATGGCAACTTCCATTTCCTCATTGCGCCTATCGGCTACCTCCGGACAGATGGCACTGTCCGCACCGAACAAACCCAACGTCAAGTCGTGCGCAGGAGTGACGGTGAATGGGCTTGCAGTTGCAGTACTGGCTCCATTGCCGAAGGACCTGAGTTCATTAAATTTGCCTGCGGACATATTTACCGCGCCTACGTGTATTATCGCAACATGCTGGTGCACAGCGCCCAAATGAAAGAGAAAGTCAAGACGATGGCTGCAGGAATGAAGCAGCTTAACGAACCGGCAGTTCTACCGCTCGACGCAAAGCGTAAAATCAGAATACAAGAGGAGTGACCATGTATCCTACGGTGAAACTGATTGGCCTGCGCAATGCGGAATTGCTCGTCCATCTGCACCGACAGGATGAAGTGAACGCCGACATGGTCGAGCTCTATCATCCTGGCGGGGACCCTGTCAGCTTGAACCGTGAGCAATTCGATTCCATGGTGGCCTGGGTCCACCAGCAATTCGATGTACTGGCTCAGAAGGGGGCACCGACCGTCCATTGAACTTAGGCTCTTAGTTTAGTAGAATCCAAATCGCAGTTGAAAGAGAGGAATCAATGAGTCACACAGTTGACATGCGAGTTTCAATTCTTGATTTAGAAGCACTCAAGGCATCGTGCGAACCGCTCGGCCTGGAATTTCTGGAGAACAAAAAGACCCATCGGTCTTACAGCCCGGAACCGTGCGACCATGCAATCCGCGTTAAGGGCAACTCCAACGCCTATGAAATCGGCGTTCAACAAAACAAGGTCGGCCGCGGTTGGACCTTGAAAGCGGATGCGTGGCAAGGTGGCCACGGCTTGATGGACGCGATCGGTGGCATCAGCGCTCCGAAGATAAAGCAAGAGTACGCCCTGCAACTCTCCGCGCGAAAAATTCCTCGCGGCTTCCGGACACAACGCGTGGTCACCGCCAACGGCCACGTCCAGCTTCGCTGCTCACGGTAACGGAACGGCTTCGACGAGCCGAAGGAGATTCCAATGTGCATGTGTGGCGACACGCATTGTTCCAGTTGTGGTCCAGCTCAGGGCAATTGGAAGTGCATCCTCTGCGGCGCTTGGGCCGACGATTGTTGCGAGCATATCGATGAAGAAACCGGCCAATACAAAGAGGAGTTCAAGGAACAAGTCGAAGCCGCGTTCGCAGCAGACCGCGATGCAACAGCGGCAGAGGCCGCAGAATGGGAGCGAGAATCAGACGCATCGAAGCACGCCGATGCCGGCTGGATGAATGACGTGCGTTTTGGCACCGACCCGGAAGAATAAAATCTAACGATTAAGGGAGAAACAGAACATGCAGGAAATCATTGTCGATGTAGCACCCGACGGCAGTGTCGTTATCACGACCAAAGGCTTCCGAGGCAAATCGTGCAAGGAAGCTACCGCCGAACTTGAAAAGGCGCTCGGCACGGTTGTAAAAGACACGCCGACACCAGAAATGAACTTGCAAGAACAAACCCATGTCAAGGCCCGGGCATGACCGACTTCATCATCGACGTAGCGCCGGACGGACGGATCCGGGCGATTTACGACGATGCCTTGGCCGAACTGTTCGCTCAAGGCGAAACCACTATCCGCCGCGCGAGTAATGTCGAACCGCATCCAGATGGCGGCTGGCTCGCCGATATGTCACCGAGCGGTGGCCCTATTCTTTACGGTCCTGACGGTAAAGGCTTTCCGTTGCGGCAGGCAGCTTTGGATGCCGAGCGCGCGTGGCTTGAAGAAAAGTTGTTTGGGAGGCGCAGTTGAGCACGGTAATTAACTGGACCTGCCCAAACGGCCATGAAAACCAAGAGGTCGTCAATTCACATCAACGCAACTGGACAGGCCCCGTATGCGGCCAGTGCGGCGCGCTCGGGGAAAAGAGCGACATCACCTGCCAGGATGTCATAGACGGCAAGGAATGCGACGACCGAGGATTGTCTTACGACCAACTGTGCGATTCCTGTAAGCAGTATTGGATGAGGGTTGCGGACGGAACGCACAAAAGTCCCGAAGAATGCCTCACGGAAATACAATCGTGGAAGGCTCCTCATGCCTAACTTCACCATCCAAACCACGACCAAATCGCACTGCGGTCTTTGTCATGGTTATCTGGACCTGCTTTGCGAGGACGACCGTAAGAAAAGGCCTCTCATGTTCTTCATTTGCTGGCCTTGCCGACGTGTCACAGTTGCTGGCGTTGGCGAAATTACAAGAGAAGGCGAGCCGCTTCAATTCAATGACCATCAGTTGAAGTGGATCATGTGCGTCATCGAAGAGTTGGTCATGGCCGGCGGTAAGCCCGGCGATTCTACCGTCGCGCTCCAGAACCTCCGGCAACTCATCAAGGAACGAGACAACCTCAAAGCGCAATTGACTCCGTACTAAAATCGGTCCTGCATAAAAACTTCATACAAGGGAGAAAACGATGAGAGCAACAGCAAAGAAGTCGGCAGCCGTGTCTGCGGGCTCGGCGGCACGCAAAGCCTGGGAGACCAGACGCGCAAACGGAACCGCGCCCAGCAAGTCGCCAAGGCCGCCAATAAAATTGACACCGCTTGCGCCTATCAATTTGCCAAAGAACGTGAAGGCCATTCCGGTCGAGCAAATGCTGTCCAAAACCGTCGTATTGGTTTTGACCATCAGCGGAATCGGCAATCGCCGCAAGGTGGATCCGAAGATGATTACCGTTGATGCCGACAAAGCGTGGCTCGGCGTCACCAAGAAACTGTATGAGTCCGAAGAACTGGACGAAATCAATTCCATCGGCAACGAAACCCGTATGTGGGTGGAGAGCCGCGCCCTGCCATCGAACATCAAGCGTGGCGTCCATCTGTTGCCCGTTGAATTCATCGAAGAAGTGGATGCCAAGATGAAAGATGGCAACGCCCGTCGCGTTCCGCTGGTCGAAAAAATGATTCGCCGCGTAAAGGAATATCAAGCCAACGCCAAGGCCAGGCTCAATAAGCTATACGATGAAAGCCAATATCTCACCCCGGCGCAACTCCGCGCGGCCTTTGACATCAGATGGCGTTACGTGTGGGTGGACAGCGCCAAGCAACTCGAATCGGTCAGCCCTGAATTGTATGCCGAAGAATGCAAGAAGGCCCAGGCTGCCGGCGTTGAACTGCGCGAATCGATTCAACAATTGATGCGTGCGGAATTCATGGAAAAACTTAACCATTTCATCGACCGATTGAGCCCGAACGAGCATGGCGAGAAAAAGAGTTTCCGTGAAGGATCCATCGACAAGTTTCGGGAATTCTGCAAGATATACAATCCGCGCGACATCACCAACGACGTGCAGGTGCGCACATTGGTTGAGCACGCCGAGTCACTAATGGGCGACGTAGACGTTGACAGCCTTCGTAACAACGATGATTTGCGCAAGCACATTCGGACGGGTTTTGAAAACATCAAGAATGCGTTAGACCCGCTGGTGGTTGACAAGCCGCACCGTCGCATCATCATCGAAGAGTAATTCCTTGCTTTTTCCTAGACCCTAAGTTATAATCCAGACACTCCATTCCTTACATTAAGCGAGTGCCGAAAGGAGAGCCGTGATAAAGGGCGCTATCTTAAAGGATGGTCACTATGCCGTGCGCTACGGTGAGTATTGCCGCTTGATTTGGCTGCGAACGCAGAAAGTCGGCAGGAAGGGTGCCCAGAAATACGGCAAGAGGTACAGACGAATTCTTGCCTACAAGCGCGGCGACGGATGGGAAGACTTCGCATTCCTGAACGACGATGGCTCCCTAAAGATGTATCACAGTTGCAAGCGTACATGGACGCCAGAACAGTTGGCCGCTATCCAATCCGGGATCGATGCAATCCGTGTAGCGCCCGGAGTAGCGCAGCAGTTGTATGAAGAAGTCACAGAAACGGCAAAGGTGAGAGCCGAAAATCTCGCCTAAATTTATTTAAGGGAGAAACGATGGCTACAAAAGTGTGGTCTGGTTTTCTGAATTTTGGCCTACTTTCCATTCCATGTGTTCTGAACGTCGCGGCCCGCAACAAACGCGTAGACCTGAATACGTTCCACGTCGCATGTAACACGGCAATCAAGATGCCGAAATGGTGCCCGCGCTGCCAGGTCCAACTGCAACCAACAGAAACTTATCGCGGTTTCGACGCTGGCAAGGGCAAAGGTGTTGTGCCACTGACTGACGAAGAAATGGAAGCCATCACGCCGACGACCGAAAAAGTGATGGAAATCCGCGAAGTCGTGAACTGGAAAGACGTGGACCCGATTTATCTTGCTGAAAGTTTTTACTGCGTTCCGGACCCGGCTGGCGCCAAGGCCTATTCGCTGCTCGTCCAGACCTTGAAAGAAACGGGCCGCGTTGCAGTGGTGCAACTGACAAAAGGTTCTCGGGAGCACGTCGCCATTCTTCGCCCAAAGGGGAATGGACTTGCGTTGAATTACTTGTGGTATGAAACCGAGATTGCGCAAGTTGCGGAATTTAATGACCTGAAAGCAGTCACGGTGAGCGCCGCCGAAATGAAACTCGCCAAACAACTCGTCGAGAGCTTGGTTTCGGACTTCACTCCGTCGCAATACGAAGATAGCTACAACCAACGATTGAACACTTTGATTGCATCGAAGTTGGACAAAGCCGTTCAGCCGCCGACGCCGGTCAACGTTCCCAAGATGGCGGCAACGGTGGATATCTCCGCAGCCTTGGAAGCCTCGCTCAAAGCGCCTAAGCGCAAACCGCCAACAGCCGTGGCACCAGAGCAGCCGGCCAAGGGCAAAGGCAAAAAGACAAAAGCGGCCTAACGACTTTACCTTGGATGCCTTCCCATGTCAGAGCCAAGGTAGTGGCAGACGGGCGCCAGGAAGTCCCGTCATCACTTCTAGGAGAATCATATGATTCCATTGGTGAATGCAGACTTGTCCATTCCGGAAGGTGCTGTCTGTCAAGAAGCATCGCCCATGAGCGTCTCCAGATACATTCCATGTGGCCAGCCTGCCGTGGCCATCATCGATAATGGCGATGGGCGACCGTACTATATGTGCGGCCCATGCGCTTCCCACAACGTTCTCAATCGCCGTGCGAAGGTCGTGGCCGAGAAGGAGACCAATGGGATTCCAAACCACAATCATCATTAGAAATGATGCGCTCGGCGACATTGAGCGGAACCCTTCACAATTTGTACAGAATCTCATTCTCGCCATACAGGAAATCTCTGGCGTGCCCGAAGGCCTGGATGTTCCATGTGGCCATCACGGAAATGTGGCACGCGTGGTGGAATGTCACCATTCTGACAGCACGACTATCATTGCCTCCGGTGGATCGACAGCCGAACTTCTGGCGACTGTAAACGGATGGCGATGGCCAGATAAACAAGAAAAACTGTCTGCCTTCATCATTGCGCTGGTGGATGCGAAAGTGGATGCGAAAGTAGAGTTGCAGCGGAAAGGAAAAGCATGAACGACGAAACCGTACGGGATCTGGCTGCCAAAACGAAGTACACCCTGTTCACAAATATTTCCTTTGTCCAACAAGTCGAAAAGGACAAGCCTCCCATGCGCCTCGATTGCAACGCCATCCTCATCGAAGAAGGGGCCATCGGCATGTTGGAACCTACTCACAACAGGGTCCGCGGATTCGGTGCCGACCCGGCTTGGCCCGTGTTCACCTATTGGCTGCCGCAAGGCCCTGTCGCCTACTCTCTCGACAAGAAAGAGGATAAATCAACACTGTTCATCGGTTCGCGCAAGAACGCCAAACCGCGACCATTATTCAGCGGCTCGCTTTTGACCATCACAAATGGACCTTCCTTTTTTCTGCAAATCGAGAACGCCGACCATCCCCTGGATATTTTTGAGCGCGTTGGCGACATCGAAGATGTCTGGTTTCAACTGGAAAATCGAGTAGCCCGATATTGGACCGCGCCATTCATGCCTCACAGCACCTATGGTCCTCCCGAGGACACCTTGCAACGTCTCAATACACAACTGCGCCACAAATTGGCAGACTTGCGATGAAAACCGTTATCCCTGATTTCCTGGCGCATCTGCCTGTCCACCGCGGTCTACCTGTGCCGTTCACCGCCATGTGGGTCAATGGAGAGCCAGACTTTCGCGTGGTGGACTTCCCGAAACGCCTGCGTTGCGTCAATGAGCGATTGTGCGCCATCTGCGGTAGAACGCTCGGCGAATATGCCTGGTTTATCGGTGGACCGAAGTCTCTCGAAGTCTCGCATCTGTTCATGGATCCGCCGCAGCATGAGCATTGCGCACGCTTCGCCATCGCCACTTGTCCGTTCCTGAATGGCACGGTAACCGAAACAAACCGCACCAAGCCGATTCCGGTCGAAGCGAGCATCGACCCGCTTATCAGCCCGACACGCAGCGACAAAATCGGGATGCGCCGGTCGAAAAAATATCGGCTGGTCAACGCCGCTGGCCACGCGCTTATCGAAGTGACCCGATGGTATGGCTTGCCGGTATGGCTAGCTTGAATGACCGTGCCTGGCGTTGCGAAAGATGCGGTTGCTGGCTCCAGGTCATTTGCCTTGACAAGAGAGTGGAATGCGCCAACTGTGGGAGCCGCGCCATTTCTAAATCGGAAGTGAAGTGGCACGGCCGAAAGCGTTGTGAAAGCTGTTGCCACTATTGCGACAAATGCCCGAAGGCTGAGAACTGCACGACAGAAAGGAGTAGCCGTGAAGCGCCAACTACTAACCTGCCATGACGCGGTTAAGACCAAGGTACAACACACGAAGCCTTGCTCGGACTGTCCTTGGGCGCGACGTTCCCTTCCCGGGTGGCTTGGCAATAGTTCCGCCGAAGAGTGGATCGAGCTCGCATACAGCGAAGGCTATTCCGAATGCCATACGACCGACAAACGTTGCGCAGGGTTCGCTATCTTTCAGGCGAATATCTGCAAGGTGCCTCGTGACCCTAGAGCCTTTCGGCTTCCGCCGGACACGGAGGTCTGTTTTGCGAATAGCTCGGAGTTTCTAACTCACCACAATAGAACAGGAGAATCAAAATGGAAGGGTCGATGCTAGTCGCAAGTCAACTGTATAACGTATTGGGTTGTTTCGGAGCCGACAAAGACGAGAAAGGCAAATTCATCGTTCGCGGAAACATTACTTCGTTCCTGGGTGCCGGCGACGAATTTGTCATCGACGCTACCGCCGAATATCGCCGTCAGGGGCAGTGGTGCAATCTCCTCCAAGCCGTCAAGGTGACGTCGTACCACATGCCCATCGAAGTGTATTAGCGGCAGCGCGAGCCTGGAATCGCGCACAAGGGAGAAATGATGCCAAAAACGAAGTTGGTGTTCAAAGGGGCCGAAGTCCGCAAGCTGCTCGATGATTCAAGAAAAGCCAAGGAACGCACCGTACCCTACGTGGGTGTCGTCAAGGGCACGCCAGTCGGCCTGATTCTCGTTAAAGACGATGGCGTGTATCTTCTGTCCAATTCCAACAGCAAGGAAACGCCAGCCACGACCGGGCTCATCGCCTACGCGAAAGGCTACGACGCTCCAAGCAAGCTGGATCGCCTTGACGCGCGCGGAGAGCAGTATGACAAAATCCGCCGCGATGTGGGCGGCGATGACTTTGGCGAAGCCGTGAACATTAGTGACGCCACCGACAAACTGATTGTGCCCGGGATGGACTTCATTCTCTATCTGACGCCGAACAAAATAACCATCCAGATTCGCAAGGCTGCGTGACATGAAAGGCCCAAAAGACGGTAAATACTCATGCGGCTGTGTTTGGTCTCTTGCCGGCTTCTGGCTCTATATCTGCCCACGACATAACCGCAAACGTCGGAAGCGCAAGCCGATGACGCTGATAAATGGAAGGTGAAGATGCGTGGCAAACGAGTGTTCACCGTCCGCAGTCGGTTTGCAAAAGACGATGTAGTTTTCCAAAAAGGCGTGTCAGTACCGCTCACCGTGACAGGAATTAGTATTTCCATCGGATATGAAACCGATGACGACCGCTTTTTCTCCGCTGACGAACTGCGTCTAGCTCCGCGGAATTACAGAGGAAAGGCTCCCGAACAGAAGAAGGAGAAGGAAATGCTACTTACCTATGGTCAGATTGGCGACCTAATCGATGCCCTGCAATTCGCAGTGCGAGCACGACAGGAGTATTTGCGTACCAAATTTTCTTTACTCGCTCTCAAGGACCGCGGACGACATCTGGAACCAAACGAAAAAGAGAAGTACGTCGAATGGACTGCGCAGATTCGACGCTATCGTAACTTGCGTCGTTATCTTTTGCAGGCAGAGGAGAAAGCAAATCTTCCGAAAAGGAAAAGGAGCAGGTCATGCTGAAAACAACTTCACCGAAAACGAGTTGGTTGGACACAATCAAGGCCGGGGATTCTATATGGATTGGCATTCACGCCGACGACCACCGCCGCATCGAGAAAGTCTCTCGTCTGACGGAGACGCAGATTGTCACTGGCGTGAACTTTGGTGCTAGCCGCTACCAACGCAAGAATGGCCGTCCGATTGGTGGCAGAACGTATTGGATCACTGGCATCGCAACCGAAAAAGACATTCAAGAATACAACGCGAAGCTGGCAGCCCAGCGCGAAGAATCGAAGCACCGTGCCGAAGCTGAAAAACAAATCGAGGCCAAGCGCAAGGAACTCGATACGCTGTTCAACGGTGTCGCCTTCGTTCGTCCGGACAACGATAAGTGGGTCGTCGAGTTTGAGCCGGCGAACGAATCCGCAGTACGGGCATTAGCCGAGTTGGCGACAGGTCTTGAGGTAACTCAAGGGAGTTAAATCTTAGAGAAAGGTGGGTGGTTACTTAGTTGTGGCCGACCGGGGGAGCTTGCTGACTCTCCCGGTCCTAAAAAAAGGAGAAACATGACCCGCACCGAATTTGGGTTTGAGCGCACAACCTGTGCCTGCAATGTTTGTGTGCTCAACTGTCGAGTTATGCCGGGCTATCTGATTCCAGCCGACCTGGAACGAATCATTCCACCTTACGTCGATTCGTTCCTTTGGGCGCAGGAGAATCTACTTGCTTCTCCTGGTGCTCTGGTCATGAACTCGCAAACTGGCCGCACCTTCCGCATTGGCACGCTAGTTCCGGCCATCAAAGCCGATGGTGGTGGATGTATCAATCTGACAAAGGATGGCCGATGTAAGATTCACCAAATCGCACCATTTGGTTGCAGTTTCTTTGATTGCGGGCCCGAGCCTCCTGGACTGGCATTGGAAGGTGTATGTGCTGTTCAAGATGCTCAACGCGACCCATTGAGCCGCTACGCGCGGATCTGGGCCCATCTGTACCACATGGGCCGCGTGCAAGAGCGTGCCGAAGTGCTGCGCGAGAGAATGCGAAAGGAGTTGAACTATGCCGGAACCACGCACACGATTGAGTGAGCGTTATAAGCCGGACACCATTGATATCGACATCGCTGGTAACTGCGCCTACTTTGGCAGGAACGCCGAGAAATATTTCTACGACAAAGACCTACGCGAGTACATCGACCATTTGGTTGAGTCGGCAAAGCGCAGCACCAATCACCATTTCGTTGTCGAAGGAACCATCACCCGGGCGGCACAGACCCGACGATTGGACGCGCTCGGCTA